TCCAGAAGAGAAAATTAATGTTGTAGAGGAGTTGCCAGAGGAAACAATTGATTTGCCAGAGGAAACAATTGATTTGCCAGAGGAAACAATTGATTTGCCAGAGGAAACAATTGATTTGCCAGAGGACACAATTGATTTGCCAGAGGAAGTTCCAAATGCACCAATTGATTTTAGTTATTTGAAACATGTAGAAATAAATTTGGATTCAGAAAAGAAAGAGGAGGAAATAAATGTACATAAAATGTCTCTTTCAAAATTAAGAGAATTGGCTAAAAAACGTGGATTTACAGATGTTTCCAAATTAACCAAAAAAGAAATAATTCAATTGTTATAATCTTGTTAGTATGTATGAAACCATTTTCATTATATGCGATTGAACCAATTATGAAACCAGTAGAAAAACAAAATGTGGTATCAAGTAATTGGGAATATAGAAAATATATGCAAATGAATGCAAAAGATATAATGAAATACAATGCAATGCAATATTTTCAAGATTCTGGCAATAATCCATATGCGACTGATGCCCATGGTAATATAAACAAAACCCCAATTAATTACAATATATCGGAAATGTCACAATCCACTTATGGATATTGTGATTCAGATTTAAAGCGTCAATATATCAAGAAAGAACAAATGAAATCCAAAATGGTTGCACCTAATATTCCAGTGAATAAATTTAAAAAATAAATCAGTGTATATTATATGCCGCGTTGTCCTAATGGAACCAGAAGAAATTCAAAAACGAACATATGTGAAAAAAATTAAAAATCTCCCCAAAATACAATCGTCAATCAAATTTAATATCATGTTTAATTCCATTTTTTTTATTATATATTTAAAATAAATGGAAAATAAATGTCCATGCAATTCATTTCAATTATGGAAGGGGACATGGGAATTAAAACATTATTACAAAAATCACATGTATGATTATTTATATCTTGTTTGTTCTATTTGCAATAAATCGGACGAATTTTTACAGGATAATTATATTGCATGCATTCAATGTCGAAACAAATATTGTTCTCAATGTAAAAACAATTCATTGGTGGATTTTAAATGTTGTGATTGTTCAGATGAACTAACAAAAATGCAATGCTCCTTATGTGAATTTTGGTATTGCAATCAATGTGGGGTGAATGAATGTCCCAATTGCACGTTACATTTCAAATAAAATTGAATATTTACTTAAAAGTATAGTCTAAGTAAATAACATGAGTTACTTTGGCGGAGATGAAGATGATGATTATGTCAAGGAGGATGATTCGGAATTAGAATCACAGATTAGTGGTTCTGATTCAAATTCAATTATAAGTGAAGATGATGAAGAGATGGACGATAATGACGAGTATAATGAATACAATGAAGATGACAATGAGGAGGAAGAACAAGAGCAAGATGAAGATGAACAAATGGGTGGCGCAGATCCAGACCAAGATGTAGATGATGAATTTGATGAAAGTGACCTTCCGTCTGAAATGAATGAAAAAAAAATTAAAAATGTTCCCACAAAGGCAGATTTATATAAAAAACCTGCCGATTATATTCCAGATGACGATTACAATGAGGACGATGAAGAAAAAGATGGGGAGCAATATTTGCAAAAATTGGACCAAACGTTAAATGAAAATTATGTGTTAAATAATCATCCGGAATCCATCTTGCATAATTATGACGAAATAGAGGCAATGAGTAAAGTGGTTCGAAATGAGAATGGAATTATTGTGGATGATTTGCACAAAACAATCCCTTTCTTAACAAAATATGAACGTGCACGCATACTGGGTCAACGTGCAATTCAAATAAATGCGGGGGCACCACCCTTTGTAAAAGTTCCAGAAAATATAATTGATGGTCTTATCATTGCACAATTAGAATTAGAACAAAAGCTAATACCTTTTATTATTCGTCGTCCATTGCCAAATGGAGGCAGCGAATATTGGAAATTGTCCGATTTAGAAAATATTATGTTTTAACCTCTATAATGCCGGAATAAAATATCGATAATTCTTCATTTTTTATTTGCTGCATTTGTGGTGCAAAAATAAATAACCTATAAACATTAGTGTTGCTCCGGAGTAACACTTGGCGTTATAGAGGTTAAGAAAACATTTAAAGACATTTGATTTATATTTAATGTATATCATTTTTTACATTCATGGATAAAAAAATTGAAATCAAATTCAAATGTGTGTTACATAAACAAACGATAACAAATGCAACTTCCAACAGAGACTCGTCCAATTATCAATGTTCGTTTGATCAATCCATTTCACGCACCAACTTTAAAACAACAAATATCCTTTTATGGATACATTATATTTATTTGCATTCCAATTTCAATTATTGATTTAGCATTTTCATTCACGGATGTAAGTTGTGCAAGACAAAACGTTCCTGTATCCATTCATTATTATCTGTTTATAAAAGCTTTGTCTGAATTTTTGCTTCATTTTATTTGTATATTTGGGACAGATTTTCGTATAATGCAGTTGCGCACAACTTCAATACATCCGTTTACTTTATTTTATATTTATTTCAGTAAATTAAAAATGTTGAATTATCGGGTGTGGGTTAGTTCTATTATTATTGGATCATTTCTATATTTTTGGGTTATAATTATTGGCTCATTAACTTTTTGGAAATGGACGGATACAAGTGACTGCAATGAAATCATTTATACATATCTATTGATTTCATTATGCATTAAATATATTCTTATTGTTTGGCAATGTGTGGGACTGGAAGGTTCTGGCATACGTGAGGGAGAATTAGAAATAGAAAAAACAAATAATGACAATGATAATTATGCTGAATTTTGAATTTGATATTCATTTAATTAATTTATGCAAACAATCTTTATTTATATTTAATTTTATCTGAAGTTCCGTTTGCATTGCAATGGATTTACAAATATCAACAATTGAATAAAATAATTCTTTTTGGAAGCTTGATTCAATTATTTTGAAACAATCATCTGTCACTTCATTAACAATAAGTGCATCTATATAATTGCTAATGATGGATTCCATTTTTTTATACTCGGTTTCTTCTTTTTTTTCTTTTTTAATTAAGTATTCCAACAAACATAATTTATAATGTTCTTGATTTGCAGACAACTGAACAAATATCATAGGGGTGTATTTATACAATCAAATAATAAAAATAAAAAAGAATCAATTTTATTTTAATTCATATACATATTTATACATATTCATTTATGCTGTTGTTTTTACTTTTCTGACAACTTTTGGAGGAGCCTTCTTGACAGGTTCTGCTGCTGGTTCTTCTGAAACAGATTCTACAATTTGCTCAGCAACAACGGCAACAGGTTCTTCTTTCTTTTGCACTATTTGTTGATATCCAGTACTAACCTCGTCATCCTCCACAATTACACTATTTACTTCTTCTTCCAATGAAATGGGGTCAGGCTGATGTGACTTCATCAATGCAACATCTTCTGTTTTTGGTTTCAGCAAACAAATGCCAGGTTCGTCTACTTTAGGTCTCTGTACAATTGCTTGGTATAAATTGAATGTAATGGACGCTTTTCCGTTACTAATCCAAATACCTCCAATTTCCATAATGCCCATCATTAAACATCTCTTTGGCAAAAACTCCAATGGAGATGTCCCATATCTCCCATCCACAAATAATGGATTGCAATCTTCATCATAAATTTCAGATTTCCATTTACCATTATAACATGGTATTTTAATATTAATCGTTGGTGATTTTGTTTTGTCAGGAATTTGTGAACCTTTTTCTATTTTGGGATAATGGAACATGTCATTGAATGCATTGTCAATTACTTCCATGCTTGTTGTTTTCTTGCCAAACCATTCCAATGAATTTTCCAATGCAATTTCTTTGCAACATTTCTCCAAATTATCCAAATTCAAACGAAACATACGACAATCATCATTTGTATATTCTTCACTTGGCATTTGCAGTGAAAGTGACCATTTTCCAGTGGGTTGTTTTGTTGTAGAATCTACTCCTTCCTGTGCGCCCCATGTTAGCATGAGAGGATTTGACAATCTTACATAGCTACGTGCAGTTTTTAAATTAAGATTCACCACTTTGGCACCAGATATATGCGGCTTTGGTTTAGAGAAACTAAGAATGGATGCCCAATCAACTAATACTTTGCTTAAATCAAGAACGTTATTTTCGGTTGCGGTTGTCATTGGCTGTGAATATGTATACTATAAGGGGATTCTCTTTAAGTCAATTTTTTTTTTAATGTTAAATGCGAACTTTTTCTGTAATAAATAAGAGAAAAAATATATATGTATTTTTAAGCATTTGAGTTTTTATTGCTGTATTGTAATATAATCAATAATGTCTATAACGCCAAAATAATTTTTATTTTATTTTATTTTTACTGCATTAACCTCTATAAAGTCATCCGGGGCCACGGGCTTATTGTTTTACATTGAATATGCTGTAAAAATAAAAAACTAATATTTGATAGACCAATAAATCTCAGTGTTGCCCCGGAGCAACGCTTGGCGTTATAGAGGATAATGGCATTCATACAATTCAATATGGGTGCTCAATAAATTATCTAAATATCCAATAATTTGATTTCCATTTTTAGTTCGTTTGAAATTTGCCATAAAATTCATTTCCAATATTTCAATCATTAATTTTTTTGCTTTATTGAATGACTCCATTCGAAACTTAGTAAATCGTTTTTTATGGCAAATCATCGAATAATTCAAATTAATAATAGAGTAAATATATATTGCCCTCATTATTTTTTCAACCTGATTCACTGCAATAATATCCAAATAATATTTGATTGCACCAATAAATTTTTGTTCTTGTTGCATAGAACAACAATAGTTATCTTTAATTTTATTATGAAATGCAATTGGATTAAACATTTCGTCAGCATCACTCGGGTATAAAAGAGCTTCATTTTTTATAACCAATTCTCCTAAACATGTTGCCTTTGATTTAGTTGCATCATCGTTTTCAACATTTGCATTCTTCTTTTCCCCCAATATTTTTCCGGAACGTAATTCCATATTTTCAAATGTACATTACACAAACTAACAAAATGTGATTTCAATTTTTTTATTATTACATAATTATTATATAAATAAAACAAATTATAATAATTTAATGAATTTATTAATTACACCAGAACAATATAATAAAGATCATGTATATTTTTGTGAACCAATAAAAAATGTTATTATGAATGGAAATTTTATACGCATTTTATATTCCAATTCATTATTCACATTAAATGGAATTTATTTGCTTTTCTCCATTCAATATGAATCCGTTGATAAATATTTTCACAACAAATATAAATTTACATTTAATCCACTTTCTCATCAAATATTTTTAAACACAATAAAATCTATTGAAGAAGAATTACTTCATAAAATAAATATACGCGGAAAGCAACCTGTTTATAGAATGTATGAGCAAATCAAAAATGGAACAATAAAAGTATTTGCCGTATGTCAAGCAAGTGGACTATTTTTATTCAAAATTGCCGGCATTTGGGAAACAAGCACAGAATATGGTCTCACCTATAAAATAAGCAATTTATAATGATTTTGTTTTTCTTATCTTTCGGCGATTTTTTCGCAAATATGCTGGCAATGATTTGGTGTTTCCTCTAATGCCATTGCGGCTTTGTAGTTTTCTTGTTTTGGATTTTGATTTGAATCTTGATTTTGTCCTTGATTTTGGGTTCGGCAACTTTGCATCAAAATATTCTTCACACAACTTGACTAACACCGCCTTTTCACGAGCGTCAAAAGACACACGTTTTATTTTCGCTCTCTTCATCAATCGTTGAAATAAATAATTGCCTTTTTGAGATACATTAATATTTTTATCCATTGAAAAAATAGATTTCATTTCATTATTTTCTATTTCACGCAATTTCATGTCTTCGGCAAAACTAATTCCATTTTTGCTTGCTACATCACTTGCAATATAATTTTTAATATAAGGTCCTTCTATGATTTCGGTAAAATCTCTTACATCTGAACGCATTATTAAATTGCCGGATTGCAATTCTGGTCCCAATGAAACATTATGATTCACCCGATTTAATATATTAATCAATAAATGTCGAAGCCCATTATATTCATTTTCTTCCCGATCATGACGTTTGAACTCTGTTTTTGACATAAGAGAAAAATTAAAATCTTCAAATTTACTTGCTTTTGGTTCAGACGGCTTTTTCCAACCTTTTGTTATACTATTTTGGCTTGGCAGCCAAGAATCTTTTTTACCGCTTGCAGTATCCATATTAAAAGTAAAGAAAAAAGATATAAAAGATAAATAATATAAATTATTATTTATTATGTTGTCAAATACATTAGTCATTGTTGAATCGCCAGCTAAATGCAAAAAGATTGAACAATTTTTAGGTCCAGGATTCAAAGTGATTGCCTCTTATGGGCATTTTCGTCACATTGCTAAATTAGAAGATATTGACATTCCAAATTCGTTTTCAATAACATACAGCATCATCGAAGACGAATTAAAACTAAAACAAATAGAACGAATCCGGCAAGAAATAAAAAGAGCAGAACGCATCATTTTAGCAACAGATGATGATCGTGAAGGGGAAGCCATCGCTTGGCACATTTGTGATTTATTTCAACTTCCAGTGGAAAGCACTTGGCGTATATTATTTCATGAAATAACAGAACAAGCAATTCGCAATGCAGTACGACATCCAATTCGATTAAATATGAATGTTGTTCATGCGCAACAAGCACGGCAAATATTAGATATGTTAGTTGGATACAAAATAACACCCGTTTTATGGAATAGCATTTCCAATACTAAATTATCTGCTGGAAGATGTCAAACCCCTGCGTTGCGTTTGGTGTATGACAATGAAATGGAAATTCGCGCCAATCCAGGAAAACAAGTCTATAAATCTGTCGGATATTTTACAAATAAAAATATTGCATTTGAATTGGATAAACAATGGGAAACAGAATTAGATGTGCAGCGATTTTTAGAAGAATGCAAACATCATGCATTTCAATATACAATAAGTGATGCAAAAGTTAGCATTCGAGAACCACCCAAACCATTGACAACTTCCACCTTGCAACAATTGGCTTCCAATGAATTGAACATGTCTCCCAAAGATACGATGAAATATGCCCAGCAACTTTATGAAGAAGGATATATAACTTATATGAGAACAGACAATACACATTTTTCGCATGAGTTTGTTCAATCCGTTGATACATACATTTGTTCTAAATATGCACAACATGCAAATTCAAACGCAGAAGCAGTTGCAGAACCTGGAGCCCATGAAGCGATTCGTCCCGTTCAAATTTCTTGCCAAACACCAAATATCACAGAATCAAAAGTTCTTCGTTTATATGAACTGATATGGCGTCGCAGTGTTGAATCATGTATGATGCCTGCTAAATATCATGTCATTACTGCAAGTATTACAGCACCCATGAATGCCACATTTATATATCAAGCAGAAAATGTCATTTCATTAGGTTGGCGTGCGGTGAAATCAAACGAAAACAATGATAATGATAATGATTTTTATTATTACTTGCAATCAATGATGCAAGGCATTTCTTTATTTCCAAAAGTAATTGATTGTCAATTTACTTTGATGGAGAAAAAAAGTAGATTGACCGAGGCACGTTTAGTGCAATTATTAGAAGAACGCGGAATTGGACGTCCTTCCACTTTTGCTTCCTTGGTGGACAAAATTCAGGAAAGAAATTACGTATCCAAACAAGATGTTGAGGGCATTTTAGTGACTTCGAATGACTACAAACTAACATCTCATTCAAATGAAATAAATATTAATATAATCGAAACACAGAGGCATTTTGGAAAGGAAAAAAAAAAATTAATTATTCAGCCTCTTGGAATTGCGGTGATTGAATTTTTATTTCAAATGTTTTCTCCATTTTTTCAATATGATTATACCAATGAAATGGAAATAAAATTGGATGCAATTGCTGCGGGTGAAATTCCTTGGAATCCACTTTGTCAAAAATGTTATGAAGAACTAACAAGTGCATTGGAATTATCACATGTTCCAAAGTGGAATATTCCAATTGATTCACAGCATTCCATTATTATGGGAAAATATGGTCCTGTTGTAAAATGCATAAATGCCAATAAAAAGGCGTCATTTCTGCCATTAAAAAAAGATTTGGATTTAAACGCACTTCAAAGTCAAAGCAATCAAATTATTTTGGCAGATATACTTGCGGAGCCTCACGTGGAATCCATCGGAAAATATCATGGGAAAGATTTATTTATTCGAAATGGCAAATTTGGAATGTATGCACAATGGGGAAATGAACGTAAATCTCTAAAAGATTTTCAAGCAAATGCGACATACCCGAATATTATTCGATTTTTAGATGAAGACATAATTGATCCAAAAAAACCAATAGGATTCATTCGGGAATTAAGTCCAACAATGAGCATCCGAAGTGGCAAATATGGGGATTATATTTATTACAAAAAACCACGAATGAAAAAACCAATGTTTTATAAATTAGATGGATTCAAAGACAATTATAGAATATGCAATAAAGAATTGTTGCTCAATTGGATTCAACTAACATATAAGTGTGAATAATTGATTTAAGTCGCAATTACTAGGTTAAAAATAAACACATTCATTAATAAAAAATTGAATTATCCGTTTCTATTATATCCGTCAATAATAATAATATGAGCAAATGTTACACGCGCGTTGACTTGGCAACATTTGACCCAACCATTTTCTTTGAACATTATGATTGGTTCGAAATTGTTCCCGAATCAATATCAGATAAGAAAGATGGATTACACGATTTTGGTAATGGTTCAAAATCGTATAAATTTGTCCAATATGTTATCAGCGATAAAGCAAATAAATTACCTCCACAAATATATTTGGTGGCTTGTGAAGTTTTAAGTGAAAAAGAACGTGAAATGATTGCAGAATATTGTCAATGCAATGCATGCACTCATAGCATTTTTGAAAGTGGGTATATTTTCCCACCATGTGCATGTTGTGTTGGTTGTTTGACACCTTTGCACATTTAAAACGCCGATTTTCTTAAAAGTTTTTTATTTTATTTCCTGAATATAATAAAAAATTGATTTATAATTTCACAATTATATTATTACATAACTTATATGAACTTTCATTACAACGTTAGAAAAATGAACCAAACTAACGGATATATTTATGTTAGAAATCATCCATCGTATGATGTTGATGATGCGTGTAAAATGGGTAAAGCAAATAACATTCCTGAAAGGGATACACAATATGCTACTGGCGAGATTAAGAGAGGATATTTTGAAGCGGTGTTTGAAGTTCCTATTGAAAAAATGGGGATTGTTGAACGCTTATTACAAAATGAATTTCGTGAATTAAATGTTAAATATGATGCTGGAACTGAATTTTACAATAAAAAAATTATTACTCTTATTGAACCTTACCTATTTAAACTTGGAATTAAATATAAAAAATTATCCAAACAAGAAATTAGTGATTTAGTAAGATGCAACAGAGTAAGAAAAACAATGAAAAAAATAAATATTCAATCTTTAATTCATATACTAAAATCTAAAAGAACGAATAAACAAATTGTGTCCTACATACCAAGAAACGACCAAATTATTATTATTGGAAAGTCAGTTATACATTTTCAACAATACGATAAAGGTATGCTTGTATTAATGTGTGGAGTAGGAAAAACTTTAATTTCATTATGGATTACACAAGAACTAAACTCAAATACTATTCTTATTGGTGTTCCTAATAAATTATTATTGAAACAATGGGAAGAAGTTATTTGTGTTTTGTTTCAAAGTGTTCCGTATTTAATTGTTTCAGGTGGAGTAGATACTGAAAATATAATGCGTTTTTTAGAAAATAATCAAAAAAAGTGTATTGTAATAACTACATATTCATCGGCACACAAAGTATATACTGCGACACAACATACAAGGTTTGTATTTGGTATGAAAATTAATGATGAAGTTCATCATTTAACCACAAATAATATGCGTTTAGCACACACTACAAAAAAATATATTCAAATGTTAAATATTCCATCTGTAAAACAATTATCATTAACCGCTACACTTAAACAATTGGAAAGTATGTGTGATGATGGTATTGTAGTTTCAAATGATAATGTTGAATATTTTGGAGAAATAATTGATAGAAAATGTTTGCTATGGGCGATTAATGAAAATATTATTTGTGATTATGTTATTCAAACCATTATTACAAATGAAGAACAATTAGAACAACAATTATCAAGATTTCATATTATAGAAGAAAATGATAAGAGGTTGTTTTTGAGTGCGTTTGCATCTTTGAAAAGCATATTTGACGGACATTCACATCATTTATTGATATATTCAAATAACAAGGATAATTCGTTGAAATTAATTCAATATATAAAAATGCTGTTAGACGATAATTACTTTGATATACCTGATTTGTATTATTCAAATTACCATAGTGAAATGAAATCAAAAGACCAAAAAGAAATAATAAATAATTTTGAAAAGGCGAAGTTTGGAATAATCAGTTGTGTCTATTGTTTGGGTGAAGGATGGGATTTTCCATTATTGGATGGTGTTGTATTTGCTGAAAATATGACATCAAATATCCGTATCGTTCAATCGGCATTAAGAGCAAGTAGAAAAAACAAAAATGATATAAATAAAAAAACCAAAATCATCTTACCAATTTTGAATAGAGATGACTGGTTAGAAAATAATGAAAATCCTGATTTGAAAAAGGTAAGAGAAGTTATTTACCAAATGGGTTTAGAAGATGAAACTATTACTCAAAAAATCAAGGTGTTTAGAATTGAGATTGAAAAACAAAAACCAAAACCAAGAGAAAAAGAAGAAATAGAAATGATTGATGGGTTTGGTGAATATGACGATGAATTAACACAAAAATTAAGATTAAAAACAATAAAAAGAACTGCACTTGCTACAACATATGAAAAAGCAAGAAAAATAATTGCTGATAAAAATATAAAAAGTAAAGAAAGTTATTATGAATTATGTGAAAGAGATAATAGATTATCCAAAGAACCTGAAATAGCATTCAAAGGACAATTTACAAACTGGATAGAATATTTAAGTATTGAACGAGTATATTATGATTTGGAAACCTGTAAAAATAAAGTAGGTGAGTATTTATTGTTATATCCTGAAATAAAAAAATATTATTTGGACTTATTAATTGTAAGTAATGAATTATGTAAAATAGATGTGTTATTTCCTCCAAATGGTTTATGGGTTGAATACTATAATGTGAAGGATTTAAGGGATTTAATTACTATAACAAATAAGAAAAAAAAGATGGGTGTTATTTTGTAAATATTCAGGAATTTTAATGTTTAGGAATAATTAAGGAAAAAATCCTTTTTTTTATAATATAATAAAAAATTGATTTATTTTGATATAAAGAAATAATATCTTATACTACTATATATGACAATGTCAAAACAATATTCCTGCGATTTGTGTAAAAAGGTTTTTAATCAAAAAATTGATTTTACAAGACACCAAAATAAGAAAGCACCTTGTATAACATTAACTGAAATGCAACAAATTAGTCAAACAAAAGAAGTTAAAATGGATAATAAAACCACACTTATTAGTGTATTCAAAAGTTGTTTAAATATATTGAGAGATAATGAAGGTTTAACTGGTGAGAAAGCATTAAGAACTTTGTCTTATTTGTTAATATTAAAATTACTTGAACCCCATTTTGGTGGTGAAATAAATATTGATGATTATGAATATGATTTTAGTCATATTGAAGATGAAATGATTGAAAAACATAAAAATAAATTATTAGAAATTGTTCGTTTTAGTAATCTTTCAAATGAAAAAGAGGATAATATTCCTGTAAATATGAAATATTTATGGGATGATATTTTATCAAATCATCCTACTACAAAAAACATATTCTTGAAGGGCAAAGGATTTGATATTCAACACAAATCAACCTATAAAAAATTAATTGATAAATTAAACTCACTTGACTTATCTCAAACTGAATATGATGTTTTGGGTAATGCATATGAGGAAGTTATTCAAGATATTATGACAGGTAAAGTGTTGGGGCAATTCTTTACTCAACCATTAGTCAAGAAAATGATAGTTAAATTAATTAATCCACAAATACATCCTGATGGAAAAATAGATACTTGTGGAGACCCTACTATGGGAACTGGTGGTTTCTTGATTACCTATTTACAATACATTTTACAACAAGCAAATTCTAAAAACATTAAACCTGATTGGGATTTTATCAAAACCGAAGGATTATATGGTAAAGAATTAGAACCTGATACATATCAACTGGCGGTTTCAAATATGTTAATCTCATCAGGTCATATGTTTGAAAAATTAGACAGAGGTGATAGTATTCGTGTTCCTATAACAAGAAAGTTTGATAATATTCTTGCAAATCCACCATTTGGAATTAAGGGATTAAAATATGATGATTTTCAAAGTCCATTAAAAAGTGAATATGTTCCAATAAAAACAGATAATGCGGTTTCCTTGTTTATTCAAGCAATTATTTATATGTTAAAGATTAATGGTAAATGTGCGGTTGTCTTACCTGACGGACAAGATTTATTTTCAAAAACAAATACCACATTAGTTGCGATTAGAGAATATCTTATGAAAACTTGTGATTTGAAAGAAATTATATATCTACCATCAGGTATATTTACATACACATCCATTAAAACTTGTGTGTTTTACTTTGTGAAAAAGAGAGAAGGAACTGATGTTTTAGAAACCAATATTAAAGTATCCAAAACTCAAAAAGAAACAGGTAGAGATTACAAGTTTTCAAAAACACATCAAACAACCAAAGTTAAGTTTTATGATTACAACCCTTATGAAGATGTAAAAAATCTATTAGTTGAAGTTCCTATTGAGAAAATTGTGAGTAATTCATATTCACTTAATTATGCTGAATATATGAAAGATGAAACCGAAGAAGAACAATATGAAGGAGGGGTTGTTGTAAAAACACTTGGAGAAGTTTGTGAAATTCAAAATGGTAAAAGAATTGTCAAAGGACAAGTAGAAACAGGCGAATATCCAGTATTAGGTGGAGGAGGTTTTACATCATTTTATACAAATGAGTATTCAAGAGAAGGAAAAACTTGTAAAATAAGTAGAGAAGGAATGTCTTTACATAATTGCGTTATGTTATTGAATGAAAAATATTACTTAAATAGTCAAGCATTTACTATTAAATCTAAAAATGAAACCATTGTGATTAATGAATATTTATGGTATTATTTAGATAATAATAAAGAACAAGTATTTAAATGTGGAAGAGGACCAGCACAAAAAGCAATTGATATTGATGAATTTAAGTCAATGAAAATCCCAATCCCATCCCTTGAACGCCAACAAGAAATCGTAAAATATTTAGATTTCATATACGAAAAGGCAAACAAAACAAGTAATGAGAAAATTGCAGAATTGAAGCAGTTGAATGAGTTTTGTTTGAGTAATCAAAAAATATTTGGTGAGAATGTTGTGAAAGAATTAGGTGAAATTAGCATAATTAATCCTGAAAATATGAAATCAGGACAATATACTGAAATTAATTATATTGATATTGCTTCTGTTAAAGGAGGACAAATATTAGAATTACAAAAATTAACAAATGATTTTCCATCAAGAGCAAAAAGAATAGTTAAGAAAGGTGATATTTTATATTCATCTGTTAGACCTAATTTGAAAGGATATGTTTATATTAGTGATGATATACAAAATGGTATTGCTTCAACTGGTTTTGCAGATATTAGAGTAAAAGAACCAAATACAATATTATCAAAATATTTGTATTATATTATGAAAAGTGATTATATAAGTGATGATTTAATAAGCAAAGCAAAAGGAGCACAATATCCTGCTGTATCATTTGATGACTTTGAAACTATAAAAATACCAGTTCCTTCATTTGAACGCCAAAAAGAAATTGTTGAGTATTGTGAATATAATGATACACTCATCAAACAATTAGAGAAAGAGATTGAAAATAATAAAAAACAAGCACAACAATTTATTACAGGTATTGTAAAAGCACAAATTCAAACAGAAGAACAAAGTGATACAAGTTCAGTAAATACCGAACCAATTGATGAAGTTCAAAATGAAATAGTATCTGTTGAAGAAGAAGTTATTATTGAACCTAAACCAAAGGTTAAAAAGATTGTTAAAAAAGTCAAAAAACCTCTTGTTATTGTTGAAGAAGATATTGAAGTTCAGACACGTCATTGTGTTTTAATTTTAGTATGACCCGTCAAAAATATGCGCCTGGATTTGATAAGTCTGTTACTTTTACTAGAGTTGAAGATAGTATGAAGTGCAGTAATTTTAATGAACCAAATGAGACAAATAATGATCCAAATAATATTTATTGGTTGAAAAATTTAGAAAATATAACCAGAAAAAAACCTAATCTATAATTTTAGAATTATTTATTTTTATCTGCCTTATCCATTATTTGATACATTTTCAATATGAAAAAAAAGAAATATAATCGAAACAATAATAGAATCCATTGTGCGATACGTTGACTGAATGTTTGAAATGCAATAGGCTTGACACAAATTACACATTTTGGATTTATTTGAAACCATTGTTGGAAGCAACTAATGTGTGCACGTGGGTTGCATGGACAATTTTGCTGAATATATGGAATGCTTTGTTGATAACATATTATACCTTTGTCAGACTCACCATTATAACAAATAAGACATATTTCTTGCATTATATAATGCACCCGATATTATAATTCAAAAACGATGCTTATTTTCTGATATACATATATGGAAGGTCAAAATCCACTTTATAATCAATTTACAAGCAATCAATATGTTAGTCCAACTCAAGATTTCTTAAATTCAAATAGCTTAGTTGCACAAATATCTTTTTTATTATTTGTTTTATTTGCCTTTGTGATTTTACTCCGTTTAGGAATAACCATGTTGGGATATTTTTTAGGACCCTCCGGAAAAGTAAAATTGGTAAATGGAATGGTGGATGCAAAGCAATTAATTGTCATACCACAAGACCCGGAAGCCAATGGAGCAAAAACAATCAGCCGTTCTGTAAATGCATCGGACGGAATTGAATTTACATGGTCTGTATGGGTTTATATTGATGATTTAACATATAATGAAGGAAAGTATCGTTGTGTATTTTATAAGGGAAATGATTTTGCGCAAAATCCAGATTCAGAACAACAAGGATTGAATTTCCCCAACAATGCCCCCGGACTTTATTTGGCGCCCAATACAAATGCTCTGGTTGTTATGATGAATACATTTAATGTCATTAATGAAGAAATTATTATCAACGATATCCCCATCAATAATTGGGTCAATGTGGTAATACGTTGTAAAAATGATACATTGGATATTTATATTAATGGTTCCATTGTGAAAAGTCATGAATTACATGGTGTGCCAAAACAAAATTATGGGGATGTATTTGTAGCAGCCAATGGCGGATTTTCTGGATACATATCAAATTTATTTTATTATGATTATGCATTGGGGATGAGCGATATCTCCTCCATTGCCACAAATGGGCCAAGTACAAATATGAAAGAATCGGGAAGTTTGAAGCTGAAGAACGGCGAATATTTATCATTGCGTTGGTTCTTTACTGGGGCGGGAGATGGATATAATCCAACTTAATTAAAAAAAACAATATAATATATGTCATGTTACACCAATGTTGTTCCACATCCAGCGCGCGTTTGGTCCAGAGTGGAAAACAGAACGGATTCTTTTTTCAACATGGATATGTTGAATAAAGGCAATGTGTTGCAATACAAGAAAAATAGTCAATCTCTTTCAAAATCGCAAATATATTCCAGAATCGCCCAGCGTCCGCGCAAAACATGGGCAACCCAAACGGATACCTATTCCAATGCCAATTTGAGTAGTTTGAAACGAACGGGAAATGCACAAAATATTGCGATTGATCCAATCACAGGTGCCATATTAGGAGAAACCAACGAGGCAGTGACATGTACGGAATATGTGCCTTCCACGAACGATAGCTTGCCGGTAAATACGGGAGGAGGTTCAAGCGTGGCGGAACCTGGAATTCCACCTGCGATCAGTGACACGAGCGGCAGCACTGATGAAGTATTCCCAACCATTCAAGAAGAAACTGAAATATCACCCATTATTATTCAAAATGGAGGATCACTGATATGCTCTGTGCAAGAGAATATTTGCACGGGGGAAATCACCGCGAAAATATTTGATCCAATGGTGCATCCAACAACAGATTCAGATGTTCCAGGTTCAATACAATTGTTATACTGGAATGCCCGATTGAATTCTTGGTATCCAAGGGAGCGAAGACGCATGACCAATAGTGGCAATAAGTGGCCAGTGAATGCAACATTATTGGCGGCAAAATATGATAAATGATGCAATAAAATTGAATTAAATAATATGAATGTATTATTATAAAGCAATGAACTAATATAATAACAAGTAATAGAGCTTGCTAAAAAGCATGGGGTCATAGGGGAACGGCAGTTCCCTATTAAAAATTGAAATTAAATGCAATACGTTGAAATTCCGACAATAAATATGATTCACATTTGCACTGATAATAGAAAAGAACATGTTATTCCATTGGAAACATGGTATCGCATCAAATCAACTATAATTGAATGCACCTTTGGATATTTGAATGATTTATTTGAACAAATGAAACAACAATATGGGCATATTGCGGATGTCAATCATTCAAATTACATTGGTCCGGCATCATCCTATTATAATGATATGAAGGATTTGCGGCAAATAGAAGAAGAATTGTCGAAACATGCAGCAGACAACCATTACAATAAAATATACAGATTTCGTCAGATGTGTGCTATTATGAATATTGAAAATGCATTTTACCGGTTCGGCATTTCTGGATTATATATATTATGCTTCAAAAGCGATTATGATGCATATTATTCTCCTGGAAATTCAAGTGATATTTGTGATTTGATTGCAAATATAGAATCCTATATGGAAAATGATGATTTGACATATAAATGGATATATGACCATGAAGGAATATTAAGTACGTTTGCAATTGCAGCTGTATTGAAAAATCAAATAATAATAAAATGATATATTATTATGACAAAAATAAAGACAAAGACAAAGACAAAAACAAATAAAATAAATAAGAGAAAAATAAAAACCAAAGGTGTCCGTCTGGATATGAATGGATGGATATATATATCTGTGGAAGGTGCCCCACGGGAGAGAGGATTTGCATATGGGCAGCTTATTCGTGAAGATATGAAAGAAGTACAGCGCATCATTCGGTTTGCCATTGACAATGATTTTGGTGTTTCATGGGATTTTTTTATACGTGCCGCACAAAAATATTTTGTCCCCACCATTCAATCCCATTTCCCAGAATATTATGAAGAAATGGACGGATTTGCGAAAGGAGCAGCTATGGACGTCAATGAAGTAGTTGCGTGGAATCTATTTTTCACGTTGACGGAAGGATGGTGGTCCAATATGCCCGAAGAGGAGTCCATGGAAGTCCATGGGAAGCGCGCCAACGGCAATATGGCGGCTTCCAGGGAAGGCGGAGGCTCCGCAGAAAGATGCACCGCGTTCATTGCCGTGGGGGATTGGACGTCCGATGGTAAAATCGTATGCGCCCATAATAATTTCTCTAATTTCATGGATGGGCAATTGGCAAAATATGTGGTGGACATGAAGCCTGCCCGCGGAAATAGAATGTTGATGAATGGATTTCCTGGGTGGATTTGGTCGGGGACAGATTTTTTTGTAACATCCGCGGGTATCATTGGGACTGAAACCACCATTGGTGGATTTGCGGTATATGAAAATAATATTCCCATTTGTTGCCGCATTCGCAATGCAATGCAATATGGCAACACATTGGAGGATTATGAACGCATGTTGCTGGACGGGAATTCGGGGGATTACGCCAATTCATGGCTGTTTGGAGATACCAATACAAATGAAATAATGCGTTTGGAATTGGGGCTGCGATTCCACCGAACGGAGCGAACCAAAAATGGATTTTTCATTGGATTCAATGCACCATATGATTCCCGAATACGCAATTTGGAGTGTGTGAATACGGGAATCGATGATGTGAGAAGACACCAGGGTGCACGAAAAGCCAGATTGAACGATTTGATGGATGAATGGAAGGGACGCATCAATTTGGAGGTGGCAAAGCAAATATTGGCGGACCATTATGACCCCTATTTGAAAAAAGAGAATCCGTGCTCACGCACATGTTGTTCCCATTATGAACTGGATGCACGCGAATATATGTCGGATTCCTCCCGACCCAAGCCATTTCAGCCGCGAGGGGCGGTGGATGGAAATGTGGTGGACAGCACATTGGCGCGACAAATGAGTTTTATATTGAGATGGGGGAATTCATGTGGAATGCCATTTGACAAAACAAAATTTTGTTTGGAAAATCGAGTGTGGGATTATTTGAGAGACTATTTGCATGACAGACCATCACAACCATGGACCTATTTTCGATCGGGGATGAAATATAAATTAGAGAAGAAAAAAAGAAAAAATACACAAAAAAGAAAAAATAAATAATGGAATGAAACATATTTTCTGTTTTTCTATTTTCTATTTTTTATATAGGCTCTCCATTTTCGTTGAAATATTCGCAACCAACATGTTTTCAAGATAGCCACCATTTCTTTCGATTGAATTAAAATAAATACTTCCCCAATTTCGGGTTGAATGCAATTATTTCGCGAAACAATGTCTTGATAATTACGAATGGTTGGATGGGATGTATTTATTTTCGAATGAGCTTCTTTGTATTGTTGATTGATGATTCGGCAATCGTCAAATATATATGGGACATCCATGTCCACAATATCTGTGATGGATTCTATTGCATTTGAAGTCAAAGAAAGCATATTTTCTTCTGTGGTGCAAGAAAGACCATTGTGATCATACATGTCATAAACTAAATAATGTTGTTCAATATCTGGTGCACTTTCATTTGTTTTTCCGTAGATGGCTGGATGAAATAAAGTGCAAAGCAAAAGATGATTTCCTAAGGATTCCATGTTATGTGAATATGACAGAATAAAGAACAATGGGAATTCATTCAATTTTTTTTGAAATCTAAATATATGAACCTTTCTGCAGAATTCTCTAAATTAATGAACAACAAATCATTTTTGTATTTTATGGTATTTGTTGCTGGAACCAATTTGCTTGCTTTTATGATTTCCTATAAAACAAATGCGATTTTATTTTTCTGTTTGATTGCTTTTTTGACACATCAATTCAGTAAAAATATGTCGATTGTATTGTTAGTTGCGGTTTTGTCCACCAATTTTTTAATGGCGAATAAAGGGTTGCGTGAAGGATTGGAAAATGCCAATGAGAGCAATGCGATGGAACGAATTTCTGCCACGGATGAAGACATTGCAAAGGCGATTCCAATTGTTCAAAAGGCGAAAAACAATGAAGAATTGAGCGCCAAAATGAGTGAAGCATCTGCAAAAGTGGCAGAAAAAAAAGAGACTATTGATGTGAATAATACGGATTTGAATCAAACAACGGAAGAAGAAGAGCCAGAAGCATTTGGTAACAAAGCACCCAAAAAAAATAAGGAAACGTTTGCTCCAAGGCTTGATTATGCGGCAACCATTGAAGAATCATATCAGCATTTGGATTCCATTTTGGGAGGTGAATCCATCCAACAACTAACAAGTGATACGCAAAAATTGATGCAACAACAGCAAAATTTATTTAATACAATGAATCAAATGGTTCCAGTATTGCAAGGTGCTCAAGGAATGTTGGAAAAATTTGATATTAAAGGATTAACGGAAGGATTGAAGGGATTGCCAGCGTTGCCTGTAGCGGCGATGCAAAAGAAATAATCGCATCTTATGTAAATGAGAAAATGTCCTCCCGGTGTTCTTTGCGTTGAAAACATAACATTTTGCTTGATTTGCATTATTTTGGCGGCGTTGGGATTTTTGCTTTATTCTAATTTAATGGAAAAGGAGAAGGAAAAGGATTCGGATGTGATTATTTCGAATGAAATTCGGTTGCCTTCTTCCAATGTCTATATACCAAATGATATGTACGTGCCTCCACTGAAAAATGAATACAACACTTTGGATTTTCGGCAAATGGGCATTTTGATGCCATTGAGTGGGCAATCTGAAAATAATATTTTGCCATTAATGGGACGTCCCGTAATGATAAACCGCGATAAATGGCATTATTATAGTGTATCCAACCAACACAATAATGTGAAACTTCCAGTGTCTGTAAATGGGAAGAGTGGTTTGGTGGAATATGGAGTGGATAAAATATATAATGGAGATACGATTTATGTGGAGGGATATGAGCAGGCATTTAAAGCAACGATTTATGAAAATGATGCAATTCGATATATGCCATTTATTTAGTTAATTGATTATTAATTGAAAAAACAATATAAAGACAATTCAATATGTTTTAATGTATTGCATTTTCTGCCAATATTCCAAAGGTATCCGCGACATTTCCATAAGTTTCATTGGATGAATTCGGATGCCATGAATTCTTGATTGACATTTTATTATTCATTTTCAACTAACAAATATAATCAATTCAATTTTAATTATATTTGAAATTCTCTACATTTTATTCACTTGTTAGTATAAATATGAGTTGTTCTTCTGCAACTGCTCCCATTGATATTCACATGGGAAATATTAGAGGAAAATGTGATTATAAATGTTCCTATTATTTTCATTACAACAATAGCAGTTGTGTCGCAACTCATCGGGGAGATTATATTTCCATCGCATATGACAAATCTTCTTCCCCTCCAGTTTTATATAATTCCACGGGGTATGACGTGGAAGAAATCAGGTTATATTCTCCTTCTCTTCATTCTTTCAACGGAACCAAAGCAGATGCCGAGCTAATTATAGTTCATTACACGAAAACAGGCGCAAATCCATTGCTCGTATGTGTGCCAATCAATGGCAATAATACTTCCAGTGTGAGCGCACAATTTTTTACAACATTAGTTGATGCAATGTCTGCAAGTGCTCCTTCAGATGGGGAAACAACTATTGTGGATGCTCCTAAATTCAATTTAAGTGGCTTGGTTCCCAGAAAACCCTATTTTTCTTATACGGCAACGGAGCCTTATCAGCCTTGTTCAGAAGGCTCTGTAGAATATATTGTATTTCAGGCATTTTTGGATATACCCCCTAATTCGTTGGATAATTTGCAAAATATTTTGGAGACAAATGGATATGACATTAAAACGGGTCCAAGTTTATTTTATAATGAAAAGGGTCCAGGGGAGGGAATTGGAGATGGAGAAATATACATTGATTGCCAGCCAGTCAATGCATCGGAAGAAACAACTGACGTATCAAGCACAAGTAATAGCGGTGGTGGAGGAAGCAATTTAAATTGGAAAGATTGGTTAAAAAATCCGATCGTTCAAATTATATTGGGTTCCATAATGTTTATTTTGTTAGTATTTGTTGCCTATGCAATATCTAAATTGCTTTCGGGTGGAAAAGTAGCAATTCCATCTTTTTCTTCTTCAAAAAATACAAATATTGTCTAAAGCAAAGCGGATATCGATTAAAGCAAAGCGGATATCGATTAAAGCAAAGCGGATATCGATTAAAGCAAAGCGGATATCGATTAAAGCAAAGCGGATATCGATTAAAGGCGGGCAGCATCATGTGTATCATCTAATGTTGGACGATAGGGCGCCTTTACATATTCTGTATTAAATTTTTCAGTTGTCATATTTTTCACAATTTCTTGCTCTAATGTGTAGGGAAATTTTGGTGGAGGGCTATATATGGACCATTTCTTTTCCTCAGTGGGGGCATATTCTTCTAACCCGGCATTCCCAGTTTGCACAGCTGCTCCGCGAATCAATTGATATGCAACTAACAAACCAAGCACACCCAATAGAGGATTTGTATAAGCAAATAATGCCATGGCAGAAAGGACAATAATAATTTTTCCTATATTAGAATCAATGAGATGAGCAATTGCATTGGGTGGCTTTAAATCGGCAACCAAATATACAATAAATAATCCGGCTAATATATATTGTGGATTTAAAACAGAATTCTCCATATTATATATTAGTGATAATATCTTTTTTGACAAGGGCTTTCAATAAACATTGTCCTTTTATTGTTTTATTTTTATTGAGACTTTGTTCTTTTTCTTCTTCGCCATCATCTTCTTCATCTTCATCTCCTTCTTCTTCTTCTGAAAAATCATCATTGTCTTCCGATTTTGAATTACAATCATTAAATAATTGGAGTGAATATGTTTTGCTATTGCATTCTATTATTTGATATTGATGTTTTTTATAAAATGCTTTGCGTTTTCGCCATTGCTTCATAAATACATCATGTGCATCACGAATGTCGTATATAATTGGATCTGCAAAAGCATGCTTGGCACGCAAAATTCGACCGACACTTTGCTCTATGTCCGTTTTTGGTGTAATTAAAAATTCTGCATTCAATGACGGAATGTCCAACGCCTCGCTTGCCATAGAATAAGTTGCCAATACAATTTGCTTTTGCTCACTTTTTTTTAAATCCTGTTGTTTCATTCCGCCAACATAATACCCCACTGGAGCCAAATTTTTGCATACCATTTTATTATAGATATAATGCAAGATATCCAAATTTTGTGCCAACACAATAATATGTAATTGTTCAAGCGGTTTTATATATGGATTTGCAACAAAATGTTGTTCATATTTGGAACGTTTTTTGCAATTCGGGCATTTTATAGGTCGGTATGCCCGAACTAAATTTCCGTCTTTATCTGTCGCCATATACATTTCTGTTTCTTGCATGCAAATGAGACAATATTTCACAACATTGCAACATGTATTGTGCACCAAATAATTCGCTGTTCCTCCACATCGTTCACATGGCGGTTTTTCGGCGTCCATTTGCTTTTTATGGTTGTCCATTATTTCTTTCGAAACGCCGTCCACTTGAATAAAATCGGTCAAAAGGCGTATAATAAATTCAGTTCTGGAACTGAATGCACTCAATTTACTTATCATGGTACTATATTGAACTTTTCCTTGCCAATCCAAGGTAGTTTCATTGAATTCCGCGTCATTACATTGATATGTGACAGCCCTTACTTGTACATTATGTTCCGCTTTTCTTTCCACTTTATGAATGACATCTCCTAAAAACATTTTAAAAACTTTTGTGGTTCCATCTTTGCGATTCATGGTAGCACTCAATCCCAATGTATATTTGGTTACAAGTTTGAATAATGCTTGGGAAAAGGTTTCGCTGGATATGTGATGAACCTCGTCAATAATGGTGAGTCCAAATCCGGCAAATATTTCCATTGGATAATCTTTTTGCACTAAACTTTGAAGCATGCAGATAACAATGTCTTTATTTTCAATGTCCAAAATGGGACCTTGTATTCTGCCTATTCGAGCAGAAGGAAGAAACTGACGAATGCGTTCTTCCCATTGATCTGCCAAAAATTCTTTATGGACAATGACAATTGTTTTTTCTTTTATTTCTGATACAATATAGAGCCCCCCGGATGTTTTTCCCCAAGCACATGGCAATTCCAATAATCCGCCACAAGATGGTTTGGAACGAATATGGGCTAAATATTTTCCAATGACGGGTATTTGATAATCGCGTAAAGTTCCTGCAAATGGCACATTGATTGGAATGGATGGCGGAAAACGGATGTCGGTCGTTTCTCCAAATAAATGCTCGCCGAAATATCGTGGAATGAATAGTTTTAATTCAGATTCTCTGTATACTGGAAAGGATGATTTGGCTTGCATGGGAGCTCCAGGTGTATATGGTCGAACTAACAACATGTCCTGAATGGCTTTGATTTGTGTTGGTGTTAGTTCTTTTTTTAATATCGTATATCCACGGATGCCCAAATATGCGTTCACGGGTGGAAATGTGATTGCGTTTTTGCTCATTGATTGGAATGGTCTTATATATTGTGTGGGATTGTTTTATATGGTAACTAACAAATGAATCATTTGTTGCAAATCATTGTCAAAAAAACAATATAAAGACAATTCAATCCAATTCAATGTATTGCATTTTTTTAATGTCTCAATGCCATTCTATATCAATATCCGTTATTTTGCCAACATTGATATACATTCATTATATTCATTACATTCATCATTTCTGCGTCTCAATCGAACTAACCTATTTTTATATTGCATTGCTTGATTCATATTTTGAAACAATTGAGGAATGCCAGTCACATCAATGACAATAAAAGTTCCTTCAATGAGCTCATATGATTTATGATTGACATTCATGATGAATTTTATTTGTGATGGGTTGTTTATTTTTTCGGTCAATTCTTTTCTGTAATAATTTGCCATGTTGATGCAATCAACATTTTTATGATGTGTTCTTTCAAAATGTTCATTTTCCACATATATTGTGTACATTATTATGGGGATGCCAATGAATCTATTTTTGATGAAAATTTCAATTTTTAACAATAAAAGAATAAAAGAATAAAAAAACAATATAAAGACAATTCAATCAAATTCAATGTATTGCATTTTTTTGATTTCATCACAATTCATTCAAGAAAATTGATTTAAAAATAACACTTCTATGTAATCAACACTTGTTATGCCCGAAGGACCCGAAGTTTGGATACTTTGCAAAGCCATTGACAACAAAAACATCACTTCTTATGGAAAACAACTATGGATGCCAAATGGCGAAGTTTGGTCCTTTGGATTAAAAGGCAAGGTTCGCTTCAATGAAGAAGGCATATTAAGCAAAGCCCCCGGCAATGAAAGCTGGATCACCGGCGGAACAAATGAAATCAAACGCGTCAGCAAAGCAGACTGGATGAGTGCCAGTGAAGAACAATTGAATGAAGTGGTGAATCAATGGCGGACTTCCCGAAAAACAATTGCATCTCTTTTATTAGATCAAAGTGAAATAAGTGGCATTGGGGTGGCATGGGGGTCCGAAATTTGCCACATGGCGAATGTGGACCCCACCAAAAAAGCAAGAGAATGTAATTTAAATTTGTTAGTTTGTTCATTCATTCAATTGAAAAATAATGTTCAAATGTTGTATGACAATGAATTATCGTCCTGTTCTGATCATAAACTATTTATCCATGAATGGTTTGAGAATTTATATGCCATTCGAAAAATGAAGCTGTATCAATGTGGAACAAAAGTGAAAATCTCTGGGAGAACATGGTATGTATAATTATTTATAATATATTGATATATTATGGATAATAAATCAAAATTAGGAATTGTTTTATTTATTTTACTTATTTATTTTGGCATTTGTCGAATAAACAATTCGAGTGCAAATAAACAAAACGTGGTTCGTTCAAAATGGAGTGGATTTTGCAATTCCAATTTGTTTACAATTATAGTCATAGTTGTCTTCATTTGGTTTTTTATCTAAAATCTCAAATAATCCATGTGAAACCGCCAACTTTTTATTTTAATTCCTCTTTTTCGGCATTTTGTTAGTTTGTATATCTTCCTTCCAAAGAATCGATTGTAAAAATAAAACGCCTTCAATTGAATGTTCAGTGAATGCCCCGCCAAAGAACCACGGGTCGTGTTTTCCATATAATTGGAATAATAAAAGAGCAACAAATACGGACGAAAGATGGATACCAATTTTTCTGCCGGAAAATCCGGATGAATCACCCATCGCCGCGTAAAAACATTTTCTGACAACATAATAATCAATGGACGTAATAATAACGTATATGGCGAATTCATCACATATTTTTCTATCGCTTGTTCTCGTATCACCATCTCATATTTTTCCGAAAACACAATTGGATTAAAATTGCACAGAAAAAATAAATGAAATAAAAGAGGCATTACACGAGAACTTTGTTGAACTTGAAAATATAAACTATACAATGCGGCACTTGTTAGTTTGTTATTATTATAAGGATTTGCAGGCCACTTCGGTTCCGAATAGAATTCCGGAGAATGTCCAATGGCATTCTCCACAATCGAAACAAGTTCATTGATTCGAAATAAAAAATTCGCCTTTGGCTCAACCAAAATAAATGTTTGTGGGTGATGGACGAACAAGGATTCCATAGATAAATCACATCGAACCACATAATAATGACGCTTCAAACGACATATATGAATAAACCGATTCAGCGCCATATAATACCTCTGTGTCCTACAAAAAATATCCAAAATGTCATTTTGAAGACTTTCCGTGTAAAATGTATTTTGGCACATTCGTTGCAGCACCGAAAATTTATCTTTCCTTTCTCGCATTTGATACATCATTTGCATGCAATGGAAATACGCGGGGTTTTCAAAATATGATTTTTTCGTGCGTGGAAAACAAACAAACTCTTCTGTTGGATATATTATTTGTTCAGTTCCTATTTGCCTTTGCAATAAATAAAAAAAAATATTCATTCTTTTTTATTTACTTATTTATATTTCTATTTATATCCTTATTATTATTCAAACGGATTGTAATCGTCGTCTCCACCCATATCCTCCGCTGCAATATTTGCCACATTAGTTTGCATCTCCAAATTTTGCTTGCTGCAAACATCTGCCGCATTTTCCACATTTTGAAACAAACTATTTTCAATGACGGATTCTTTATCTTGATACTCATATTTATATTTTTCATCCAATTGCATCAGCTTATTTATATCTAACACCACTTGAAATGCAGCAGTACCAAACAATCCCTCTTGACCACACATTACATTCGCGGATACACCACGAACAATATCTAACTCTGCGTGGCGTGCAGCTGCCAAAAACATCTCTGGCGTTTCTTCAAATGACGCCTTTGCAATTGGTCCAATATCATCATTGTTAATTCCATGACGGAAAATGGATATCATTTTATTTGTCGAACACATGCGGTCACAAAGCAATGCCATGTGATGTGCATTCACATAAGAACCATCAAATTCCAGAACTTCTGCTAATTCATTGTATAACGCTTGACGGGCAGCTTCAATTCCTAAAACGTCATATATTTCCATCACATCATTGCTGATTGTTCGTCTTGTATCCACACAATCTAATCCCAACACCTCCAATAAATTGGAACCAATCGTATCAAGCACCCAAATGTCTTCCTTTTTGAACGCACCTGCCTTTTCAATTAAATTATCTTTGACTTTTCGGAGAATCACTTTTTTAATTCCATTGACTCCACGAAGAACCACATTTTTCAACAATTGCTCTTGAAATCCTTTCAACAGATAAATATGATCTGTTTGATCTAATGGAAGCACTTTAGTTTTCTTGTTCTTACTTGCATTTATCATTTGTGTCATGCGAATGCGGAATATTAATTTATCCGAATTGTAATCCGCAAATACACAGCTAATGTCATCTTTGTAAATATTATTTAATGTAAAATGAATGTCGTCCATGGTAATATTTTTTTCTAACATTGTTTCTGGGTCCATTTCCATGCGAATAATCCATTTGGATTTTTCGCCATTGTCTGCCGCCGCATCGGATGGAATTTCCGCACAATCATCTATCATATCCTCAAATTCACGAAATAATGACATTGTTGTTTTGTCCTCTTCAATTAATGTATTTAAATCATCTGGGTCAAAATTAATCGTAATTACTTTAACAACTTCTGATAACATTGTATGTTCAATCATATATTGAACTGCGTTTGCTTTATCTTTGTCTACTTGTTCTTCTTCTTTCAAATAAATCGTCAAAGATGGATTTTTAATTTTGGAGGAAAGAGACAACAATTCTTCAATTCTGGGAACTCCACGCGTCACATTTGACTTCGACGCTACTCCCGCAAAATGAAATGTATTAAGAGTCATTTGTGTAGTGGGTTCACCAATGCTTTGCGCCGCAACCATTCCAACCATTTCCCCAGGAGCCACAATGGCTCTCTTGTAAGTCAAAATGATGGTTTGTAATAAAATATCGAGCGCACGCTGATTGAAACGTTTATTCAACAACAAATCTTTGGGTGACAAATAATAGAAGAACATCACTTTGAATAATTCAGTGGGTTTCGCAAAATGAATAGTTTCCAATTCCTCGAATGCTTTTTCAATGCGCTGAAATGCCTCCAACATGGTAATGTCGACCAATGAATTTTTATTGATTCCCTGTTGACCCAGGATATTTTGAATGATATATGCAAACGCCACTGGAACGCGCACCACTTTGTCGTGTTTTCCATTGAACACATTTTTCACAATTTGTCCGCGTTTTTCAATTATATATTGAATATATTTTTCACACATTTGATTGAATTCTGGCTGTTGTTTTTGCTGACGCGTGTATGTGGCTTTCACAAAAATGCCGGAAATGGCTTTGGTGTTTGCCTTATCGCTAATAATGGCAAAATGCCCATAAATATCTTGCACACTCATTTCAACAATGGGCAATTCTTGATTTTCCACTTTGATCGTATCAATCGAATCATCCCCGTAGGAAAATTGGACTATTTTGTTTTTGTTGCTGCGAATGGTCATATTGTAATGCACCATCAAGTCTTCCAATCCCTTGATCAGTCTGCGCTGAATATACCCAGTGGTGGAGGTTTTCACCGCGGTATCAATCAGACCAATACGACCGCCCATGGCATGAAAGAACAACTCTTGGGGCGACAATCCGTCAATATAAGAGCTTTCCACAAATCCACGGGCATACGCGCTGTCATCAAATTTGTGGAAATGGGGCAATGTTCGGTGGTCAAACCCGTAAGGAATACGCTTTCCGTCCACATTTTGTTGCCCCAAGCAAGCGGTCATTTGTTGAATGTTGATTTCGGAGCCTTTCGAGCCGGCATTGAACATAATCAGAAATCGGTTGTCTTTGCTTAAATTTTTGAGAGCCTCACTGCCCGCTTCGCTCTGCGCCTTGCTCAAAACATTGTTTATTTTGGTTTCAAATTCTTCTTCATTTGTTTTTCCCGAATTATTTTCAAATACACCAAGTTTCACTTGGTCAATAAGGTCTTTCACTTCTTTCTTTCGGTCAGAAATAATAGACACTATTTTATTGTTCGTTTTAATATCAGTAATTAAATCGCTAATTCCTACACTGAACGCACTTTGTTTCATATATTCCGTGATAATGTTCTGCAAATCGTCCACAAATTGGGACGCTGCCATGTTGCCAAAGTCATTGCATGCGCGATGGATAATACCTTTTGTTCCAGCGCCAAGAATTCCCTTGTCCATCTGACCACGGAGGTACTTTCCGTTGACAATTTCAATCACATTATTGGAACTTTCTGCCTTCTCTTTTTCCCCATCGAATTGCTTGTTTTTTACTTTGAGTGTGATGGGAGGCATAATTTGAGATAAAATCTCGAAATTAGATATGCGTCCATTGGCTTTTTGCCGGAACGCTTCTGGGTTGAATCGGTTGAACATCATCATCAAATTCATCGCTTCTTTGAGCGAGAAATCGACGTGTTCCCGTGTGAATCGATATGAACCAAGCATTGAATCTTGGTAAATGCCGATAATGGATGAGTTGTTTGCAGGACTTATAATTTGGTACGGAACTGCAGCTAAATACATTAGTTCTGCCTCTGATTCCGGGTCCTGCGGCATATGTAGGTTCATTTCATCTCCCGATGAATCCCCAAAGTTTCCCAAGGGGTCGGACTGTATCTTATACTTGCTCAGGTTGGCTAGACCCTCATTGCAAATCAACACCGGTTCAGTCTCTGAATGCCTTCCATGTCCTACCATAACGGATTTAGGAAGTAACACTGCGGATTATCCAATCCTCCACATTATTACCATACCCGAGTTCTCATCTCGGCCACCCATTTGTTTCCATAATGGGCTTGGTAGTGGTTTTCAGTTATTTTAACTGAATTTCTGGTTTATTAGACCAGATAGGCTCTAAGGAACTTCCCGCATCAGGGTGTTTCGCCCAATAATACTTTTAAATTCTGAATAAATTGAATTGCATCTGTTTTGCTTTTTTCCAATGAAATGTGAACTCCACCAAAATCGGCTTTGCTCTTTTGAATATAAACATACCATCCATATTGACGCCCATCTCTGTTTAAAGGTCTAATATATTTTTCAATATCTTCACCGATATGTGTTATATTATTAAACCTTGCAGATTTTTTATCCTTGAAATAGTTAACAACACCTTCAGACAATCGTTTTTTACTTTCATCGCTGTGAGTAAATGTTCCTCCTCCATTTTTCAAATTGTATCCGTTTGGATATAAACAATTTTCCAAATGAATGTGAAATATTTCTCTTTCATCCGCACATTTCATCTCACAATATTCAATTAATTCAACCTTAAAATTTTCAACGCCATATTTTCGTATGGCATTATTTAAATAATGAGATTGATTTTTCTTGCATGAAAATGCTTCTGAAATGTGACATTTAAAGCGTTTGATGTGCCCGTAAGGTCTATATCTTTTATGGTTCAGTATATGTGAAACTGCTTGTCCAACATATACTTTTCCATTCAATATATTTGTTATCTTATATATCTCACAATATCTTTTATTTACGTCATCTAAAATAGCAGTTGATAATTCAATGCACTCCATATTACATGCAAAACATTGTAATTAAATTAATTCAATTTTTAAAATTATTTATTGGACTAGAAGGTAACACACGTTTAGTGCCTCCTGTTTTTGACAGAGTGTTTATCAAAATCGGCATTGTAAGGCTTTGTGTCGGCGACATTCATTCTGAATGTATCTCCGCGCTTCATAATTTTGGCAATGTGACACATCATACTCATTCGATGCAACGTGGGTTGTCGATTGAATAAAATGGCATCACCATTCATCATGTGGCGGTGCACAATATCTCCTTCTTCCAAGACAATACTCTTGCGATCCAAATATCGCAAGGTGACGCTTTGTCCATTCTTCTTCTCCAAAATCTTCGCCCCTGGCCACACATCGGGTCCATTTTGGACCAATTTGGTCAGAAACGCCTTATTCAGTCGGTTCACAACCACAGGCTTGGTAATATTTTTGGCGATCTTCATTGGAATGCCCAGTTCCCGAATGGAAATATTGGGGTCCGCTGTAATCACTGAACGCGCACTAAAATCAACACGTTTTGCCATCAAATTGCCTCTCATTCGACCGCCTTTCCCATTCAATCGGTCTTTAATGGACTTGAATGGGCGCCCGGAACGCTGGGCTGCCGGACTTGCCCCGGGCAATTTATTGTCCACCAAGGATGCCACGTGATACTGCAACACCACAGACCAATCATTGATAATATTTTCAGCTGCGTGGTTTTGCATTTTTTCTAATAATGTCTTGTTGCTTTTCAATATATTGACTAAAATGTGCGTCAAGTCATCTTCAGACCGCTGTTGTGCATTGTGCTTCACGGAAGGACGAACGGCTGGAGGTGGCACAGCCAATACTTCACAAATCATCCATTCGGGGCGTGAAAGGAGCGGACTGAATCCCATAAAGCTCACATCTTCGTCCGAGATGCGACGAAATATTTTCATGACCAACTCTGGTGTCAATGGCAATACAAAAGGGTTGCCATCTTTTTTCTCCCAGACGGCAAACAAAGAACACATGCCTTCCTTCTTGATTTTGGTGGGTTGCAGGCAATTGCACCCATCTTCCGTTTCTTTGCCGCATCGTTTAATTCCATTTTTGCAACATTCAAATACATAATCCCATCTTGCGCGAGAGTTCATTTTCAGCACATGTTTGAACTTGTTTTTAGAAATGAGTAATTTGCTGCACTTGTAACAAACACAACGCAATATTTTCTTAATAGTATCTAAATATTGGATGTAAAATACTGGGCGTGCCAATTCAATATGTCCAAAATAACCGGGAGTTTGCATGTAATCGAGACCATCAGTGGGACAAATAAGACCTGGTTCTAATACACCCATTCTAGGGTCAAATAGTCCATTAATGATAGGTTTGTTGCTTCCGACTTCTTTGCTTGTGATTTCGGTGACAGATCCTTTTCTGATTTCTTCCGGAGACATTAAGCTAAATTGGATTCCAATAATTTTGGAGGTATTAATGTTGCCAGAATATTTCGCCATATCTGTCTATATATAAGAAACATTTATTTAGATTGATTTCTTTCAATTTTATTTTGTGAAAATAATTAGGATACAAATTGCAATCATAATTTGTCCCATTATAATAGATTATGTCAAGTTATTCAAATTATATTTCAAATAGAAAGTGCTGTTGTCCCAATATAGAAAAAGGGGCGCAAGGAGTACAAGGTCGTCCAGGACCCATTGGACCATTTGGACACACGGGACCACAGGGAAGTCCAGGGGATTCCTATTGGACTCCCATGGAAGGCTATGGATATACCGGCGGCACTTTATATGAGGGCATTGGTGTCACAGGCCAAGATGTTCTAATTTATGGAAATTTGTTAGTTACGGGTGAGATTGATCCAACAGCGATTACACTTGCGAACGATGGGTCCACCGGTCAAATGCGTTTGGATCATGCTGGAAATATGAGGATTGCCGGAGATGAAAATAGTGTATTGGAATTCAATGGAAATAATATTACATTTGCTCGAATTGTTTTATTGCGACGAATCTTAGCTGCCTGCCGACTTCCGCCAGATGATACCACCTTTTCGATCGAATCGTCGTTGGAATTCAATAACGGAACAAATGCAGTAACATTTGACTTAGATGAAACAACCGGAAATTTGATTGCCTCTGAATTGCCCTTTTGCGCGGCATGGCCCACCGAGAATGATGAATTGGTAAATAAAAAATATGTGGATTCCATTGTGGGAGAAGGCTCGCAAGGAGCACAAGGCAATCAAGGAGCCCAAGGCAACCAAGGAGCATCCATCACTGGACCACAAGGAGCCCAAGGCAACCAAGGAGCATCCATTGCGGGACCACAAGGAGCACAGGGAAATCAAGGAGAATCCATTACAGGACCACAAGGAGCACAGGGAAATCAAGGAGAATCCATTACAGGACCGCAAGGAGCACAAGGCAACCAAGGAGAATCCATTGCAGGACCACAAGGAGCCCAAGGCAACCAAGGAGAATCCATTATTGGACCACAAGGAGCCCAAGGCAACCAAGGAGAATCCATTGTTGGACCACAAGGAGCACAGGGAAATCAAGGAGAATCCATTACAGGACCGCAAGGAGCACAGGGAAATCAAGGAGAATCCATTACTGGACCACAGGGAGCCCAAGGCAATCAAGGCAACCAAGGCAACCAAGGAGAATCCATTGCAGGACCACAAGGAGCCCAAGGCAACCAAGGAGAATCCATTGTTGGACCGCAAGGAGCACAGGGAAATCAAGGAGAATCCATTACTGGACCACAGGGAGCCCAAGGCAACCAAGGAGAATCCATTGTTGGACCGCAAGGAGCACAGGGAAATCAAGGAGAATCCATTACTGGACCACAGGGTGCCCAAGGCAATCAAGGAGAATCCATTACTGGACCACAGGGAGCACAGGGAAATCAAGGAGAATCCATTACAGGACCGCAAGGAGCACAGGGAAATCAAGGAGAATCCATTACAGGACCGCAAGGATCACAGGGAAATCAAGGAGAATCCATTACAGGACCGCAAGGAGCACAGGGAAATCAAGGAGAATCCATTACAGGACCGCAAGGAGCACAGGGAAATCAAGGAGAATCCATTACAGGACCGCAAGGAGCCCAAGGCAACCAAGGCAATCAAGGAGGGTTTGGAAAAGGCAGTCAAATATCTGGATGTTGTCAAAATATTAAAAAAGCAAACCCCACATATATGTCGTTTCCATTTTGTGAAGCCAACACAAATGAATCTGCTGTTCGAATGCCAGTTTTAAGTAATTGTACAATCAAAAACCTGCACGTTTATTTAAGTGGATATGCTGGAAGTCCAAGTGCGTCCTATCAGTTTATTGTGCGCAAAAATGCTGTGAACACAAACATTGCGTTGACGATTACTGGGCTCAGCATGGATGGTATTTCGCCCAATGGTTTGAGTGAAATATTTGTGGAAGGTGATTTTTTATCAATCGCAGTTATTCCAAGCACCGGAACACAGCCATCGGATTGTTTAAATGTTCGTTGGACATTGATGGTTGAATGATAAAAAAAAAGCATATAAACAGAAAAATTGAAATGAATGGAAGGCAATGGCTCGAGACAAAATGAAAATGTCCGGAAAACAACGTCAACGAAAACAATTTGAATCATCTCCGCCTCCCAGTGAATGTGACTCGGAGGACCACGAAGAAGAATTAGAATCAGAAGAAGAGGAAGAGGAATTTGATATTTATGAATATAGAAAAATGTTGCGCAAATTGTATCCGTCCAAATTTATGGATGAAAAATGCGGACACAGCGGAAAATGTAAACATAAAAAAAAGAGAGAAGAATCTGAATCGGAATCGGAATCGGAATGGGATGAAGGGGAAGAAGAATATGAGGAGGAGGAATCCGAATATTCTGAATATTCTGAATATTCAGACGAGTCCAGCCCAAAAAAGAAAAATGTCAAAGTAAATAACAAAGTTAATAACAAAGTTAATAACAAAGTTAAAAAAGCCAATAAAAAAGGAAACGGGAAAACAAGTGAATTCAATATTATATTTATAGGGGAAGGAGAAGGAGAAGAAGATTCGTGGGAAACGTGCAGTGAATCAGGAAGCAGTAGTGAATCCACCGAAAATGAAGATGACCCAATTAGTGATTCAGAGGAGGAGGAAGAGGAATTGGAAAAAGAAAAAGAAGCAAAAGAAAGAAATCAAAGAAAATGCGCCAATAAATATGTTCTCACGAATGTGGAGAATAATAATAAAAAGAAAGTTCAAACCCAAGAACAAAAAGATGAAATCAAAGAAAAGGAGAAATTGTTGGACAAAGAACTAACAAAGGCAAGCCAAGCGTTGGAAGAAATGCGTGAATTGTATGCGAAAGATCCAAGCAATAAAATAATGCAATCTTGTTTAAAAAAATATGAAGAAGAATTGGACAAAGCAACTGCAAAAAGAACAAGAAAAATGAATAAAGAAAAGGATAGAAATGGTCGTATATTTAAAAAAATTCTGTATGATAAAAATACAATGAATGATTTTGAATTTTACAAGAGATTAGATGTGGACCAACAGAAGAAAATAATTAAAGAAATGCGTGAAATAAATAAAATTTCGCGTATTGAAAAGCCATATCGCTTGACATTATTGGATGCTCAAATACCCATTCAATTTAAAGCGACTGCGATAAAAAAGATAAATTCGTTGAGATATATGGAGCAAGGAAGTGGAGAATATTACAAAATAAAAAATTGGGTGGACACTTTTATGTGTATTCCCTTTGGAAAATATCGAGAGTTGGATATTTCTATTCGTGACGGAGTGGATAAATGCCATGATTTTATGGCAAATGCTCAAAAAACATTGGATGATGCAGTGTATGGATTGAATGACGCAAAAATGCAAATAATGCAAATGTTTGGGCAACTTTTAACCAATCCGCAATCGATTGGTTCTGCCATTGCAATTCATGGTCCTCCTGGAACAGGAAAAACGTCATTAGTGAGAGAGGGCATTAGTAAAATTTTGAACCGCCCCTTTGCATTTATTGCGCTAGGAGGGGCAACAGATAGTAGTTTTCTGGAAGGACATGGATACACATATGAAGGATCCACGTGGGGAAAAATAGTTCAAATATTAATTGAAAGTCAATGCATGAATCCAGTTATATATTTTGATGAATTGGATAAAATCAGTGAAACGCCCAAGGGGGAAGAAATTGCGGGCATTTTAACGCATTTGACAGATTCATCCCAAAATTCGCAATTTCACGACAAATATTTTGCGGAATTTGATTTTGATTTGAGTAAATGTTTGTTTATATTTAGTTATAATGACGAAAGCAAAGTGAATCCAATTTTAAGGGATCGAATGTATCGCATTCAAACAAAGGGATATTCTCAAAAGCAAAAATTGTGTATTTCAAATCAATATTTGTTGCCTAAAATTCGGAATCAAGTTTGTTTTGATGAGGGGGCGATTCAAATTCCAGATGTAACGATGTGTTATATAATTGAAAATCATTGTAATAAGGAAGATGGAGTACGTAATTTAAAACGTTGTTTAGAGATTATACATACTAAATTAAATTTGTATCGATTGATGCGTCCAGGAACTAATTTATTTGAAGAGGATATGTCGCTCCAGGTGTCCTTTCCATTCATTGTAACAAAGGATGTGGTGGACAAAATGATAAAACGAGCAGATGGATTGAATCCGTCTTTGTCGCATTTATATCTTTAATTTATTTGTAACTATCATATATTTTTATTTATCTGTTTTTTATTTTTGTCTGAAAAAAGAAAAATTATTATTTATTCGCAGGAATGACAATTAGAGACTATATGCATTAGAATATTAATTAACCAATAAAACTCAGTGTTGCCCCGGAGCAACACTTGGCAAAATTGTTTTCAGTAAATTTTTCAGGAAATTAAATGATTCAAAAATAAATCAATTTGAATCAACCAATTATCCATTGTCAATGGTTTTTGTATTAAATCTTGATTCCCATCTAATTCCAATAAGACTTCCTGTGATGCTATAAATTTTCGATGATATTTATGGCATGATTCCAAATAAGCAAGGGGCATCCCTTGCTCCCCTTCTCTAGAACGCACATGCATGCGTTTATAACAAAGGCTCGGTTCTGTAGCAACATAAATACATGCATTTGATGCAAATAAGGAATTTAATTCATCAAAACATCGCATATAAATGGAGAAGCAAACTGATTCCATTTTTCCCTGTTCAAATAACATTTTTGCGAAAATATCTTTATCTGTTTGCAAACTGCGTTCAGTAATAATTATTATTTTTTTCCCATAAAGTTCTGCATCTTTTTGTATTAATTCTATTTCTGCTTTGATGATTGAAAAGCGGGTCATGAGAGCCATAATTTGAAACGGAAATGCATATTTTGATTGATTTCCGTAAAATTTTTGCAACATATTATTTCCATTTTCATCCGAAAAATTCTCCCATTCATCTACTGGTTCTCTCACAAATCGAACAAATGGACAATCTTTATAATATTGTTTTAAATGAGTCATCAATGTGGTTTTACCGGAACCAATGTTGCCTTCAATAGAAACAATATAAATTTGGCTTTTGCTCATATTGCATTCAAATATGTGGTTCAATAGACTTTCAATTTTAATTTACACCTTTTCTCATTTCAAACGCCCATTTTACAAGGCAAAAAAATAAGAAAAATGTAAAATCAATAATAGGAATTTCACCTACGATGGTCTTACTTTTTCATCTTGCTTGTTTTTACTTGAAAATGTGAAAGACGAAATTTGCAAAGCCGAAGGCGAGCCCACGGAAAAACATAATGGTCGTTCTAATATTGATGGAATGCCATTCTTTGAAATAAAAATGTAAATAATGTAATTGTATTGCAAATGTGTTGTCCACATAAAGGACATTTGTGCAAAAACACACGCCAAGTGTTACTCCGGGGTAACACTGAGATTTATTGTTGCGGAATAAAATATCGATAATTCTTCATTTTTATTTGCTGCATTTATGGCGGTGTTATAGACATTAATGTCTATAAAGCCATCCGTGGGCTGGGGTCACGGGCTTATTTTTAATACGTTTATTTTTACATTGAATATGCTGTAAAAATAAAAACTAAAATATTTGATATTATCTTTGGCTTTATAGACATTAAGATGGAAAAACAAGATATATAAAAAAATTGAAATGAATCTTTCCAATGAATATGTTTCAAACAAGTAACAATGGATTTAAAACAACGTAAATTAACTCGCTCTGAATGGGAAAGCATTGAAATGCCAGTGCCAAAAGAAGAATTAGAAGTTCTTCAATTGATTAAAAATGGATTCAACAATGTAAACATTCGCATCAACAAAACAAATTCTTTGCTCACTCATTTGAAAATAGATTATGACCCACAGATAGAAAAATATTTATTTTGCAAATGCTTTCGAGCGGATTTATTTAAACTTCTTCGAGGTTTTAAAATGCCCTTTATTCGATTTGCCAAAAAAAAAGGAGATGAAGAAGAAGAAATAAGTGACAATTCAAATGTTAATGCAATATATGTAGTTATTTCAGATGCAATCGTTAAATTGAAAAGCGGTGATAATATTCGTTTATCACGATTAAATTTAGATGATATTAAAGAACATTCCGTTTATGAATATGTTTTATTCAACCATTTAACAAATATGATAATTGAAAAGGAATCCGAAAACAATCATTTTATGTTCCATTATTACACGTTGACTAAATTGTTGAAAAATGAAGTGCCCCATATCAATAAATATATAATAGAAATTGTTCAAGTATTCTTGCAACAATATGAATCCGCAACAAATTATTTATATATTGTGCAACACTCTTACAATTTTATTGAAAAAAATGAAGATTTATTGAAATATCGCGATTTAATGCTTTATACTCACCAAAAAGATATTTTCGTGCAAATCAAAGCCCCCGAACCAAAGTTGATTCTTAATATTGCCCCCACTGGCACGGGCAAAACTCTCACCCCCATTGGCATTTCCCAAGGTTATAAAGTCATCTTTGTGTGTGCAGCTAGACACGTCGGTCTTGCATTGGCTCGCGCAGCCATCTCCATCGGGAAACACATTGCATTTGCATTTGGTTGTTCTGCGGCAGAGGATGTGCGTTTGCACTTTAGTGCCGCAAAAGAGTACACCAAAGACCGCCGAAGTGGGCAAATTCGCAAAGTGGACAACACCATTGGAGATAAAGTGGAAATAATGATTTGTGACATTCGTTCCTATTTGCCAGCCATGTATTATATGGCATCGTTCTTTGATACCGCAAATATAGTGACCTATTGGGATGAGCCAACAATTACGATGGACTATAATGAACATGAATTGCATTCAGTAATTCGGAAGAATTGGATAGATAATGTGATTCCTAATTTTGTCTTGTCTTCTGCAACTCTGCCCAAACAAACAGAACTAACAAATGTAATAGCGAGTTTTTGTGAGAAATTTCCACAAGCAATAATTGGCAACATTGTGAGTCATGATTGTCGTAAAACAATTCCATTGATAAATAATAATGGATATGTTGTTGTTCCACATACCATGTATTCTGATTACAATGACATTTTGCGTTTGGTTGCACATTATGAAGACCATTTATGTCTTTTGCGATATATGGATTTGCGTGAAGTGTCTGATTTTATACATTATGTGGTGACCAATAAGTATCTTAATAATAAAAAAACAGCTGCATTTGATTATCAATTTGAATCAGTCGATGCAATTGATATGGAAAGTGTAAAAATGTATTATTTGAAATTGTTGAAAAATATTACTCCCGGTTCGTGGCAGATCATATACAATCATTTTATGGCAACTCGACAAAAACGAATAGTATCCAATAATACAATAGATCCAAAGGGAAATGCAATTGTTCGCACAAGAAGTTTAGACTTGTCAAAAACCCAAACAACATCCGCGTCAATAGTGCGTTTAAACAGCGATTCCGCTGTATTGGGGTCGACAAATGTGGATGGTAATGGAAACGGAAATTGTGGTATATATGTATCAACGAAAGACGCATATACATTGACGGATGGTCCCACAATCTTTCTGGCAAATGATTTAGAAAAAATAGCTAAATTTTGTATTCAACAAGCAAATATTCCAGCGTCTTTGATGAAAGATATTACAGATAAAATAGAATGGAATAATGAAATAAACAATCGAATTTATGAATTGCAAAAGGTGTTGGAGTTTGAAGAATTAAAATTGGGAGGAACAAATGGAGAAAACAGTAAAAAATCTGGTTCAGACAAATTGATTGAAAAAACAACAAATCATTCAATATTGAAAATGAGAGAAGACATTTCAATATTAGAAGAAATGATTAAATTCGCTGCATTGGATGATCTCTTTATTCCCAACCGGCTTGCGCATTTAAATAAATGGGCAAATGGATTAAATACAAGCCATGCGTTTACAAGTCATATTAATGAATCAACCATTAATTCCATTATGTTATTAAAAGATGTGGCAAATAGTTGGAAAGTATTGTTGTTGCTTGGCATTGGTGTATTTACAAACCATGAAAGTATTGCATATACAGAAATAATGAAGAAAATGGCAGATCAACAGCGTCTTTATTTAATTATTGCGGACAGCGATTATATATATGGAACGAATTATCAGTTTTGTCATTGCTACATTAGTAAAGATATGGATACACTAACACAGGAAAAAATAATTCAAGCAATGGGACGTGTTGGAAGAAATAATATTCAGCAAAATTATAGCATTCGTTTTCGTGATGATGCTCAAATACATACATTATTTGCAACGCTATCTTCCGAGGAAAAGCCTGAAGTGATAAATATGAATTTATTGTTGGGAATGCAAAATTAAAATTTCAAATACATTAAATATTATAAATTTGTCTTTATATTGTTTTTTTTGACAATTGTTTTGTTCCAATTACTTGGAAATTAATACATTAAATTTCATTGCGTTTTTCAGATAATATATTATTAATTTCTTCCAATGAGACAAATTTCATTTTGCTTCTAGCGCGCATAACTTCCAAATTGCCATCAATATTTCGATCAGAAAAGGTTCCATCTGTTTCTATATGAAGTGCAAAATGAGCATATCTTTTATCCATCCATTCGTATATATCTGTTTCTCCTTTCATTGGTTGCAACCATTCATGACATTTGGGTGTGATTTCTAAAATATCTTGATTCCCCGAATTTTGCAAATACCATTTTTTACAATTATCCGGATTCATGCAAAATAATACAAATGTTCCGTCATTTCTTTTTTCCGTTTCCCATTGATCAAATGCATATGTTTCCCAATTTTCATCATTCATTTCAAAAATTGAAATTGCTTGTGGATAACATTCACACGATAGAACCAGGTTCAATTCACTGAATAATACAAACATTTTATCAATACACAATACATATGCAAATAGATTCCAAATGGAGTTCAATTTTTTTGCAAAAAACGAATATAATATAATAAAATGTGGTAGTTGTAATAAAAGAATATGTAAATGTATTAGAATAACAGATTTTTTCAAAAAATAATTGCTTATAATAAAGATTACTATAAAGATTACTATAAAAATAAACTTAATAACAAGAAATATACAAGAAGAAGGACATTAAAGATATATAAAAACTAATAAAGTCGGCATTTAAAATACGCGTTGCTCTAATTGAATTGGGCGATTCATGTGGGAATTCTTTGGAAGACATTGGATGCCAATTGACATTTCAATTTTTTTGATATATGTATTTACATATCATAATACGGATTATCAGTAATATCCATACCACAATAAGGCGCCGGTTTTTTCTTGTAATCCACCGGATTATATATCTTTGCTTCTTTGGCTTGTTCCAATAAAAATTTGAAATTCATCCAAAATTCTTGCAAATGTCCCTCTGTGAGTGTCATCACATGTGCCAGCTCATGAATGGCAACAAAGGTGAGTGTATTCAAATCAATCAGGCGCGTTCCTTCTTTGCGTTTATTCAAACAAAAAGCCAATTTTTCTCCCTTATTTTCACTATAGGCTGTAAATTCGCTTGTGGGCAATGTTTCAGATATTTTACTTGGGTTAAAATTATCAATCAACCGACGAACCCGTTCTTCCTCAGGATATTTCTTTCCTACATAAATGACCAATTCTTTCAATCGTTGGTTCACCTTTGCCAACAAATCTGCCGCCAATTCCATCTTGCTTCGTTCCCTGACACAATACTTCTCTCCATCCACATCTGAAATTATGCATTTCAATTGAAAGGCATCCGATTCATGATATATTTTCAAACAAACTAACAAAATGATGGCAATAGTTATGTAAAGGAGGACATGTTGATTCATTTGGGCTCTATATTTGGGGGATATTATTGTTGGTTGATATCATTATTTAGCCTGCGGGCTGCAGCATTATTTTAACATTTTTAATTTTTGCATTGAATGTGCTGCAAAAATTAAATATATAAACATTTAAACAAGTGTTACCCCGGAGCAACAATTGATGTCTCTAACGCCAAGTGTTACTCCGGAGCAACACAAATGCAGCAAATTGAAATAAAAATTGTGAACATTATATTCCAACGTTAATGTCTCTAACGCCGGAATAAAATGTTAATAATTATTTATATTATTTTTGCTGCATTTGTGGTGCAAATATAATTAACCAATAAATTTCAGTGTTGCCCCGGAGTAACACTTGGCATTATAGAGGTTAAAAACATGAAAGAAAGGCATGGGGTTGTAGGGGAATAAATCGCTTCGCGAGTTCCCTACTTTATTGCCCGCCTTGTCCAATTTCGAAACTAGGTCTCATATAATCGCTTTCGATGGTTGGTTGATTCCATGGACCTGTATTAACTTGTGGATTGGGTGGCTCTGAACGCAATTGTAAATTGGGATTTCGCAATGTTTGTCCAATGGTATCAATGCCAATGTGATATCCGGCTTTCAATAAATTAATATTGGACAAATCACCTTTTCCTGCAGGATTCAATTGAGCCCATTGGCTGTTATTATCTTTCGGAAGGAGTTCTGCTGGATTTTGAGAGGAAGCTTGCATGGGTGCTTGGTTGGATTCGGAGACACTTGTATAGATTTCATTTCCGCCTTCTTGTGCGGGCTGTGGTCCAGACCCGCTACTTCCGCTATTATATGCGCCTTTTCTATCTTGGGTCATCATTTCATTTCCGGCATATCCTTTCATGCGAAGATTATTGAATAGCATATAAAGTCCATATAATACAAAGGCTGCAATAATAATATTCCCAATATCACTATGGTCATTCCATATCTTTTTTAGCGAAATGCTCATTATATAAATGAACCACAAAATATTTTCGGAATATTTATTTAAATAAATTGGGAATTTTATCAGAAAACGCAATCCCATCCCTATTCAAACCCAAAATCTTCGTCATCCGTATCTTCCAACAAATAAGTTTCCTTGATTTGTTTCATTTCCGCGATTGCTTCCATTGCCGCATGTTTTAAATTTATTGCTTTTTCTTTTGCTTTCAAATACATTTCATAATATACTTGATTCGGTTTTTTTAATTCTAATTCTATCTGAGGTTGTTCGAATTCTTCAATTTGCAAATCATATTCTTGCATATTATTGTTATTATTGTCTTCTTGTTTTGTTAGTTCATCTTCCAATAATTGGTTCAAATCCACATCGCATTCTTTCTCATCCACCGGTATAGGCAAGTCGTGGGTTTCAACATCATTCATACAAATGGGAATGTCATTATTATTTTTATTGTCTATATCTATCCCAATCGCAGATTTTTTAATAAAACATTTATCTAAAAATGGATCTGCACTAACAACCATTGCTTGTTTTAATTCAATTTCCATTTGGAAATTCCTTGAGCTAAATTTGATTCCTTGAATTTCTAATATTGGAATAATGTAAGTTTCATTTGTAATAGATTCTAAATCCACCAAATTTCCTAATTCATTGTATATTTTTATGTTTGGTTTTACATTGACTCTCATTAAATAGTATTTTCCGGACCGATATATTTTTAAAGCAGATGTGAATGCGCTTTCAATATCATCTTTTTCCAGTTTTGTTTCAAACCATGATTCTCCTTTTTGAAATAATTTGTCCTGACACATGCTTTCAAAGGTTTCAATCCATTGAATGAATATGGTTGAATTGTTGTCAAACATTAAATCGGCATACATTTTTTTTCCGGATCGTACTAATCCATTTTTGGTGAGAACTTTGTTTGATTGAACAAAAATGGACTTATTTGTGCCATAGAGAGTGCGTGTAAAAAAAGCTCCTCCTCCAATAGATGCCGGTGGGCTTAAATATATATTTAAATTGAAATCGATGGTTGGCTCAATGATATCCATGCAAGAATAGAAGGAAATATAATTGCGGAATTAACGAAACAATATTTCATCAATGTAATATAATCAATGAAAAACACTCTTATCCGACAATGTTTAGATATATTAAAAACAGAAGATGTGCGTAATGAGATTAAGAATTTATTTTCTCCAGTTACGGATTTAATTTTATATGAAATATATCCTTATATTTATATAATTATTTTTTTCGTATTTTTAATTTTTGCGTTTATATTTGCTATATTGGGGTTATTAATAATGTTATTACGTAACAAACAAACATTGATGTTGAATGTGTCGCAATAATTTCTTTTCTCTGTATAAAGTATGCCAAAAACTAGAAAACAACGCGGAGGTTCCGCCTGGAGTTGGGGATTAACAACTGCCGGAGACGGATGGACTCAATTTATGAATTCTCTTTCTGTGAACAACCCAACAAATAATTTAGTTCTCGCAAATAAATCAATGAAAGGAGGAAAGAGAAGAAGAAAGAGGAGTGTAAAAAAAGGGGGTAATATTGGAGCCGTTATTAGTCAAGCAGCAGCACCATTGACTCTATTTGCAATGCAACATTTGGCATCTCGTAAGCGCAAATCTGGAAGACATTGAATATTGGCAGATTGTCTTTATATGAGTTTTTCATTGAATATAATAAATTAATGCATTTGAATCCCAAAATTCTTTTTATCGGAACATGTTATATGTATCCTGAACCAACTTTGGACGCAACTATATTTACTATTTATTGTAAACAAAATTGTCTATATTGTAAAAAAGTAAAGAAAATATTACAAGAACATTCTCTTCCATTTGTTGAAATTATGTGTGATTTATTTTTGGCGGAAAACAAAGAAGCCTTTTTAAAGCATATGCGTGATCTTGCAGGTGTCCAAGTACGCACATTTCCAATGGTATTTCATCAAGGAATGTTTATTGGAGGATTTGAAGACACCCAAGAATATTTACACAATATAATACAACAATATGAAACGAGATAAAAATGGATGTTTTATTTTTCGAGATTTTCCGGACTTCAAACCCAATTTATCCCCCCGCCAAATATTTCAGCAAGGATCCTTTGGCGGAACGTATTGGCGTCCCATTTATTCGCATGTGACCAAAAAACATTACAAAAATCAGCACCAAAAATATGCTTCATGGTGGAGTGGCATCAAACGCGAATGGCTCATCACCCCATGGGAAGAATATAACAAAGCCATCAATAAATATGGAGTCAAAGTTGGTTCCACCTTGGAAGAATGGGAGCAGAAACATTGGATTCAGCCCAGCCACCCATACGGCTGGATTCAATGGTATTGTGATTTTTTCAAAGGAAAACGTTGTGCCGATGATGAACGGCAAGTAAAACGATGGATTGCCACCGCTGGACCCAACAGCCGATTTCGGCTTGCATTGATCCATCAAATCAAGAGAAAGCGAGCTGCCTATGATGATCATCATGTCAGCCCACGTATTAGGCAAACATTACAACATTGGGCATATGAATTGAAACAAAGGGACCTTCTGCAAAATGCAATGACAAAAAATAAAAATATTCACAAAAAGAATAAAACATTGAAACAGAAATTCAATACAATGGCTTCATGAATATAATAAATATTTACCACAGGACATATTTACCATAGGACATATTTACCATAGGACATATTTACCAGAGGCGGCTACCGATGGTTTGGCGAAAGAAATATTTCTAAAAGTGGCAAAAGAAATCAATCAATATAAATTTTGAATATAAACTTCAATATAAAAATATCATTATAGACAAATTATGGATATTAGCTACACTTCTGCTTTTAACAATCATTTCCAAGATTTTATTGATGATATTCAATCTGTATTTCCGGATAATGTGGATATAATGACTGCGAGAAATGCATTATCTGCCATTAAGAAAATGAATCCAAAATTATTAAGCACCATTTGGTTATCTTATGTATATATACCATATCAAACGCAAATTGATGCAGGAGATATTGATTTTTTCATTTCCAAGGATTATAAATATGATTTGGGCTCCAATGCGAATGCGGGTAAAATAATGGAAGCCATTGATCGTTTAAGAAATCCAGTGCGTGAAATGGAACCAGAAAATCAGGCAAAAACAATGAAATATATTCAAAATTTATCCAAGCTGGCATTATTGATTGCACAAAAATAAAAATAACCAAAATTTGTGGCATATTGGATATAATTATAAAGTCATTAGATTACTATCCATTTAATGTATATAACGCCGGAATAAAAAGTTAATAATTATTTATGTTATTTTTGCTGCATATGTTGTGCAAAAATAATTTATCAATAAATCTCAGTGTTACCCCGGAGTAACATTTGGCGTTATAGAGGTTAATTCAAAAATAAAATTGAATTTTTTTATAAATTCATATTTCTATTATTATTGACGCAAAATGAATGCAATTATTGAATACCATTTAAGTGAAATTGTGGAGCCAATAACTCGTAGTCGTAGTAAGCATTTGATAAATGAATGTATAGTAGAAATGGCAAAAATACTTCAACACAGCCATCTCAATACAAAACTGAATGCTAAATCTTATGATACATTTGAATCAATTATGAATTCACTTGGCGCACCTTGGTATTATTTTGGATTAAAAAAAGTACGTTTCAATAATTTAATATATACACAAACAGACCCTTTTGAAATAACACAATATTTTCATTACTTATTTGCTTATTCAAATATTGAATTCACCGATCAAATGAAGGGAACATTACAGGCGTTACTCATTATATGGAGACATCAAAATCCGCAATACAATGATTCGCCAATAAAATATGCAAATAAAAATTCAGTTAAAAATCCAGTTATATTTTATAGTAATTAAAATACAGAATTTTGGGTTGCATTACACGACCGAAAAGAAAAATGAGACAAAAACATATTAATGTTTATAAAGCCGAAGATAATATCAAATTTTTTACTTTTTTATTTTCACAGCATATTCAATGTAAAAACAAACATATTAAAAATAAGCCTGTGGCCCCGGGGCCACAGATGGCTTTATAGACATTAATAAAATAAAGAAATACTTTGCATTCATTAATTTCAAATTTTATATCCTGTATGGCAAAAAAAAATATAATTTCACCAACAATATTCAATTTTTGTTAGTTTGATTTAAATAAAAATTACCATTTCATTTTATAATGGAAACAACTCCTTCCCCTCCAGAAGAATTTGGAAAAATAATTATTGATTTTATTGCAGATATACTAACAACCTTTCCCGAATATTCATTGATTGTATCGAAATGGTGGTCCATTCCACAGACGGAAATAGAAGTGCAACGAGTTTTTCAACATTGTTTGCAAGTATTTCCAGAGCGTTTTTTTGATATTTTATATAAAAATGTAGAATTATTTTCAGTGGATTCCCAGTTCAATACAGAATTCTTGCCAGGCATTGTATTTAAGCATTTGTGGAATTATGATATCAGTGATAACACAAAGGAAACCATTTGGAAATATTTACAACTTATATTATTTTCAATTATTGGTTCCGTGCATCAATTGGGAGAAGATACTTCTAAATTATTTGAAGCCATTGATGAAAATGAATTGAAAAGCAAATTAGAAGAAACAATGGAAGGAATGCAGCATTTATTTGAAAGCAATGTAAGCGATAATGATGATAGCAATAGCAACGCAATTCCTGAAAATTTACCCAATGCAGAAGATATACATGAACATATTAATTCATTGATGGGTGGCAAAATTGGCAAATTGGCAATGGAATTGGCAGAAGAAGCCGCAACGGATATGCAAATTGATTTGACAAATGAAACGGATGCAAAAAAAATATTTGAACAATTGTTTCGCAATCCGACGAAAATGATTAGCATGGTGAAGAAATTGGGTTCTAAAATGGAGGAAAAAATCAAATCGGGAGAAGTGAAGGAATCGGAATTGGTGGAAGAGGGAATTGATTTGCTTCAGAAAATGAAAGATATGCCCGGTGTGGGACAAATGTTTTCAAAAATGGGACTCGGAAAAGCCAATCAAATGAATATGGGTGCAATGCAGGCACAAATGGAGCGCAATTTGAAATCCGCCAAATTAAAAGAAAGATATCGATCGAAAGTGGATGCAAAACGAAATGCAGCAGCAACGGCAACAGAAAAAGAAGCAACCAAACATATTCCACTGCACACAGATCAAGAATTGGAGGAAATGTTTCAGTCAAAAAATAATTTTAAATATGGTTCTAAGCCAGAAAAAACATCTGTTGCAGATGTTTTGGCGAAGAATAATAAAAAGGGAAAAAAGAAAAAAGGCTGTCCCAAATAATCGTATCTTAATTTACACTCTTGAAGATTTAAAACCGCACCTTTAATTATTTTTGTTTTTAGATTTTATACTTAAAATTAATAATGATGGAAACGCATACTTATTATTTTTACCATCATATTGATGATATCTTTCTATATTAATGTTATATTTATCAATTAATTTGTCAAAATACATACCATTACAAAAATAATTTGTGATTAATAATGGTGAAACTATTAATCCTAATGAACAAATCATTCCTGATATTAATGGAATTGGAAGAGAATTATACTTTTTATCTTCGAACTCAATATAAAGCTTATTGGGAAAACATCCAACACAAAACCCAGAAATAAATCCACAAGAGACATTTCTAATAATTATATTCTTAATTTTTGGAGTTACAAAATTCATAATAAATTTACACCCTTGAAGATTTAAAACCGCACCTTTTGGTGAAATAAAAAATCAAAAAGGTTTGCTCTTCGCAGAGCATGTAAATTTTGGTTTTACTGGTTCGTCTAAACCAGTTGATAAATTCTTGCTTCTTGATAAATAAATTGGTCTTTCTTTTTTATTTATCGCATTATAAGCAATTTTATAGATATTTGTTGCACCATTAACATCTCTATTCCAATAACCACATCCGTTTTTACAACAAATCAGTCCATGAACTAAAACATTACCGCTCCTATATGGTTTTGGATTTTCCCTAACCATTGTCTTTTTACAAATACCTATTTCACATTGGCGGATTTACTTCTTTTTCCATCCCTTATAATATTCCTTAATATTTTTATTTTAAGTAGTTTTCGCTAAAATTATTAATTTCAAAAAAATTGAAATGTATTTATAAAAATTTATATAAATAATAATAAACAAAAAATATAAATATGAACGAAAAAAATTAAAAAAATTAGATTTAATAAAAAAGGAAAAACCATACTATATAAAATTTTATTTTTAAATTATTTATTTAATTTTATATGTTTTCCCATATTACAATCATTGTCACATTGTCTACAATTACGACAATTAAAAATAACGTAAGAATCAATTTCACATATAATACAAGGCCATCCTTTTGAACCTCGTGTAACGTGTGTTCCACATGTATAACATTTTCCGTAACAACCGCACAAAATTTCGTTGTGTTTATAGCAACATTTTTTACATGTTCTAACATTACAATCATCACAAAAAGGTTCTATACAATTATAACACACATTTTTAAAGCAACCATAACATTTCTCAGTACATTTATTAGATACGTGTGTTTCTGATGCAGTTTCATTGTTTTTTTTATTACAGAACTCACACTCCATATTTATATTATTATAAATATGGATATTTAAGTTATTATAAATATGGATATTTAAGTTAATTTGTATTTAAAATAATAATAATAATATTTATAATATAATGAATTATGAATATGAAAAATATATTAATTTCAAAAAAATTGAAATGTATTTATAAAAATTTATATAAATAATAATAAACAAAAAATATAAATATGAACGAAAAAAAATTAAAAAAATTAGATTTAATAAAAAAGGAAAAACCATACTATTATTATGCATATAAAACAATAAGTTGTCCTATTCGGTTTAGCGTGTTTCTTCATGAACAATGTATAGAAGAATATATGACTTGGAAACCATCAACAAAAAATGATTATTATAATTATGAATACAATGATACAACTCCAAGTTTGTGTATTGTTTATAACAATAACGAAATAATATCATCTTCAGTATCAATGAATTTTATGGAATTATTTGAAAAAATAAAAAGTGAATATAATGATGATTATACATATAAATTTTATTATATTGATATTTGGTACAAAGGCAAGGATGAAGAATATTTTAGATTATTAAAAAGCATCAAACTAATGATAAAAAAATATCTACTTGTAAAAAACGAATTATAAGTACAAGAACTATTCATAATTTGTTAGATAAATCTAAATGTATAATTTTGATTTATTTGTATTTTTTATTGTAAAAATATATAAATATAAAACATATATATAAATATGTCACACATTGAAATAATAAAAAATTTATGGTTAGGAAATCAATATTCATCGTCAATATTTGAAGGAGATAGTATATTATCAATAGGGTGTAATCCAAAAAAAACATATACTAATCAATTGAAACTCTCAATTATTGATTCAAAAGATAGTGATATATCTACTATTTTGCAGGATGCTATTGAATTTATAAATAAAGAATTATTATTAAATCACAAAATATTAGTTCATTGTTCTGGTGGAATAAATCGTTCCCCAATTATTGTTATAGTATATTTAGTTAAATATTGCTTATATAATTTACAAGATGCCATAACATTAGTAAAACAAAAAAAAACATCCATAAGAATACAACCGCATTATTTAAGACAAATACAAGATTTTTTATTAGTTTAATAAATTTGCATTTTTTTAAATTTGTTATTTTAATGGTTCAAAAAAATATTTTTGTGTTCTAATGTGTTTTCCATTTTCTGTAAAATGATGATCTAAACTTATTATATTATATTTTTTTTTGATTAAATGCTTTATTATTGACAACCAAGGTCTTTTTATTTTATTTGGTTCTCCAACTGCTTTTATTCCATTAAAACTATAATACTTTCTTATTTCAGGTATAAGTTCCATTATTTTTTTTTGGATTTCTTCATTTTTATCTAATTCATAAAGGGTATATTCTGTTTTATTTTCTAAATCTAAAATGGTTATAATTTTATCAACTATTTCTTCTTGTTCTTTTTTGTATAATTCACTTTTAAGACGCATTACAATATACTTAAAATAATAAATAAATTTTAAGTATGTTATTTATAAATTTTTAATTTTCGTCGTCTTGTTGATTGTTTCCTTTTTAATTCATACTCTTCTTTCAAATTATAAGCATATTCAAAATAGTTTTTATAATTTGCTGGTTTCACTTTATCAATTGCTTTTTCAACATTTTTTTCTAACTCTTGAAAATTCTCAACATTTCTATCCTTTTTCAAATATGTTTTTACTTGGTTAAAGTATTGCTCTATTGCATCCGTCTTGGGAGTATATGGGACACAAAATAAATAATGATTACCACTCTTTGTGATTTCATTTTTGATTAACTCGTTATTATGACTTCCTGCGTTATCCAAAATAATAAGATGGTCTTTGTATTTTGAAAATACATTTTTTTCTAAAAATTCTAATAATCTTTCTTTTGTCATACCACCTTTTTCATATAATTCTTTTCCAACGCATTTTGAATTACTTATTGCTACTAATAATGTAAATTTGCGAAATACAAATTGATTAGAAGTTTGCATTACACATCTTCTACCTAATTCACATCTACTATAAGTTGGTTTCAAAGCAGAACCAACGCTCGTTTCATCTAAACAAATAATTTTACTCATAGGAAATTGTTTAACCCTGCTATAAAATTTATTTAATTCAGTGTGTTTCTCAATTGGTTTTTTATATCTTTCTTTTGGAAAATGCTCGTGTCTTGTTCTTTTTCTTGTTTTGTTATTATCTCTTATTACTTGTCCTAAATGTTGAGGTGTGATATTAAATGTAGGATATTTCTTTTTCATATCAATTGCTAATTCATTCATAGTAAGTTGTTCGTTTTGTTTCAATAATTCTAACGCAGTTTTCACTTGGGGGGTTGTAATTTTGTAAGAAATAGGTTTTCTGTTTCTTCTTGTTAAATTTTTAGAAGTATTGTATCTTTTAATCCAATCTCGCAAAGTGGATTTTTTACAATCAAAGATTTTACAAGTTTTCTTATATCCATCTCCTTTATCATTATTTAAGTAATATTTAACCGCAGATATTTTATAATCTTCTGTCTTATGTTTAGTCATCTATATTATTTTGAGAAAAATATAAAAAATAGTTAGGGGGTGCGGTTTTAAATCTTCAAGGGTGTAAAGATATTTTAGATAATCTTTAAATCTATTTTCAATTTTATTTTATAATAGTGCAGGTCTAAATCTTCAAGGGTGTAAAACAAAAATGGACTCTAAAAAACTTATTCGTGACCATATTAAGTTTATTGAAATATCAGAACAAATAAACAACAAAACATTTTTGATCACGGAAAGAACAAATTATAACAAATAATCAAATTATATTGAAAATGAATGTTCAAAAAAGGCATGGGGTCGTAGGGGAATAAAACGCTTTGCGGTTTCAACGGCAGTTCCCCACACACTTACTTGTCCCTTGTTAGTTCCCTCGAAGGCACCCCCCCACGAATCCATCCATCTGATGCCATTCCTTCAATCATTCGACTCGGATTTTGTATTCTTTCCTTAACTTCCTTAATCAATGGAGTTGTGTGATATTTCAAATAGCTTTTTTCACCTAATCGAGTTACACTGCGTTTGTTAGTTACAGATTCTCCATGTCGTATTTCAGATTCCACAATGGGGTCCACGGCGCCTCTTCCTAAATAGGGAACAGTAACAAATGGGCGTCCAAATAGATCAATGCGTGTTCTTGGGTGCGTTTGAATTCCCCCAATTAGTAATTGAGAACTTTCATCCACATTGCATCCCCCAGCTCCCATGCTAAAAGACCCGGAATAATTGATTCCCGGTTGAGACACGGCAAGCTCTTTTGCGCCGGTCATCCCGCAATCAGGGGCAAAATAATTTTGCAACAAGTAACTGCATGCTTGAGCATTTTGCATGGACGTTTGATCCAAGCAAGATGAATCATTGCCAATTCGGCTCATTCCATGAAATGTAAAATCAGACACATATGCCATTTATATAACTAACAGAAAGAAAATAATTCATGGATCAATATGTCGTCCATTGTTTTTGACTCGCATCATGGCGCCTTCGGGGGTGTCTTCTTTGGAGGAATACATTCCCCCATATAAATAATTGGCAAATGCACCTTGATCATTTTCCACACGTGTATTGGGTGTTGCATAAAATCGTGCGAGAGATTTGTCCAAATTATAATTTTCCAATAAATCTCCATAAATTTGCTTATTTGTTCCGTCAATATCTGGATGCAACATTTGTGTTTGTTTTTTGACTGCTTTCTTAATATCCGATTGTACAATGGGATGAAAACTGGGGGCAGCTGCATGTCTTTGAGGGTTGTCCCCAATATCAGTCAACAATACATTCCCAAATGGATTTTGTTTTGTAGTGGGATGAAATTCATTTTCCAATACGTCTGAAAAGACGACTTTTTTCTTTGCGTTTGCTTTTTCTCTTTCCAATTCACTGAATTTTTCAAATCCTTCCCGTTTTTTCCATTGATACATAGATAATATGAGAGCCAATGTGATTGTTCCAATGATACATAGTTTTTCATTATGTGTAAACGCATAACCAATAATACACATTAAAATGACAAGGCGGCTGATTGAATTTAATTTGTCTTCATAGCTCATATTGTTAGTTGGATATATTTCAGTGATATGATTTCGATGAAATAAAATGGTTGGTTCATTATACCAAAAGGAGTGGCTCATATAAAAGAGTAATAGAATAAATCCCATAATCATCCATTTGCTGCCATTGGAGCCCTCCTGCCGGGCAGCCGGGGAATACCAGGGACTTCAAATGGCTGACCATGTTGCACTCACATTTACACGCAATCAAACGCATTTGTCACACCATTGGACGCCCATTTGCTGGCACATTTCTCTCATAAATACCACACCATTTATGCTCTCATTTTCAACGACCGAGCGATCGATCGCCGCAGCATACCCGCCGCCAATATGGTCTCCCATGGTCGGCAACGGGGACATCCAATGGCACCACAATTGCATTGCTGGTTGAATTACATTTATTCCACAATTCTTCTTTTAACTACCCCCCCTTTTTTTCACCAACTTTACAAATCCTATTTTCGATTTTGGACATTTTTTTTTGTCCATTTTTCAAAAAAGAAAAGAAAGATTGAAAAAAGGGTCGCAAAAAGTGGTTCACACGCAACAGATGTGGTTTTCATTTTTCAAATGAAAAATACCTGAGCATACTTTTTTTGGAAAAATTCGAAAATAAAAATGTCCAAGTACATTATGGAAATAAATGGAAATAAAAAAAACGAGTTTTACATACCTATTTACGAATGTAAAAAATGTGACTTTAAATGCAGTTATTCAAGTGATTGGGCACGGCATTGTTCAACACGTAAGCATGAACGGAAACAAATGGAAATGGAAAGGAAAGAAAAAACGAGAGACAACATTTGTGTCTGTGGACGCTCTTACGCAACCAATTCTGGGCTCTGGAAACATCAAAAGAAGTGTCCCCAAAATAATAATATAGACATTTTAAAGGAAAATGGATACAAAGTGACTACAGATATGTTTTATGAACTTCTCGCGCAAAACAAAGAGCTTCAACAAAAAATCATTGAAATATCCACCCAAAAACAACCACCTATTTATTCCAATTGCGGCAACAATAATAATAATACATTCAATCTGCAAATTTATTTAAATGAAACCTGCAAAGATGCACTGAATATTAACGAATTTGTGGATCAAATTCAATTGTCTATTTCTGATTTGGAAGAAACGGGAAAACTCGGATATTCGGAAGGGATTAGTCGAGTTTTTATTAATAATTTGAACAATGTGCTGATCACCAATCGTCCAATACATTGCTGTGATTTCAAACGCGAAACCATTTATATTAAAGAATCGAATCAATGGCATAAAGAAGATAAGGATAAGAAGATACTAACAAAAGCGATCAAACAAGTGGCAAATAAGAATATACTAAAAATTCAAGAATGGCAGCAATTGCATCCGGAATATAAGAACCCGGATTCCAAACAAAGCGATAAATATATGCAAATTGTATTAAATAGTATGTCTGGATCTACTGAAGAAGAAGCTGCCAATAATTATCAAAAAATAATTAAAAATGTTGCCAAAAATACAATCATTGATAAACGCGGAAACTAATGCTTTCCTCCGGAAATATTATAATACACCGGGTCATCCATGGCAGGCAAAATATATATTTCATTTAGACCATTTAAATCTTGATGTGTAACATCCGGATAGTAAATATCATCCGATATAAAATATATAAGATCCATATAATGAAATTTTGCATAATGGTGCATTATTTGTGCAATGCTTGTTTCCGAATTGTCTGGAATACTCAAATATATTTGTGATTGAGGGTCAACAAAATGCATATTATTATTGTCAATCATGATTGACACGGAATGACCCACATGATTTATATTATTTTTGTGAGTATTAGATGCGTATAATTTAAATATAACACCCAAATCCGCATTCGATTCGAACAATTTATTTAATATTATTGATAACCCGGTCAATATAGGCATTCTCATAATAATATATTTATATTCTGGTATTGGATTATATTGATGAATATAATCAACAATTTTATAGATTGAAGTTCCCTTCAATGAAAGGCAAACTGCTTTTTCTCTAGCATAATTTTCATCTAATACTTGATAAAAGCTCAACACATTTAATGCGCAACCTTGGTGTTTTAATTTGGCAAGTGGTGCCCATGTTTTTGGCACATAATTCACCGGCAATAATAACAAACTTGCTTTTTCATTCATTTGTAATTGATTCACAATCATTGCATGCACTGGCTCTACAACATGGGTTTCTTGTTCTGGGTTGGATTTTGGAGAATACATTTGAACATAATCTTTATGTGGAGATTGACAAGAATAGATACTAACAGAAGTATCAGATGGAATATCCCCCTTCACTTTGCACATGTCTGTGATTGTTTTAAATATAAGTGAATATGTTATATGTTCAATATTGGAAAATTGTTGTAAAAAATCTGCATGTGAAAGTAATTTTTCTGTTTTCAACGCATGACATGTTTTATTATAAAACGAATATTCCAATCTGTATAATCCAGTATATTTTATTATAAGTTCGTGGTCATTTGGCTCAATTGAAAATACAAGTGGTGGCAAATATACATGATTATTTGTTTGTTTTTTAATTTTAAATATATCCACAGCACTACATGGAGATTCTAATATTTGTTGGATTGGTCCAATGCCAATGGCTTGCAATGGTTCAGAATAAAATCCAATTACTTTAAATTTAGTTTCAACGAGATAATGTTTGTTCGAATTCGGAATGCTGTCTCCGTGACTTACCCATATATATAATACATCCGTTGGTTTTTTGCTGCGATTTTTATCAAACATAGCCTGTATTTTTGTTTTGGTTTTTGTTTTGCTTTTTATGTTAGTTGGTTGATATGTTTTTTTACTTTTGATTGTTTTTCGTTTTGTTCTGGTTTTAGATTTGGATTTGGATTTGGATTTGGATTTGGTCTTTGTCTTTGTCTTTATCTTTGTCTTTGTTTTATTTTCGGTCCATGGATGTTCATCTGATATTTCCATTTGAATAGTCATAATATATTCTTACATAAAATATATAAAGATTGCAATATATACATTGAATTATGAAGTATAATTGTGATTTCGAAGTCAAATATTACAGCATTGAGCAAGAGTTATTGAAAAAATGCATTGAAAATGGAGAGGAAGATTATACCCAGCAAGATGTAATTGACATTTGTGAAAAATTATATCGGGATGAGCTGATGTCTGTTTTTGATATGGACGCAATGAATGACATGGATGACATGAACGCAATGAATGACATGAACGCAATGAATGACATGAACGCAATTGATAAAATAAACGAGTGTGTATTGGAATTATTTAAAACCACCCTTGCGGACACCCAATTGTCTATCATGGTGAATGAAATTGCAGAAATTTGCTATGGGGATTTTTTATCCAACCCTCATATGAAAAATGACATTCAACATATGATATTCATTACTGCGTTTAATTATCAAATATTTCATTTAATGCATCAATGCATTTCCCAACAAATCAAATGGGGACAAATTGACTGCACGTTGATGGAACAATGCAAATATTTAATATGCAAATTTATCACTACTTGCAATAGCTGAAATCAAATGTGTTGCCGTTTGAATATTATATTTTGCTGGTCTGCGAAAATGTGGATGTGCCGATTTTGAATTATCAAATCCCAATACAACCTCGGACATGTTAGTTACAAAACGCAATAATCTGGTAGTTTTTTCCATTCAGCCAAATAACAAGATTCACATAACAAACAATCAACACCTCTTTCATATAAGGAAATATTTTGCAATCCAAGTTGAATCTTTGCTTCCTTTTGTGCTTGATCCTTATGAGTTTCAGACTCAGAACAATTGCAATCGCAACAATTATAATGTGACTTTAAACACTCTTCAGGATCTCCCAAATAATGTTTCATTTCATCGGTCAATTGAGACCAACCATTATCAAATTCAAGAATGATTAATTTTCTCAATGCTGGTTGCAACGGATGATATGGATTCATCTCTCGTTTATCATCAAGTATTTCATGCAATGTTTGATTTTGGCATCTAAAACAAAAATCATGAAATTTAGTTTTACATTGCTTACAATTCATATGTATTTCTTTTGATAAATTGAAAATAGTAGTCTGGCATAATTGATAGCAATTTAAACACAACCCAACTTTACATTCGTCACAAGATGAATAACAAGAAACTTCATTCTTTTGACACAATAAACATGTTGTCATACTAACATCATTTGCCATTTGTTTATATTATTTATTAACCCTATTTTACGACAAATTTGGTCGCTGATGTTTTGCAACCGCTTGAGGCACTGGCATGATAATTGGTGATTTTTGGAACACATGTGCGGATTCCAATTTCTTCAATTCTGGTTTTAAATCGGGTGCTCGTTGAACCAAATTGGTTGAATTGATGCCCCATAAAAAAGATTCAATGTCGGCTGGATTGCCTGAAAGAGAATCCCATGGCAATTGTCCTGGATTGAGTCCATTGCCAGCCCATTTGGTGCTTGTTGCCTTTCCAGAGGCTCCGTTTTCGTATAAATTCCATTGAGAAATGTCCGAATGCTTGCGTTGTTCCAAACAATAATTGCCGGGCGTATTTCTGTTTCGGGTGGATGCCATCTTATTTTGTTATTGGGAGATTATTATTTTTGCAATGGAAAGAATTGAAACAATAATATTTCAATAATAAAATCAGCTATAAACAATGGACAAAATATACAATGAAGCTTTGAAACAATGGTCTGATGAATGGTTTCAGCATATTTTGGACCATCCAGATAAAGAATGGAATTATAGTTGGCTATCAATGAATCCAAACATCACATGGGACATTGTTTGCGCCCATCCAGACAAACAATGGGACTATGGTCCAATGTCAAGGAATCCGAATATCACATGGAAAATTATTTGCGCTAATCCAGAGAAACCATGGGATTATGCTGAAATGTCATTCAATCCAAATATTACGTGGAATGTTATTTGCGCCCATCCAGAGAAACCATGGGATTATTGGTATTTGAGTAAAAATCCAAATATCACTTGGGACATTGTTTGTGCCCATCCAGAGAAACCATGGGACTATATAACGTTGAGCATGAATCCAAATATTACTTGGGACATTGTTTGCGCCAATCCAGACAAACATTGGAATTATGCCGTTCGTGGTGGTCTCAGTTTGAATCCAAATATTACCTGGGAAATTGTTTGCGCCAATCCTGAAAAACCATGGCTTTACATTATGCTCAGCTGGAATCCCAATATAACCTGGGAGATTGTTAGTGCCAATCTGGACAAACCATGGTGTTATGGATGGTTGAGCATCAATCCAAATATTACATGGGATATTGTTTGCGCCCATCCAGAGAAACCTTGGTTTTATGAATGGTTGCCCCAAAATGAAAATATCACTTGGGATATATTTGAAGCGAATTCGGATAAGTTTGATGGTTGTGACATTTGTTTGAATTTCATGACTTCCGCCAGAGAAGCTTTTATTCGCCAAAAGTTGCAAGAATGGTTCCGAAAAAGTGCCTTGAAAGAAGAATTGATGGCAAGTGTGTGGCATCCACGCCATTTTCACCAATTTCATTGGATGGATCCAGATACATTTGAAGAATTGGTCGAAGAATAAAAATGCCAGACATTCGATATTAATGAATAGTCTTTATATTGTTTTTTAATGAATAAATTAAAAATTGAATATTCCTATAATTCAATATAACTAACAATGGTTCGATTTGAAAATATGATGCGTGTGTTGAAAAATTTCAATTCATATGAGAAATTTATTATTTCATCTGGAATAATTGGTGCAAGTTTAGGATGTAAAAGTGCCATCAATTTAAGTAATAATAATTATTATTCAATTGTATCCAAAACATTTGCCGGTGGAATATTAGGATTGGTTTATGGCATTGGAGGTCATGTATTTGTGCCTGCAACATTAGTAGCAATTTCTGTTGCCATTTTAAAGAAAAATTGAATTATTGCAACACAAGTCTATGAAGCAGAACAAACAACAACCAAATGGATTTCACGGAACAAATGCGCAAAGCAAATGAGAAACACCAATTGGCATTTCAAAAAAGATGTCAAGAAGAACAGGAAAATCTGGAAAGAGAAAGATTGGTAAAAGAAGAACAAGAAAGATTGGTAAAAGAAGAACAAGAACGAATCGAAAAACAAATCAAAGAAGAAATCAAACAAAAAGAAAAACAAGAGAAAAAGAATCGCAGAGAATTTATTGATAATTATATAGTGAAAATGTTAAATCAATCAAAAAAAGATATGATTGATTTAAAAATATTGAATGAAATGGCAGAAGATGCGTATAAAGTGCATAAAGCAAACTTGGAAACAAGAGCTCTCTTGGATAGCCAGGAGGAAGAATATAAGCACTGGGAAGAAGTGGATCGAACGAAATTTATGGGGCTGTGAATGTAGGCAAGCCTTTTTCATATTCCAAAGAATTGGAATTCACAATTCCATCATTTGCACCATTGAAATTTTTTAAATTATATTCTCTTGTTTGAATATATTTTTTTGTGCAATCATCCAATTCTGTATTATTCAAGTTATTTATAATATTATTTTTATAATCTGAAATTCTTGTATTCATCAGTTCTTCATATTTTTCTAGTATATTAAACCCTTTGGAATCATCACACAATTTATATTTATCCACAATTCCATAATAATAAAATCCATCATTAAATCTTTTCTTGGACAATCCCAAATCCGTTAAATATTTGGGAAGGCGTGTTCTAAGTCCCGCCTGTTTCGATTTTTGCACACTTTCGTCTTCCAATATTAAATCGTAGAGAGTGGATGCTTTCATTTTATGATTCACATCATCATTAATTGTATATTTATATTGCATAAATTGTTTTACATGCAATTCTTCGTTATTCAAAAGTTCAGCAGCTTTCTTTTGTTTATCAGAAAATTCCACATATTGGGCAATCATTTCCAATTTTTTATTTAATTCTTCTTTATCATTGAACGACACATTGTTCAATTCTTGTTCCAAAAATGGAATGATATTTTCATTGGATGTTGTAAATTCAAATAATAATTGGAATCCATATTCGGGATATTGATTCAAGGTTTCTTTTTCTTCTTCACTCGGATTCGAAATAACAATTGTTTGCAAACTTTTCTCATGTAAAGCAACCAAAATGGTGGGTTTCTTTTCGACAATGGTGGGTTTGATTTCTTCTTCAACGGAATCGCATGTTTCAAAAAAGGAGCCGAATGCGGGGCTGAATCCTTCAATATTGAATTCTTGTTTCTTGACGCAGTTTGCGTTCAGCAAGGAGCTATAAATAGGCTTATTTGAATAAACTTCCGATTTTGTGTCCAAATCAGAAATATGAGTGCCTTGTTTAAATAGGTTAGGATATTGAATGGTTGGTTTAGTTTCATCTTCAATGGAAGCACATGTTTTAAAAAAGGACTTGAATGCAGAAGTCACTGGACCAACAGGACCAATTAGACTTACTGAACTTCCAGAACACGGATGATGAGCCGGATTCACTGGACCAACTGGAGTTTCGAATTTTAATTCTTCTATATTTAATTCTGGCTCAGTCAAACTGCTTTTTTTTATGCAGTTTGCGTTTAGAGAATAAATTGATTTACTGAATAAACCAATTATTTCCGAATTTGCGTCTAAATCTGAAATACGAGTGCTTTGTGCAGATCTTGATGGGTCCAAACATTGATATCCGTTTGTTTCTTTCACAATTACCCCAGAAAACACCGATGGAATTTTAATGCCTTCCATTTTATCCACAACAGGTTTTAAAGCAGTGGGTTCATTTGACGTTCCTTTCACATAATATTTTTGTTTTCCTTTTTGAATGATATTTTTAGATAGAATGTCATTGAATTCCAAAGGCAAATGGGTATTTAAAAATTCATCCTTGTGTTTGTAATATAAATCTTCAAAAAGAATTCCATTCAAATCGGATTTGGAAATGGCATCTGGAATTGAAATAGCTGTATTTTCTATCTCAAACAATATGCCACATTTATCATACCATTGTTCGATTATTTTCAAATTCGACTCAGGTATATTCATGACCGGGCGACTTGTATCATCTTCAAAATTAATGAATGCCACGTGGCGATTGGATTGATTTGGTTCTGCCCCAATCCTCAATTTGGTGAATAACGATTCCATATTAGGCACATTGCCATTTAATACCTCTGTGAGGGCAGAATTTAGCGATTTGATCAAATGGGTATTGTCAGGGATATCAGGGATATCATGCGGAATAGAATCATTTTTAGAAAGTGAAGGAATTTCTTTGAATGTATAAAAGCCTTTAGCATTTGTGTCTTTTTTTAGTGTTTCTTTATCAATAGGATTTGACCATGTTTTTTGTGTTTCTTTATCAATGGGATTTGACCATGTTTTTTGTGATTTTACCCGAAGATTTTTTATTTTATCCGATGCGGACTTGTTTGTAATTTTCTGTGGGATAGAAATGCCTTTTGTAGATTTAATTATTCCATGTATGTTTTGTTTTAAATCATGATTTGGGTGAGTTTTGGCAACACTTCTCATAATTTCGTTGCGTCTGTTCATTTCAATGGCACGTTGTTTCTTTATCTCACATTCATTTTGCAGAATTTTAATAATTGCCATTTTTTGCAGTTTTCTTTTATTTTCAGCGGCCTCGACCTCGGCTTTTGGTTCTTTAGATTCGGCATCGGATTCGGCTTTCGGTTCCTTAAATTCGGCCTCGGCCTCGGCATCGGATTCGGCTTTCGGTTCCTTAAATTCGGCATCGGATTCGGCATCGGATTCGGCTTTCGGTTCCTTAAATTCGGCATCGGATTCGGATTCGGCATCGAATTCGGCTTTCGGTTCCTTAAATTCGGACTCGATTGATGGTGGCAAAATATTAATATTTACAATTGAGCCCGGCACAATATCCGGCACAACAGATGTATCCACCCATTCATGTACTTTGCCTTCCTCTGCGTGTATTTCGGTAATATTCATATGTATATCTTCCATGAGAGATATACACCTTTTATACTTTAATTTCGTTATTTGAACGCACTTTGATGCATTTTTTGTCCATTTTGAAGGTGGCTTTTTTGTCTTCCTGGGGAACAATATTAATTACACATCGTGCTTTTTTTCCATAAAGAGGCTCCGTGCATCCCTTTTCTTTCTTTTTCTTTGTTTGGACTCGTTTAAAATTGAATATTTTTGGTTTTTCTTCTGTGCACCTAGAACGAAAGTGTTCATAACGTTCTCTCACATCACAATAAGTGAGTCCAGATTTTTTGCCCAACATTTTATTCACCAATTCATGCAATTCATAAATATATCTTGAAAAGGTTTCACGACTTTCCATATGACACATTTGAAGCGGTTTTTCCTTCAAATTTTTAGTTAAATTGATGCGACAATATTTGCATGGCAACACATAACGCAAGCTGTAAATATAATCTTTGTAATGTTTTTTATCCAATGAGGTTGGTTTCACTGGATAATTAAAACTGATGGTATGTAATGCAGTCCACATGATGGGTCCCCATATTTTTGTCACCATTCCATCTCCAGATATGAAATCTTTTCCGCTGAATGTTCTATTTTTTTTTCTACTTTGCTTCATATATACTAACATAATAAATAAACTGCAATGAATATTAAAATGGCTTTGTTTTATATCATGGTTTTAACCTCTATAACGCCAAGTGTTACTCCGGGGCAACACTAATATTTATTGGTTAATTATTTTTGCACCACAAATGCAGCAAAAATAATATAAATAATTATTAACATTTTATTCCGGCATTATAGAGGTTATGCAAAAAGAATCCAAAAGAGCATGGGGTCGAAGGGGAATAAATCGCTTCGCGGTTTTAACGGCAAATGAAATCGCATTGCGATTTATTCCCTACATTACATCCCAAAGGTAGAAAAGTCATTTAATACCGGCATTGGAAAATAGTTCGTATTGACCGCTTTTGCATTGAACACTTTCTCACAACTGAAGCTAGGTTCAGGACATCGTGCACAAGCGGGACATGGTGGGCATTTATTTTTATCCATTTCATCATAGATTATTGGATCTGGACACTTGGGACACACAGGTGGCACCACTTGAGATTTCAATATATATAAATCTTCGTCTCCGGGAGGAATTTGAGATCGGGGAATTCCAGTGGGCAGCGAATTATAGTAGGAGGAAGAATCATATGTGGCATATGTATTTCCATTTGGGCCAGTGATAGTATTTACTTGGCCTCCATTGGGTCCATAATAGCTGTTTGTGTAAGCTGTGTTATAATCTGTACCAGAACTATTATTGTCTGTGTCATATTGGTTAATTGTTCCATCTTGGCTGTCATACACATATGCATTGTTGCCATTATATACCACTTTGGAACCATTGGAAGTAGTTATTTCAATGGCTTGTGCTTGACCATTTTCAGTGATAATTTTCGCAGTCCCACCATTGGGTCCATAATAAATATTTGTATCCACATTGGCGTTGGTTCCATTTTCGATATAATAAACTTCTGTCATTCCATTTTTGTAAGTGATGACAATGGAATCGTTATCGGGTGTTTGCACAACTTTGGCAGTTCCTCCATCAGGACCATAATAAATGGTTGGATTCGAAGTTCCATTGTAATGATTATAATTGTCATAAGTTCCATTACTAGTGGTGGCAGTTGAAACCCCTGTGGATGGATTATTTGTTAGTGTGAGCACAACATTGCCATTGGAATCTTTCACTTGAATAGTATTTGGTCCATTGTCATTATATGTAATAGTAGCAGAAGCACCATTGGATGCATAATAGGTGGTTGAATCAGTGCTGCTGACAGAATAGGTGGTTACATTTCCATCGCTAGAAGTGACAATTAAATTGCCAGTTTCAGTTTCAATTTGTGCCATGGTTCCATTGGGTCCATAATAAATGGTTCCACTGGTCATTCCCTCGCGTGACCCACACTTTCCAAAATAAGAACAAAATATAAATGCAAATAATAATAGGACAAAAAGTATTAATATATTGGTATCCATATATAATCCAAGTGAAAAAAATTGATTGGTTGCCTCCAAATAATGAAAGGTAGAACATATATGGATGCGGATGATGAATTGATTGATTTGGGCTCTGATATAAAAATGAAAAGACAACGGAAAATTCAAGTTCCGCTTCATACTCATTTTGATTCCAATTTGAATGTCATTGAAATCGGTGTGGATGAAGTGGGTCGTGGTCCTTTATTTGGTAGAGTATACGCGGGTGTGGTGGTGCTTCCTGAAGGAAGTTCTTCCGGGTTTCGGCATGATTGGATGAAAGATAGTAAAAAATTTCACTCAAAAAAGAAAATAGAAGAAATAGCGGAACATATACGTGAGCATGCAATTGCTTGGTCTGTCGAATATGAAGATGAGTTTGTCATTGATGAAATAAATATATTGCAAGCAACTCAGCGTGCAATGCATAAGGGAATATATAAAGTATTGGAACAATTAAGTGATAAAAAAGAGAACAAAGAAATATTATTGTTAGTTGATGGGAATTATTTTAAACCATATTCGAAAGAAATCAAGCATGTGACAATTGAAGGAGGCGATAACAAATTTACATGCATTGCAGCTGCATCAATATTAGCCAAAGTTGCCCGTGATAAATATATTGAAGAATTGTGTGCAGAAAATCCAGAATTGGCAGAAAAATATAGCATTGACAGCAATAAGGGATATGGGTCCAAAAAACATTTAGAAGGTATTCGGACTCATGGAATTACAAAATGGCACCGAAAGACATTTGGAATTTGTCGGCAGTATCTTGAAGGGATGGAAACTGAAAAAGTATCTTGAAGGGACGCGTGTTGAAAAAATTGAATTTCATGAAAGCCTTTTTTCTTACAAGAAATCCAGTTTACCTGCAAACACAACAATTAACCATTCGTTCAATTTCCCATTTATTTCATATTGCAGATATTGTTTCTGCACCTGCATCAAATAAATGGAAAATAAATTATGTGTGTGAAAAATGCATGCAAATACAAGAAAATGGACGCATTTATTTGATTGTTGTGGATGGAGAAATATATAAAATTGGTTCATCGACTTCCAATGGAGGTATACGAAATACACTTACATCTTATATGAACGGACTTGGAGGCTCTCCGTCATTGCGAACATTTGGCATTCATATGTTAATTCAAGAGCAATTGGATTCAGGAAAATTAATACAAATCTACGCAAAATTCAACCATCCAATTGAAATAGTAATCAATGGACTTACATCAAGTATTTCAAAACTCACATATCCTCAAATCAAAGACATGGAAGATTTATGTAGGGAAGATTACAAAAAAATATATAACAAATATCCAATATGGAATTTTCAGGAAAATAAAGAACAATTTCCGCAACACATTCAAATGGCACATGCAGAACACTTGCAAAAACAAAAAATGAAACGTGTGTTAAAACCCAAATCAGATATCAACCCATTGGATGACAAATAATCATAATTTCATGACTTTCTTTTTTTGCATTACCATCACCATCTGTCCGATTTTTTCCAATGCGTGTTTCTCCCTGCCCATATGTATATTGCCATTCTGGAAATTCAAAATGGTATCCGGCATACATTTCGCGAATTGCAGTACAATCATTGTATGTCATTAAAAATCCGCCACGATGTTGTTTCAACAAATCAGCCAATAAAACATGATTGAAATAATTGTGATGAATAGCAAAATTGCAATTGGGATACATACCCTTGAACATTTTGCTGTCTCCTTCCAAATAATAGGGCGGGTCTAAAAAGAGAAAATCATCTCGATGCGATTCCAAAATATCCTCAAAAGACGCACATCGAACATCCAAATTGGTTAAATTCATTTTTGCCATTTTATCCAAACGACGATTATATTTATCGAGATTTATTTCGTTTGAGCTGGGCCATCCAAGAAACATAGGACCATAGGATAAACTCATATTGTAATAATAATAAGCGGCGCGTTTGACAACATCATCATCCAAAGCTGTCTTATCCGTTTCTGTTAGTTCAATATGTTTTTTGGTTTTGTATTGCAAATCAGCAGGTTTAATTTTATCCCAATAATTCAGCAAAACATGACGATTATATGTAAATTGCTCTGTATTGACTTCCATGGATTGCAATGCAGCCAGCAATTCGTCTTTTTGATGTATCAAAACATTCCAAAATTCAACTAACAACCCAAATATGTCATATCCAATTACAGGAATGTGAAGCATTTGAGAAAGACAGAGTTCAACCGAACCTCCTCCGAAAAAGGGAGATACAATTTTTCTCTCTTTTAATTTAGGAAGCAATTCTAATATTTGCCCAATGGCTTTGCTTTTTCCGCCTGCATAACGAAGGGGAGATATGCATATACGCTTATATTTTCCGTTTTTATTGCGAATGGATGCTAAAAATTTAGACATATATGGTTGGTTGCACTCCCATTCTTCCATTGATATTATTATGATGCACTATTTAATTACATTTCAATTTTATATAGCCAACGTTTTTTTTTATTTATATATATATATAATGCCGCGTTGCCCCAATGGAACAAGGAAAAATCCTAAAACTAAAATGTGTGAAAAAAAATTGAAAAATATTTTATCTAATAAAAAATCGACATCTAGAAAGATGGAATTGAATCATGCGCCAAAAAGTGATTTTATATCTAATTTTGAAAAAAAAAATGTGGATGACCAAAATGCAATTGAAAAAGAAATTTTAAATTATTTTATTAATAAAAAAAATAAAAATTTATTTGATGAAATTAAAAATTTTATTATTTTGACACTAAATGAATCAATTAATATGATTGATGAATTTGAATCAATAGCCGAAATTATTAAAAAATATGAAAAAAATAATATAACACAATTTTTATTATCAGAACTTCAAGATTTTGAAGTTTATTTCAGAGTGAAAAAAATAAGCGATATATATAAAATTGTTTTTGAAATTAGATTTCAAAATGTCAAATATAAGTATAATGACACTGGCAATAGTTCTGATTTTGGATACAATTCATCAGACAATTATACCTTTAATAAAAATATAAATTCAGATATGAAAAAAGTATTAAAATTATTATTTGACAAAGACCTCATAACTGAGAAATGTTGGACGTGGTTTAATAAATATAAAGAAATATTATAAACTTTATACATTCATTTCCCTAGAGAGTTCCATATGATGATGATAATATTTGTCATAAATAATATAAGACAGACCAATTAACAATAATGTTGTTGGGACATAAATTTCTGGTGCATGATTTGCAATGCCATAAATAATTAATAATAATTGAGAACAAACATTTACTGCTAAAGAAAACCATGTGTAACTTTGGGTTTGGTGAGTGGAATATATATTTGCAACAATTGAATAAAACGCAATGACATTTGCCATCAAAGAAATGGTTGCTAAAATTGCATATTTCGCCATATTATATATGGCGACATATTGTAGAAAATTTATTCCTTCTTTTCCTCAAATGTATTCGCAAATCTACTCTTCCCATAATCACTTTTGCCTACAACTATATCATCCCCTTCAAATAATTCATTGCGAATATCTGCAACTGAAATAGATTCAGAATCTGTTTGATTCAAATGTTGTTCGGTAGTTGTATTTCCAACACCAACCAAATTGCCATTTTCATCAATATCCTGAGTTATTCCGGCACCATGTTTTTCTGCATTCTTTTTATTTTCATCAATGGCTTTTTGCTTTGCTTCTTTTTTGCGTTGCTCAAACGCAATTTTCGCATTTTGGTCATTCTTAATCTTTTCATGATTCAACTGATTTAACTCTTCTTCTAAATATTCCACACGTCCAGTTTTGTATGCTTCTGGGTCCCATGGCAACCAAACACCAACTTTTCCTACATATATTTCAAAATTGGGGTCGGCTTCTCTTGCCATTTTACAGCGCAATTCAGCTTCTTCTTGTGTGGCATAATTACCCCTCACTTTTACGCCACGAACACATGTTTGAAAATTATGTTTGGTTTGAAAGCGTTTTTCAAGTTTTTCTTCTTCTCTGTCCAAAAAATTCTTATAATCATCTTCAACCGAAGATTTGCGAATATTCTCTTGTTCTTCCTCAAGGAATTCTTCAAAATCTTTCATAACATCTTCAAATTTGATTTTATATTTGAATGAAATAAAATTAAGAAATTGATGATATTTTTCCATACCTTTATTGATTTCCCATTGTTTCAGAAATTCTTCGAAAAAATACATTTCCTTTTGCTTCAATATTTTTTCTGGACTGATAAAAGAAAGACAACAATATGCTTGATTTGCGATTGGTTTGTCTTCTTCTAGAACATCGACATATTTAGGATTGGGATTTCCGTTCTCTAATGTTTTTCTGGGGAAGGCTTGTTTGCGGCGCCGTTGTTTTTCCATTGCAACTATATTTCATTTCAGTGATTTGTTTAAATGGAAATTTTGCAATATGTTTATTTTATTTTGGATGGGAATATAGAATATAGCATGAGATATATTTTTTCTGTGCTTCTATTATAATGGGTATGTTTGATTTGAACGAATTGTTGAAGCGTGTAGTAAAATACTTAATTGAGGGATTAATTGTTGCCATCGCAGCATTTGCCATACCAAAGCGTTCACTCAATTTAGAAGAAATTTCTCTTTTGGCACTCACTGCTGCTGCCACTTTTGCTATATTAGATACGTATGTCCCATCCATGGGTGTTAGTGCTCGTTCAGGCGCCGGTTTGGGTGTAGGATTTAATTTAGTTGGTTTTGGTGCTTAAATTGCAAATATTAACCCTATATAACGCCGGAATAAAATGTTAATAATTTATGTTATTTTTGCTGCATTTGTGGTGCAAAAATAATTTATTAAAATAAGCCCGGGGCCACGGATGGCTTTATAGAGGTTAAATTGTGGATATAAATTCCCAATCTAATTCTGGGTCACGAACCATTTTTTTCCATATTTGATCGGCTTCAAATAATTTTTGCCGGTCTTTTAATAATGGGATGAATTCTAAATATTGAGTTTCTCCTAATAATTCTAATAATTTATAAAGCACATAATAATAATTCAAGAAATTTACACGAACATCTGGACATGCTCGTGCATATGGGGATTGAATGTCGATGAATAAATTACAAAGTGTTTCTTCTAATTCAGGAGAAAAAACGAGTACTTGAATTCCCAATTTATTTTTAATGAAAGGGATATGTTCATATGATTTATTAAAGCCAAGTTTCTTTAATATTTCTTTTAATTTTTGATGACTCAATTGATTTAATTGAATTCTTTCTTTTTTAATTTGCAATTGTATTTGTTCAATAACACGTTCAGGCAATTGAGTTGTTTCTTTTCCTTGAAATTGAGCCATAATTTCTTTGAAATGATTGATGCGTTTATATCCGTCCGAGGATACTTCTTTTGGAGGTTCTTTATAGCTTGGTTTGTCATTTTCAATTAAATAGGGAATATTATTGGCACACTCATTACAAATGAGCAATCCTTCGTCTTCTAAAGGGACCATTTCGCCCTTACAGCAAACAGGACACAAATCGGTTTCACGCATATAATTTTTCATATCAAGAAAGCTCTCATCCACATTGGACAAATACCGATTGACAATATTTTTATTTTGGCATTCCATTTCATTAGAAATGACTGGTTCTTCTTGTTTTATTTTAAATATTTGGAATAGAAGTTGACTTTTATTTGTGCTTGAATTGACAGATGATTCATCTGTATTTCCTATATTTTTTTTATTTTCGAAATATTCAAAAATATATTTCGAATTATCTAAAAAATAATTTTGTTTTTTATATTGCATTATTCGAATGTTGTCATTTATTTCGCGAATGCGGTCTTGTATTTCCATGGAATGTTGAATCGGCAGATTTTCTTTTTCAAGGCGTTTTCTTAAATAATGCCGCTCTTTTTTTAATTCTGGAATAATATTCAAATCATTTATTTCAAATTCATTCAAATATTGATTGTGCATGCTGTCTAATGTAGTTGTATATTTTCGGTTTATTTTTAAAACCTTGGATGTTTTTGGTTTAAAGGAAGGCATTATAATAGAATGATATTCTTCTATTTAAATCACAAATAATTTATTTAGATATAATTTTAGTTTAATTAAGGAATAAAGAATAAAATGAAATAATATGGAAATTAAAATAGATAGCAAAAATGTAGACATTGACAATGCATTATTTTGCAAAATGACATTTTTATATAATGCATTGAATAAAGGATGGTCAATTAAAAAACGTAAAGGGCGATATATATTCACGAAAAATCATGAAGGGAAAAAAGAAGTTTATGAAGAAGATTATTTAGCGACTTTTATTTCTGAGAACGCAGACATGAGTTCTTTATTGGATTAAAATTATTATTACACCATATTGCCGACAATAATAATAAAATAAATAATAAAAATGTGATAACAATGAATTATTGAATTTACGTTATTTCCCCATTTTTTTTTCTTTTTGATATGTATACTATGGGAGGCGGATTAATGCAACTTGTCGCATACGGGGCTCAGGATGTTTACCTAACTGGTAACCCTCAAATTACCTTTTGGAAAGTCACTTACAGAAGATACACAAACTTCGCTATTGAATCCATTGAGCAAACATTCAATGGACAGGCTGATTTTGGTCGCAGAGTTCAATGCACCATCAGCCGCAATGGTGATTTGGCATATAGAACTTACTTGCAAGTCACCTTGCCAGAAATCAACCAAGCCATGGGTGCTGGTGCTTACGCTTCTGGCACCGGTGCAGGAGTTTATGCTCGTTGGTTGGATTTCCCAGGTGAGCAATTGATTGCTCAAGTGGAAGTGGAAATTGGTGGTCAACGAATTGATCGTCAATATGGTGACTGGATGCATATTTGGAATCAGCTAACAATGCCTGCAGAACAGGAGCGAGGATATTTCAAGATGATTGGTAATACCACTCAACTAACATTCATCACAGATCCATCTTTTGCGGAAGTGGATGGTCCTTGTGATTCATCTGCCCCACGTCAGGTGTGTGCTCCAAGAAACGCTCTGCCAGAAACCACTCTTTACATTCCACTTCAATTCTGGTTTTGCACCAATCCGGGTTTGGCATTGCCTTTGATTGCCCTGCAATACCATGAGGTCAAAATCAATTTGGATTTGCGTCCAATTGATGAATGTTTGTGGGCGGTAACCACATTGAGTTGCAATGTTCCAGGTGCGGACATTGGGGGGTCAACTTATTTGGACACCCAGTACACTCCTGGTCGTCCAGTGCCAGCTTCCCTTGCCTACAATCAATCTTTGGTGAGTGCTTCTTTGTATGTGGATTATGTGTTTTTGGATACGGATGAGCGCCGAAGATTCGCCCAAAATCCTCATGAATATTTAATTACCCAATTGCAATTCACTGGGGATGAATCCGTTGGTTCTTCCAGCAACAAGATCAAACTCAATTTCAATCACCCTGTCAAGGAGTTGATTTTTGTTGTGCAACCTGATCAAAACGTGGATTATTGCTCTTCTTTGGTGTGTGATGCTCTTTTGTTCAAGTCATTGGGAGCACAGCCATTCAATTACACGGATGCAATCGATGCCTTGCCAAACGCCATTCATGCTTTCGGAGGTCCATCTGCCATCGCGGCAGATTCTCGTTCCTACATTGATGCACAGGGATTATTTGATGATGCAGGTGCGTTGAATTCTTATATTCCAGATGGATACACTGGATACTGGCACGGGCCCAATAATGCCTACAATCAACCAAACTTTGGAGGACCTGCAGTTGACGATTCTGTGTTGGCTGCTATTTCTGGTCTGCAACGCAGTCACAATGAGAATTCCAGTGTTTCCGATGCTGGTACTTTTGTGTTGACGGAATCCTCTTTGGATATGCATTGCTGGGGACAGAATCCAGTGGTCACCGCAAAGCTCCAATTGAATGGTCAAGATCGTTTCTCTGAGCGCGAGGGATCTTATTTTGCTTGGGTGCAGCCATTCCAAGCCCACACTCGCAATCCTGACGAGGGAATCAATGTGTATTCCTTTGCCTTGAGACCTGAAGAGCATCAGCCCTCAGGTACGTGCAACTTCTCTCGAATTGATAACGCAACTTTACAACTTGTTTTGTCAAATGCGACAGTCGAGGGAACCAAGACTGCCAAGGTGCGAGTTTACGCATTAAATTATAATGTGCTGAGGATAATGTCGGGCATGGGTGGGCTAGCGTATAGCAATTAAAGAAATTCAATTGTGGGTCTTATTCCTATTTTTATTTTAAAGCATCGTTTGATGACTGCAAAATGTATTAATTTTTGCTGCATCAATAAATATTAAAAAAGGGTGTCAATAATATTGACACCCTTTTTAAACACGTAAATCTAATCGGCATATAATTGTTCATGCGTTGACTCAATGTCAATAAAGCCAGCCACGTGCTGATAAATAATTATATTTTTTATATTGAATGTGCAGCAAAAAACAAAATATTATTTTTATAATTGAATTGCTTCAATAATTGAAACATTGAATTATTAGTGTTACTCTTGACTGACATTTGGCGTTATAAATATAAATACATAAATTTCCATTTAAAGAAAAGGGTGTTATACATATATAAACACCCATGGACATTGTAAGAGCATTCAACAACAATAATTTGCATACTGAAATATGTATAAGGGGCACATGTGAAAATCCGTTGTTCCGTGCCACTGACATTAGTGCAATATTGGAAATGGGAAATATAAGACCGAGCATACAGCATTTTGACGAAAGTGAAAAGATTGTAATGACAATGCAAACAATTGGCGGAATTCAACAGGTCAGCTTTTTAACTGAAAAGGGGTTATATAAAGTTTTATTTAAATCAAGAAAACCAATTGCCGAAAAATTTCAAAATTGGGCTTGCGACATTATCAAAGAATTGCGAATGCGGGGCATTTATGAATTAAAACAACAACTTGATGAACAACAATTGAATATGGACAATAAAATAATGAGAGAAAAAGAATCTGTTTTACTTAAAAAATATACTATGGTTGGTGCAATGGTGTATATTATAAAAATAAAAACATATGAAAATGGAACGTACATTGTAAAAATAGGAGAGTCGCGCATTGGAATTCAAAATAGATATCAAGAGCACAAATCAAAATATGAAGAATGTCTTTTGTTAGATTGTTTTCAAGTTGATAAATCAAAAGAATTTGAAACATTTTTGCATTACCATCCAGACATTAGTCATAATAAAGTATGTGATTTATTTGGTCACGAAAGAGAAAATGAATTATTTCTCATTGGACATAAATTATCGTATCAAACTATAATAAAAATTATAAACGATAATGTGGATAATTATAATTATAAAATTAGGGAATTATTGCTTGAAAATGAAAATTTGAAAATGCAAATTGAAAGTTTAAAATTGCAAAAACCTGGAGTTGACCAACACAAAGCAAATGCTGGGGAAATAGATGAGATACTCCAATCAAATAAAGGAATATTGGGAAAAATTGCATCGCTTGAACGAACAATTCAACAATTGTTCGACAATGTGAACAAACCAGAACCTAAACTTGTAACAGGGTTCAATCAACAATTGCCTCAATTGGGACCGAGACTTCAAAAAATAAATCCAGACTCTATGCAGTTGGTTCAGGTTTATGAATCTGTCACTGAAGCAATGAATGAAAATAAAAGCATCAAAAGATCAAGCATAAATAAAGCCGCCGAAAACAACACTATTTATAGAGGGTTTCGGTGGGTGCTGGTTGAAAGAAATTCGGATGCAAATGTGGTTCGTTCAATCGAACCAACAAAACCAATACAGCAACAAGATATTGGATATGTGGCAAAATTCGACGCAAATAAAAGTAAAATATTAAATGTGTATTTAGATCGAAAAACAGCCACCCGTTTTAACGGCTACAAAACATCATCTGCATTGGATAGACCAGTAAAAGAGGGAATTCTTTCTCATAACCATTATTACATTCCCTTTTCAAAATGCAATCAAGAATTAATTACAATATTTGAAGAAATGCATGGTCCAGTGATTTTATATAAAGCTGGAATTGGTCAATTTAATTCAAATCACCAATTGGTACGAGAATACACTTGCAAATATGATTGCATACGTGAACGAAAAATTAGCGAAAAAACGCTCGCCAAATGTTTAGAAAACAATACTCAGTATGATGGTTATTATTATAAAAAACTTGGAGAAAAATTAATTATGTAAAAACAATTATTATTTTTATATAATTTAATTCACAATCTGATTTCAAAAAAAAGAAAAACACTAAAATAATTTCTCCACCAATTGCCTATATTTATTTTGCAGATGAATATTAGACGGCAAAAAGGGTTCAATGGCACGCCGATTTCTCTCCAAATACGCACTCGCATTGGCGTCATGGTTGACAATAATGTGATTCAACATTTCTCCCCCCTGGTGATAATTGAATTCTTCATAATAATAGCCAATATCTTGGCATAGATTTGCGTTGTGTAAAATGGGCCAGCCCATCCACGCCAAATCAAAATACAAATAGTTCAAATTATTCTCCCATTGGTGTGATACAGCAATATCGCAAAATTGTCTCATGAAATCCAATGTGATGAACCTGCTTTCCACAGATATTTTTTTTTCTGCAAATAAATCCAAACAATGGACCACATTATTAAATTGGGGCATATTGAACTGATTGGTTTTATTATCTGAATTCGATTTGTTTATATTGGTCACATACACATGGCGCACATTGTTGTATGTTCGGTGCGTATTTTCGGCAATCATGAGGCAAGGAAGTGCCCATTTCATCACGCTCATATTCGGTTCAAAAATACCTATTTTTGATTCCTTTTTCTTGTAATAAAGCGGCTTCTCATCGGGTAAATTTAATATTTTGGTGACAAATTGGATGGACATGGGCGACCAAATAAACGGAGCCTGAATACATTTGGTCTTGTGAACCACTTCACAATAATACTTATTTTGTTTATACATTTGTGGGATGCACCATATTTCGTCATAAATGCGGTCATTGGTGTAACTGATATTCCTTGTTTTGTGCTGGCTGTATAAAATGACTTCCGAATCAATCAAATAATTGTTCCCACACATATAGTACACTAATTTCATCCCCGTATTTTTAAGACATTCATTCAATATTTTAGGAAATGAAACGCCCATTGAAATAATCAAATTCAAATCGTATTCAAATATGGTGGGCAATACAATGTATTTGAATTGATAGAATTCAATGCCTTCCAAGACGGATTTATTCTTTCCGTCTGCAATAATGAGCCACACATCATATCCAATATTGGTGAGCAGCTCATACAAATAAAGGCAATTTTGTTGAATGCCATTGGAATAGAAATCTTTCAATGTATCTGGGATATTCACACTGATCCCAATGCGAATGCGCGTTTTTTCCACGGGCAATGGAATGTGGCATCGTTCCAAATATAAGGTATTTTTAAAATAGTGTTCCAACAATATTTCTTCATTGAAATAAATATTGGAAATGTCGCCCACAATTTGCTCCCTTAGGATGAGACAATTATTACTGCCAGCCAAACAAAGAGTTCTTTTTGTGATGGATGTTTCTGCATCTGGACTGGGCGATGCAACCAGTTGCATCCACTCTTCCATTATTTGCCATATTACAGGAGATCCTTTTTTTCCTGCAATGAATCCACTGAATAAATCTGCGTTCAAACAGGACTGAATGACACAAAGGTCTCCTTCCAATGCATTCAATGGGCGTTTCAAGTGAATATTCGCATTAAGAACTGCACCGCCTGTAAAATAAAGGATGCAAAGTTTCAGAAAAAAAATCATTGTGGAATTCGGAATTTTGTGTCCTGCAGCCAAAAATGTCTTCACCTGCAGAAATAAAGGATCATCTTTGAATTCAAACAATTGCAATGTGATTTGTTCCACATTTTCAAAATGGAGTTGCACCACCTTCTCTGTTTGTTCGCCGATCATTGCATTCAAAATGGTGGGCGAAAAAGTATATGCCGTATGTATGTATATTGTCATTATGGATGTGGTTGATTTTATTTTTTTGTTTTGAACTATTTTTATTTTTTATTTGTCTATAATATATGGAAGTTAACATAAGCAATGAACTTACATGGCAAGGAACACCTTTGGTTCTCAGGACTGAATTGACAGGCAATTCCAGTTCAGAATCGAGCACTCGCTTATCCGCAGACGCTTCATTAAGTTCTGATATTGATGCGGAAGCAAGCACACGTTTGTCGGCGGATTCTGTATTGAATTCGGATATACTTGCTGAATCAAGTACCCGTTTATCGGCAGATTCAGTGTTGAGTGTTGGTTTGAGCAGTGAAATTGCAACTAGAACATCCCAATACACATTGTTGCTTGGACTTTCAAGCGGAGAATCTTTTTCTGAAAGTTTGGACTCGTTATTTGAATTGGCACAAGCATTGTCACATAATCCAAGCATTATTGCAAGTTTAATGTCTTCCGATGTGACACTGACTGCCAATATTACAAATGAAGTGAGCAATCGAGCATCTGGAGACATTGTTTTGTCCACCAGAATTTCCAATGAAGAAGTCAGTCGAGCATCTGGAGATGCTGTTTTGTCCACTGATATTTTAACCGAGATCAGCAATCGAGCATCTGGAGACATTGTTTTGTCCACCAGAATTTCCAATGAAGAAGTCAGTCGAGCATCTGGAGACGTTGTTTTGTCCACCGATTTTTCATCTTCATTGAGCACTGCATTATATAACACTGCGGATGTTGTGACTTCTATTTCAATAAATACAGGTTTATCAAATGATGTTGGTCCAGGATATTTATATGGTTTTATAAATAATGTTACCTTGGGAGGAAGTGTTAGTTTTGATTTGAGTCAAATTTTATATATACCTGCAGAGCTTTCTTGGTTTGCATTGCCAAATCAAGAAACGTCATATCCTGCTTGGTATCCTTTTTCTTAATTAATTGCTTTATTATTTTGCACCACAAATGCAGCAAAATAAAATAAAAATAATTAAATTTTATTTTGGCGTTGGAGACATTAATGAAATTTGACTACAATTTCCACTTTTTCTTTTTTGATACTTTTCACGGCAGAAACGGACAATTCTTCCCGTTTCTTTCTAGTTTTCGAGTTGCCGGTTGTTGTGGGATCAACTATGTTTTCCTTGCGCTTGCTTGTGCTGTTGCGGTTATTCATATCGCGTTCAATTTCTGCATAATTTTCTGAAATATAATCAATTACTTTATTTTCCAGAGCCCATTTAAAAAAATTTAATTGCCCGATGGTTGTTTCAATGCATTTTCCGTCTATATATGGAAAACTAATTCGTTCCCATCTGCAAAATGGGTCAAAACGTTTTTTCGAATATGCCTTTAATTTTAATTTATAATCATCATACACTTTGAATCGTTTTGAATCCAACATGTAAATAGTGTAATATTTTTTTGCATAATTAGTGGAAAACCAATCAACAATGCGAAGAGAAATTTTAGATTTTCCTGTAATGATTTGAAGCATTTTGTCCAAATTATTGCTCTCATTGAAACTGCCATCATCATTATTGGTTCTATAAAAAGAATACATATTGTTCAATAATAGGTCATTTTGAGTGGAATAGGAGTGAATGGATGATGTTGTCATTCTTATATTATTATTTCCTGTAAATTATTTATTTAAGCGATATTTAAATATATATTTTCTTTTTATTTAATATATGTGGGATAATGTTATGGATTCGATGTTTGGACCATTATCAAGAGATTATTGCGTTTATTTCTATGCACTTGCCGTAATCACTGCCTTATTATTTGCGGTGAGTATTGGCTCTTTTATGTACGCAATTGCTTCAGGACACAAATTAACAACATTTAAAATGGTTCAATATATTGGTGCATTTTTACAGCTTTTTATTGCTTATTTTGTCAATCGTTTGCTTTATACAATGTGCATGAGAAGCATCTAAATAAATAATGATTCAATTTGTTGATTGTTTGTCAACAAATGGAATTCCTTTACATCAAACCATTTCATTTACATTCGACTTGCAGCGGCGGAACGAGAAGCCGCTGCGGAAGCGGCACGGGAAGCAGCGGCAGCACGAGATGCGGCAGCAGCGGCGGAACGAGATGCGGCGGCAGCACGGGCAGCAGATGCACCTCTAGCAGCAGAAGCAGCACGGGAAGCTGCCTTTGCAGCACCACGGGAGGCAGATCTTGCCGCAGCAGCAGCAGCAGCAGCTCCTCTTGCGGCAGCTCTTTTCATTGTTCTTGCAGCAGCTCTTCCTCTGGAACGACTAGCACCTCTTGATCTTGTTCTTCTTGCCATAGTATAATATACCGCGATAAAAAAAATAAACGCCGATTGAAATATTAAAAAATTCCTTTACCAAATGGTATCTGTGGATGTCCAATACATTTTATCTTTCTTTTGAATATTATATAAACTTCGGAATAATTTTAAACGTGACAATGGGCAATTTGTCCTATATTTATCCATTGGATGCGGATTTGTTTTCAATTGTGCCTTGATGGCTTCGTCAAATATTTTTTGTCTGGCTTGAACTGCAACATACACAAAAAACGCCTGAAAAGATAGGGCACGAATGGGAACAATGTCATTATTCTTTTCCTGAAAATCATTCAAATATTCTTCACAAATGGCTAAACCAGAAATATCTGCCAAATTCTCTCCAGTGCTTAAAGTGGCGTCCATTTTGATTCCGTCATAACCAGCAAATGCCTCATATTGTTTTACCACATCCTTCACTTTATGTTCAAATCGCGATTTGTCTCTATTTGTCCACCAGTTATGCAAATTTCCGTGATGGTCATATTTGCTTCCTAAATCATCCAAACAATGCGACATTTCATGAGCCAATGTATATCCGATATGAGCCAAATTATATTCAATCCCACGTTCATCCAAATCAATAAAAGGCTTTTGTAGATATGCCAGTGGCACATAAATGCTATTTTCTGTTGGGGTGTAATACGCATTGACCACATAGGATTGTTTTCCTACAATTTTGAATTCTTCCCAATCAATAATGGGAATGTCCACTTCGGAGCTTTTGCCGTCTAATTGAATCATTTGTTTTGCTCGCCAAATGGCTAGTAATTGTAAATTATAATATGCATTATCTTCCACATAATCCAACAAGGGGTCTTCCCTTAATAATTTGGGGCTTCCAACTTCTAAACGTATATTTTCCAATTTGAGCAATGCATATTTTTTGGTAGAGGGTGACATCCATTTATTGCGTCGAATAATACGTTTATACACATGAAGCAAATCGGATGCCATATTATGTGTATAATCGATGTATTGTTGTTTTTTATTGTGTTCGATGTATTGATTGGTTAAAAGAGTATTAAAACAAAAAGAGAGACCAAACACTGGATATATTTCTTTTGGATAAGGCACTGGTTGTCCTTTGATATATTTATCGTGAAATTGATAATATATGAGTCGCCAATCTTTATGAAAACGTATTAATTGACGAAACATGATATATAAATAATAGGTGCGCCATTTTGTATTTTTCCAACAATTGTCTTTGCTCAATGTGTCGATCACGCATTTCAAATAATTGGTGCTTGTGCAAATAAATGTTTTGGGGACATTTTCTTTTTTGTATCCAATAGTTTGTGCAAACAATTTCCAGTCAAATCCGTATTTGTCCAATGCTTCTGATGAATGGACGACATTATATCCATCTTCACTATCCGTTTTAATATCATTGCATCCAAGTGCATTCAATAAATCCAATTCACATTCCCACACATCGCTTGCATTCAATCCGTGTTTCTTTCCTAAGCAAAGAGAAAACATTTTGTTAATAAAAGCGAGATATTGTTGTTTAAATTCGCGTTTATATTTTTTTGTTTCTTTATTGTCAAATGGATCGTCAATATAAATTTGATAATCATAAATTGTTAGTTGTGGTGCGGATATGGTGGATTTATATTGCTTCACATTTTTCTCATCTCGCATAACATTCCATACAATCGGACAGCCCCATGAGACAATTTCATTTTGATTGATTTCACCGAAAAACTCAAACATAGTGTCTTTAGTCAAAAGTTCGTCTAATTTGATAACAATTTTACCAATATAATCATGAACATTATTAGGGTTTAAGTTATAAAGTGATTTATATACTTTTTGCACTGCATTGGCAAGGGGTGTTTTGTTTGTTTGAATATAATTTTTGACAATGTCCATTAATTCATAAAATACTTTTTCTTGTGTGATGCGAAAGCTGTCAATTTGCACATAATGTTTTAATTCTTGTTTTAATTCTTTGGTTTTTTGGGCAATCCATTGATAATTGATGTAGGTGTAATAATCATCTTGAGCACGATATTTGGTAGGGGTAAATGGTGTTTTGAATAATTGGATAAGTTCTTTTTCAATGTGTTTGCTTGTGTTTGTCTTCGTTTTGTCAAAATTGGGTTCAAATTGATTAAATGCATTGGCATGTTGACGACATAGTTCTTTCATGTCATGTTGAATTGTCTTTTTAGTTTTATTTATTTTTCTCCTATATTTTCGTCGTTTTTCTGTCATATATTACTGCTATATAAAACTTATCGATTTACTCTATCTTCTATTTTGTTCAATAAATCTTCACTATATACCAATTTGCCGGATGGTCGGTACGATTTGATTGGCGTATATTTTTTTCCATTTTTAATTTGTTCAATGGGAGGTGCGGATACTTCATCTTCTTCTTCTGTTTTGTCAGCCACTCTCTCTCCAAATTCATTCAATTCGATTCCCATTTTTTTCTTGATTTCATCCCGTATATAGGATGGAATCCAATGATCCCAACATATAAATAATGTATTTGGGTGATAATATTGCACTTTAAATCCATTTTCTTTTAATGTATTTATGACATATGCAATGCAAGCCCCTTGATCAAAATGAGAAACTCCTAAAATAAATTCTGGAACTAAAAACCAACAATAGTTATCATTTGGATTGTTTCTTGAGATTGTTTTGATTCGGATGTGAATTCGGTTGAGTATTTTTTGATATAAATGCAATTTATTTAAATCTATTTTCTTTTTTTTTTCGTACAATTCATCGATATTGATTTTTTCGGTGAATTCTGAAATTTCATCAAAGGCAAAGGACATTATAAAATATAAATACATGAAGAATAAATTTTGAGCGAATATTCGCGAATATTTATAAGTTATTAAAATACATTTGTTAGTTTGTTTAATAGAAATGGTTGAAAAATAAAAGGAAAAGGATAAAATAAATATGTGAATTTGGAGGAATGATTTGGTGAATGCAAACAAAAATAAATTCAAATACTTATAAAATTTATTTCGTTCTCAATAATAAATTAATAAATGTATGCACAATATGACCATTAAACACTTGGTAATAAGTGGGGGAGGACCCATTGGTCTCCGATTTTTGGGTGTTTTGGAAAAATTAAATATAGAACAATATTGGGACCCAAAAAATACAGAGTCCATTTATTGCACCTCCATTGGCTCATTAATTGCGACATTTATTTGTTTAAAATTTGATTGGTCCACTCTTCGCAAGTATATTATTGAACGACCATGGCAAGATGTATTTACAATTGATGCGGACCAAATTTTAAATTCATATCATAGCAAAGGGTTGTTTGATAGAAAATTCTTTGAAATTATTTTGCGTCCATTGCTGAAAGCCAAACAATTGCATATGAACATCACCTTGGAAGAATTTTACCAGTTTTCTTCCATTGATCTCCATATCTTTACATTTGATTTGAACCAGTTTCAAATTGTTGAACTAACACGACAAACACATCCGCAATTGGAATTGATGCAAGCACTCGCCATGTCGTGTGCATTACCTGGGCTTTTCATGCCAGTGATTCTCGACAATCAATGTTTCATTGATGGTGGTGTCATGTGTAATTATCCGATCAATCAGTGTTTGCGCGATCATCCGGATGAAACGGAAATCATTGGCATTAAAATGGTATATCAGACACCCAATGGCAGCCAAAATATATCTATAAATAACACCTCCACATTATTGGATTTTATTGTCGGATTTGCCATCAATTCGATGAATTATATACGCGATTCTGTGCAAATGTCCGCCATTGCAAATACCATATACTGCTACACTGATATTAATCCATTGCAATTTGAGTACATTCAACAGGCAATCACCGATCAAGATTTGCGTCGAAAATGGATTGAAGAGGGGGAACGGGATGTTTTGGAAATGAAAATACATTGAATATAAATGTATTGTCTTTATATCATAAAATTGAATTTGAATTGAATCTTTCAAATTCCATATTAAATAATATGAATTATTCCGATTGGATTGTATCACATAAAATTCCTGTGAAATTAAATACATTATTTGAACAAAATAAATATAACTTGAATTGGCATTGGCTTTCAGCAAATCCGAATTCCATTCCCTTATTAGAAATAAATCTTGATAAAATAGATTGGGTAATGCTTTCAGCAAATCCGAATTCCATTCCCTTATTAGAAATAAATCTTGATAAAATAGATTGGGTAATGCTTTCTCAAAATCCCAACGCCATTCACTTATTAGAACAAAATCCAGATAAAATAAATTGGCGGGGTCTTTCATGGAATCCCAATGCCATTCCCTTATTGGAACAAAACCCAGATAAAATAAATTGGGGAATGCTTTCAGGAAATCCCAATGCCATTCCATTATTAGAACAAAATTTAGATAAAATCGATTGGCGGTGGCTTTCCAAAAATCCCAATGCTATTCGCCTGTTAGAAAAAAATCAAAATAAGATTGAATGGGAGTGGCTTTCAATTAATCCAAATGCCATTCCCCTGGTGGAACTCAATCCAGATAAAATACATTGGCGGTTGCTTTCAGAAAACCCCAATGCGATTCACTTATTAGAACAAAACCCATATAAAATTAATTGGGATTTTCTTTCAGCAAACCCAAATCCCAATGCCATTCACCTATTAGAACAAAATCCAGATAAAATACATTGGAGCTCTCTTTCTGAAAATCCCAATGCCATTCACTTATTGAACCAAAATCCGGATAAAATGAATTGGAAATATTTTTCACAAAATTCCAATTTATTAGTACTTTTCACCACCATCGATTATTTCTCTCTCAAAGAGAAAAACAAAGTCTTTGCGGAAGAATTGGTAAGACTTGTGTTTCACCCGTGTCGCATTGTAAAACAATCCGCTGCATTTGGATTGTCTGAAATGGAATATCTGGAATTATTGTGAAATATCGTGAATAAACGTACATTCAATTTTTGAATTGCCTTCTTTTTTTGGTTTTTCTTTGTCTATTCCTTTTCCTTTTACAGCTTCTTTTTCTTCCACCAGCTGCAGGAGCATTTTGCGTTGTATTTGTGTTGACCAATGGCAGTTTTTTTTGCTGAGACTCAATATATTGACTCACATTTGGTATAACGTGCCTTGGATTGAGTCTGATTGGTGGACCCCGCGGCATCATGCGACTTGCACTACTTACATTCATATATTATACGAATATTTTATCAAAGCATCTGGTGCAAAAATTCATCCAATATATCCTTTGTTACATGTGCTTCATAACTAACAATTTCCCCATCTTTCAATAATTTGATAGTTGGAAATCCATCAATGTCATATTTGCTAATCAATTCACTTACTTTTGCACCCTCATTCGTGCAATTATATTCAACAAATGTCACTTGATAGCCATTTATGGTGGTTCCGTCAAACGCCGCCTTTGCATCTTCCCATTCCGGTTTCGCTGTTTTACAATGTGGACACCAATCGACATAAAATAACATCAATGTGGCATTTTTTGCGGAGCCTTCGCTTCCATCGCTTGTTCCACTTTCTTTATTGGCATCAAACAGGCGATTGGTTTTCGCAAAATGATTAAAATAATAATACGCAATGGCACAAAATATGGCTGCCACCGCAACACCGGCGGCAATGGTTTTCCAAGAAGCATTCATTGTCCAATCCATATAAAAACAAAACAGAAAGAATACATTTGCTTAAACGAATAGAATATAAAGACATTTTGCCCTATTTTATAGAAAAGATGGAAGAACATGGATATACCTTATATTTTGACGGATGCAGTAAAGGCAATCCAGGAAAAGCAGGTGCAGGCGCAGTTCTTTATTTGAATGGAGAAGAAATATGGGCAGATTGCCTGTTTGTTGGGGATCATTCCACCAATAATGAAGCCGAATATTCTGGATTGCTTTTGGGGTTGGAAAAGGCAGTCGAAATGAATTGCAGCCCATTGATTGTAAGGGGAGATAGTTTGTTAGTAATACAACAAATGAAAGGAGTTTATAAATGTAATTCCCCTCATTTAAAATTATTATATTCAAAAGCAAAGCAAATGACTAGTCAAATGACCTCCATTGCATTTGAACATGTGCCAAGGAAAATGAATACAAGAGCGGATGAATTGTCGAATGATGGAATTGTATAGAATAGGGAACTTGCCGTTAAAACCGCAAAGCGTTTTATTCCCCTATTATGATTGTGAAACAATCAAACCATGCTTTTTGACAGCCCATAAATTGTCGAATGGTGGAATAGGGAATAAAACACTTTGTTGAGTAAAAAAATGAAATTTATTTTCTCCCGTTATATATTGTGTCATTAAAAAGAATGAACTGCACGCTCCTGATGTTCGTATAATTGATACATGATTGTTTTGCACCAAACGCTCCCAAGGGAATTCAATTTTCTCACCATTTACTCTTTTTTACCGCTATTTTTGGACCCTGACCCCGTTTTTTCACATTATTTGGGTCATATTGTTCTTCATCGTCGTCGTCATCATTGATGGACTTGGACAATTCCCAAAATTCGGGTGAGCCCAAACGGAAATTATTATGTGTGTCCGCTTTATACCAAAACACCTGATCTTGCAATCGATTTGATTTCACATTATTATTGATCACCAAACATTCATAATTTTCTGTGCATTGATCCATGACTTGATAAAATGCCTCCGGTGTGGTAAACATGCCCGCATAATTTTCATAAATTCGCTTTCGATTGGCAATATAAGGCTCGCGCAAAATAAAGACAAAATCAATATTTGTACGCAATACTGGTGGCATCCCAAGTGGATATTGCATGGTAATGAGAAGCATGACTTTCCAATGACGTCCATTCATGAACAACAAACGCATCATTTTGTCGCGAGCCCAAGTGTTGTCATATAAACAATCATCCAAAATAACAAATGTTCTTGGGTCAATATTACTTCGTTTGAAGGTATCCATTTCGCGCTTGATTTGTTTTAACACCCCTCGTTGGCGCTTTAATATATTTTCAATAATGGCGGTGTTGTATTCATTATGGATGAATAGTTTAGGAACCATGCTTCCATAAAAGCCATTTCCTTCTTCTGTTCCGGATATCACTGTTCCAATTGGAATGTCTTGCTGGTAATATAGCAAATCTCGAATTAAAAACGATTTGCCTGTATCTCGACGCCCAATTAAGACAATGACAGGTCCTTTAGATTCATTCGGACGAAAACTGATACTTTTCATATCAAACCGCTTTAATTCAAGGTTCATGTATTATGAAATAAAAAAAAATAAAAAAATAAATGAATAGAAGAAAATAAATCGTTCAATTGTCAGTTTATAAATATAATGAATTGCTAATGAGTATTTCTATTAAATACCAAAAGAAAAAGAACAGCCATTTATTTCATAAATTTAAGCAAATCCAGCTTGATTCTGTTCAAAATTACAATCCAATATTAAAACGTTTTTTTTCATTAAATCAAATAAACTGGAATTCCATTCAATTCAATCAAACGTGGTCAATTGTTGATTTCAAAGATGTTAAATCCTCACAAACAAATGTATTAGAATGCCGTTTAAAAAATGGCGATTTTGAAGACAATCGCATTGCTTTTATAAAAATGGCTCCCTTATTAGATCCATTTAAATATGTTGTAGGCAAATATGATTTTACGGATGAACATTTATTCCTTTTGCCAAAATATTTAAATGAAGGAGAACAGGAACAAGGACATCCCAAAATTATGGAAGCAAATAATGCCGCTTACATAGATAGTTTTTTCTCTTTTTTAACGAGTCAAGCATTGCATTGTCATCAATTCTTGCATGGAGTTGATTTTTATGGTTCTTTTTTAGCCATCAAACAAAATTATAAAATAAATGTAATTGACGACATTGAATATTTGGCACTATCTGGATTTTTTCAACATCAAAAAAATAAACTTTTTCACATTGACGAATATTCTCATATTATTGACGAAGATGAAGTTCGTCAAAAACCATTGCGCATTTCATCTAGCTTAAGCTCACATTTATCAGTTCATTCCATTAAAGAAGATATATTTGAAGATTTATTTGACAATAATGAGAATATTAATGTCACACAATCAAGTACGAATATGGAAGACATAACAAATGTGATTCTATTTGGTGATATGGAACAAAATATGAAAGATTCTGAAACTAAATCTGTATCTGATTCAAGTTGTTCTTCTCGCACATCACATACAAATGAAGAAGATTCAGAATATGAGGATGAGGAGGAGGATGAGGAGGATGATGAGGATGAGGATGAGGATGAAGAGGATGAAGAGGAAGATGAAGAGGATGAAGAGGAAGATGAAGACGAGAATGATGAGGAAGATGAGAATTGGGAAGAAGAAAAACTCATGCTGACATTTCCATCTTTTCCTGTTCAAGTAATTTGTTTAGAAAAATGTGAAGACACATTGGATAATTATATATTAAATGAAGATGTTTCAGATGAAGAATGGTTTTGCATTTTAATGCAAATTATTATGCAATTGGTTGCATACCAAAAAATGTTTTCATTCACACACAATGATTTGCATACAAATAATATTATGTATGTGGCAACAGATAAAAAATATTTATTTTATGTTTTCAAGAAAAAAATATATCGTATACCAACATATGGAAAAATATTTAAAATAATCGATTTTGGTCGTGCCATTTATAAATTTCAGGGAAAAATATTTTGCAGTGATAGTTTTCAGATAGGAGGAGACGCATCCACACAATATAATACGGAGCCTTATTTTAACGAACAAAAACCACGTTTGGATCCTAATTTTAGTTTCGATTTATGTCGTTTGGCTTGTTCTATATTTGATTATGTGGTGGAAGATTTAAATACTATTAAAAAATTAGAAACATGTAGTCCTATTGTGCAATTAATTGTAAAATGGTGTATTGATGACAATGGAATAAATGTGTTGTATAAAAATAATGGAAGAGAACGATATCCAGATTTCAAATTATACAAGATGATTGCCAGGTGCGTTCACCAACACACTCCAGAAGCACAATTGGAACGTCCAGAATTCTCCCAATTTGCGATAACTAACAAGCAAGTTCCAAAACATGAAAAACCAATGAATATCGATTTGTTGCCCATTTATTGTTAGATATTTCGAAAATACATAATTATATTTTTTTGTCTTTATATTCTTTTTAAATCATTTCCAAATTTTCATAAATTTCTCATTGAATTGTATGGATATAAACATTCAAATCGATTGATGTAGTAATTCTTTTTCTACATTAATCATGTGTTGCAAAAATGTTATGTCAATGAGCTCTGTGCAGGAACACCCAATATATTTTTCGTATAAATTAGACAACATATTATTTGTTAACCTCTATAAAGCCATCCGTGGCCCCGGGGCCACGGGCTTAATTTTAATATATTAGTTTTTACATTGAATATGCTGCGAAAATAAAAAACTAAAATATTTGATTTTATCTTCGGCTTTATAGACATTAAACGAACCATATTGCAAACAATACTTTCTATTTTTTTATTTCAAATATTATGGAGAATGAACTTGGGTTTATTATGACACGACACGTTAATTCTGAAAAAACGAATCTTTATTGGAATCGTTCTGTGCAGTTATTGCGTATTCATTATCCAAATTCGCCTATTGTTATCATAGATGACAATAGCAATCTACATTTTGTTCATGCAAATCAAGAATATGAAAATGTCACTATTATACAATCGGAATACCCCAAAAGAGGAGAATTGTTGCCGTTTGTGTATTTTTTGAAATACAAATGGTTTCCAAAAGCAGTTATTATACATGACGGATTATTTATCCACGAACACATTCCGTTTGAAATTCTTAATTTACCAGTACTTCCCTTGTGGCATCATCCATATGATCATGAAAATTTGAATAATATTTTACGCATTGCATCTCATTTGAAAAATAATGTTCCATTGAAACAGAGACTACAAAAAGGCAAAGAACTTTTGCAAGGATTTCGTGCAAAACTTCCTTCTGTTCCGCCATCATTCAACCTTTGTTTTGGTGGACAATGCTTCATTCAATTATCCTTTTTGGAATCACTTGAACAAAAATATGCACTTACGAATATGCTCGGACCAATCCAATGTCGAAAAGACAGGTGTGCATTGGAACGTATATTGGGTGTATTGTTTCATGCAGAATTTCCGGAACTCATTCAACATAAATCTTTATTTGGAGGCATCATGGAACATTATCGGTCTTTCAAGTATACTTATGACGATTATATGAGGGACTATCAAAGTCAAATAATACGGCAACCTGTAATCAAAGTATGGACAGGTAGGTAGAAAATAAATTGCTTTGCACATATTATGAGACAAAAAGGCGGAATGAAATTAAAACACTCAGACAAGCAAGGATTTCAACCGATTTATGATATGATTCGCAGAGAAGATGTTGAGTTGCATTTACTCACGGCTGATTCATTGAAAGGATTCATGATTTCTTTCGATATTGACGAAAGAAATTCAGAATATTATGGATTAAAGGGAAGTAGATTTAATGCCCCTGTCACAAGTTATTTATTGAAATTTGTTATCATTGCGCCCAATGATGATATGGAACTTCCCCTTTATCAAACAAAACATAAAGCCACTGAATCCATTGAAAGCTTTTACAATGAGGCAAAATTACAACAATCCATTTGGCTCAAATCCATACAAGGGGGCAAACCCCAAATATGTCCTCCAGTTGCCAATTTCTCTTTATTTGATCACAATAATTCGCTTCAGCTTCTACATTTTCTGACACATAAATCTCTTGTGGATAAAAATGCCAAAAAAGTATTTGAATATATTGACGCACAATTGAATGCAAGCGCGGATGTTAGTTTAGGTGTTCTAACAATGCCCCATTTGCAATATAGAGTGCCATTGGCACAAATAATTGATAACATGGATGAACAACAAAAGACAATTATGTTGGCAAATGTACTTGCACAAATTGTACGTTTATTCATTCAAATGAAGGTGATACATTTTGATTTGCATCAAAATAATGTCTTGATTGATCCAAATACAAATGACACACTCATGATTGATTTCGGAAGGGCTTCCAATTTGGATGAAAAAATGGATGATGACTATTATTTGTCCAATGAAAAAGAATTGGTGATTCAAGTGGCAGATGATATGAAAGTCAATATGGATCGTTTTTTTGATATCATCAAAAGGAATGAGGATGAGCAAAAACGCACTTTTATTCAAGATGCCTTTGCCTACATACAACAGCAAGACAATGAAAAAAACCCAAACAAATACAAAATGAAATGGATTGAAAAGTATTACAATTTGATGCCGGATGTGCAGCTACGTGCGTTTGAAATATTGAAAGGCATATTTACTGAAGCCCATGGAAGCCATTTGCTTCCCTCTACCATTGAAACCTACAAAAGGAAACGAATATTGGCAGATATTTCAGATGAAAATCAAGAAATGTCTGTTTTGGAGAAAAAAACAGAATGCTCCCCAGAAGATCCATCATGTGTTATTAGTGGTGGTTCCAAAAAGACAAAAACAAAGACACAAAAAAGCAAAAGTAAGAGTAAAAGAAAAAGAAAACAAAGCAAAACTAAAAATAAGATGTGAACATATATTATTATGATCATCAAGACGCAAAACCAAAAAAATGAAAATTTGAAAAAATTGAATTGCCTTTATTTGAATGTCAAATTTAAATCAATCTAATGAACAGACGATTTCAACATATTTTGCATTTGAATATGCGTTTGAATGTTTCATATGATAAAAAAGAATTTATTATTCAATCCAATAATGAATTTACTATCATATACCATTATTCACATGAACATGCACATGATGTGATAAAAAAGGTTGAAAAACACGTGTTACATAGACAAACACCCACACCTTCACATCCAATGGTATTATATGAACCAGAAACAGAGGAAGATATGCGCGCGTTTAGATATTTTGGTTTAATAAAATAAAAGGTTTATTCAAATATATCATCTACATAATCAAATGTGTGCAAATCATATTTTTGTTCTAACCATTCTATTTTATTACTCATTGCCTGCATTTGATTTTTCATTTGATCAATTGTGTTTTGCAATTGAGCCATTTGTTCCTTCATTTGTTGCATTTGATTTTTTAATTCTTCGCATGTGATTTCCGGAACTGGTGCAATAAATACACTCATCTTAGAATGTTTCATGCAATATGCATGTGTTCCGTCACATACATATTGTGCCTTATTTTGACATTGTTTCATTGTTTTTTTATCTGTATGTTCGCATTGCATATTGTCCATTGTTTGTTATAAAAGGAACACATATTTATTTCATTTTCTATTTCAATTTTTATTTGCAATCTTTCAATTGCTGTCTGGTTGCATTGTGAAATAACGCATATCCTATTTGTGTTGATTTGGGATTTGGATTGAATGGCTGTAATTGTGGTTTAAGAAACAAATCCGGATGTGGTTGTTGAACTTTATTTTTATCCCCTTGCCAATGAACCTTATAAAGGTCGCTGCGACTGGACGGCACATACACCGAGTGGCTATTTTTTTGCAATGCATAAATTTGATTTCTCAATTCTGATTCTAAATTCACATTTGTTGCAAATCCAGACCACGGAGCTGTGGATGTTCCTGGATTAAATGTTTGTTCTGAATGGAAGGTGCTGCGTTGAATCATTGGAACACCAGAGGTTCTCCTTTGATCAATAATTGGCAAAGTGCTATATTTGGAAAGCACTGGACGGGCACTTAAATAAGGTTGTAATGGAGAAGATGGAATATTTCGCTCATAAATTCGGTTATTCATAATATTGGTTTTTTGAGAACATGTTTCTTCACTCATAGTAAATTAATATTATAGAACATTATATTATTATGAATTTAAATTTACATAATATTCAAAATCATTTATATGATTTTATTTTATATATAACATGGATTCTTTATATCGCCATTGCATTGGGATTGTCTGCAAGTGCCCCTCAATATTTGGACACCTTGAATTATTATTTCAAGATCTATGTTAGTTTGTTTCTGATTCTCAGATTCAATCCTTTGCGACAAGTCACATTCACTGAATTGGATGGAAAGATTGCGTTCAGTGCAGGCATGTTTTTATTGACGAGCACCGCCATGAACGAATGGTTGAATACATATTTTATTGGTTCTTGGATGAAAATGGAATCATAATTTTATTATTCAAATAACAATGTCTGAAGCCCTTTTTGATTATGGGACAACCGCCATTCTCTCGCAATTTGGTTCCATGAATAAATTTGACCAATTGCTTTGTGTCGATAATGAATGCTAGCATCTTTTGTTGATATTTTATCCGTTTGTTTTTGCAAGCAATTGAAATCAATGGAAGGAAACTGATCTGCCAACGTTCGTTTCATTTCATCCAACTCTTTTTCTTTTTGAAATTTAGTTTGCCTTTCATTGATTTCTACTTCACTTTCGTATTCTGGTCCATATTTTTCATAATTTGCATATGAAATTGCATTGTCCAGACATTCAAAGTCACAAGCCCAACTTTCCACATTTCCCAATTCATTCTCTTGAATCATAGTATTTTATTATGTGATTCTCTTTATATCCTTATATTTTATAACATTGATGTCAACCAAACTAACATATTCGGATTATCGGAATATATTGAAGCATTACGGAATTTCCATTCCGAAAACACGAAAACAAATGAGAATGAAAGCTGAAAAAACCATGGCGAATAAAATGTGTCGATGTGTGAAGCGCATTCAAAGCCGTAATGAATCAAAGGCAATACGAATTTGCACACATTTTTTGTTTCGTCGCCGTGGATTGAAACGCGGCACATTTCGTTGCAAACCCAAATATGATGTGCAAATGACCAAAACGCGTAAAAATATATTTGCTTGATGGAAGGGACACAGGAGTATCTTGAAGGGACACAGGAGTATCTTGAAGGGACACAGGAGTATCTTGAAGGGACACAGGAGTATCTTGAAGGGACACTGGAGTATCTTGAAGGGACACTGGAGTATCTTGAAGGGACACTGGAGTATCTTGAAGGGACACTGGAGTATCTTGAAGGGACACTGGAGTATCTTGAAGGGACACAGGAGTATCTTGAAGGGACACAGATTGCCTTCAATTATCTTCCAAATCTACTTCCTCTTGCTCCTCTTCTTTTTTTAATTCCTCTTGCTCTTTTTCCAAATGATCCAACGCTTGAAGAATCAATTGTTCTTGGGAAGTCAGCTTTTGAAACACCAACGCCTCTTCCATTTTAAATGTATAATGCCGATGCATGAAATTTTTGCTGACAATGAATATTCCGTTCTCTGCTATTTTAATATCTGCAATCATCCCGCTGTGATTCAATGGCAAATACTCTGGATCCACTATCGGAATCCATTTGATGAAGGCTCCGCGTTTTAAATCTGACAATTCATCCACATATCGGTAATGCTTCAACCCACTGAGATAACGTCGCAACACATCTTTTTCCAAATTTAATTCTTTCAATATGTCATAATTCATTTGCAATATTTTTTTGCTGCTCAATGAAAGAATGGATTCATTGTTATCAATCAATTCCATAATATAATTCCAGTTTTCTTTTTATATAATTATAACGGGCTAAAACCATCACATAATTCGCAAGGGCAATAATTTGCACTATGAATCAATTGTTGTTCACATTTATAGTCATTGATTTCTTGTTTGATGAAATAATAAATATATTTTTTATTATTTGATTTTTTGTTTTGTATTTTCATTCGTTTCATTGTTTGCAATTGATTTTTAATAGTAAAGTTAATTGCATAATATATGTGTTTACCACATACTCCCAAATGTACTTCCAATCATGTCATTGGCTGCCATAATTCCGCCCGCCCCTCCTCCAAAACTTTCTATTCCCCCGCCGGTGCTTGCATTGCCAGTATTGGTATTAGATTGGTCTTGCTGATACATTTGGTCATAATCTACTGAGGGCAACGATTGAATCGAGGTTGTTCCAGTGGTTGGCTGAGAAATGGGTTGGGATACTTTGATAATCCCGTTGTTATTTTGCCCCTGCATGACCTTTTGTTTTTTGCCTTCCCACATTTCAACCGCACGCTCCACCAAAATCGATACTTTTTCACCCAATTTTGTTTGCAAACTTAATATAATAACTAACATGGCTAAAACCACATTTGTTAGTTGCAGTTCTGCATATTTCTCTCCACTATAGGTTGGAATGAATGTGATGATGCGATGGATCACTAGCATAACTAACAACATTGTTGTCACTTGAGCAATTATTTCTATACTCAATTCAATGGAACTTTTTTCTTCATCCGCTTCAGGAATATAACGTTGCGTAAATTTATTTAGAATGACCACTGGAATTATTGCCAATATTGCATATTGAATAATATTGAGCATTTCAAATTTTGCATCTTGATCAAAACGAAAAACATGTTTAAAAAACCCCCCATCTGTTTTTAGTCCATCTAAATTTTCCATATGCTATATTAAGAAATTAAAAATTGTTTGCGTCCATTATTCAAAAAAACATTGTTATTTCTTATTAATGAGTGGTAATCGATCGGTTCAAGCAGCAAAAAGACGTGCTGAGAGCACAGCTCCAAAGCCAATATCAACAAATGGAAAACAACAAAAGACACAGGCTCAACCCCAGTCCCAGTCCCAGTCCCTATCTTCGGTAAATAAAATGACCATTACTCAAGCAATTACATTAATAACACTTCGGTTGAGTTCCGTTGAATCCAAATTAATAAATATGGGGGTAGGCGTAGATTCAAATACAGGAGAAGGAAATTTTGATTCCGAATTACTAAAAAGCATTTTAGAAAGGTTGGATTATTTGGAAAATCAAACCACCCCAGAACCTACAAACGATTCAGCGACGCAAATGAAACTTACTTTGTTGGAACAAAAAATAGATGTCATTGCCAAAAAAGGTGGAGGAGTGGGAACTCAAAGTAAGACTCAAATGGATGAATTGAAGACGGAAATAAAGCAAATGAAAGAATTGCTTCAAGTAGTACAAGGAGTTGCATTGGATAATAGTCAGAAGATAATGGAATTAACATTGTCTCTTCCTTTAAGTGGGGAATGTGATGATGGTGATGGAGATGGCGATTGTGAGGGCGAAAAAGATATCTAACAATAAGTATAAAAGATATCTAACAATAAGTATAAAAGATATAAAGAATATATATTTTCATTTTAATGGAACATTTATTTCAAACAAATGCAACTCAAATGAAACATCAATTATTGCGAAATAATTGGACTGAAATATTACGAAACATATGTTATATTATAAATAATGAAATCATTGTGGATTTCCATTATTTTAAACATATTGGCAATTCTGAAACTTATAATTTAATTTTATCAAATGTCGTAAATAATATTGACACAATTGTCGGAGAATTAGGACATTTTACTATACACATCAATGTAAAAACATTAAGTGTCGGTGATATTGACAAACACCAAGATTTTTTACAACGTGTATCCGATTTTTTTAAAACAAGATATGAAGGAAAATTATTGAAATGTTATGTTTATAATACACCCTTTGTATTTTCACAAGTATTTCAATTGGTAAAAAAATGGATTGATAAAGAAACCATCGATAAAATGATAGTGTTGTAAGTTTAAATTGCAAATATATTTCATATTTACATATCAATAGACATGGATGATTTTAATATAAAGTCATTAAGCGAATCGAAAAACGAATGGGGTGCTCGTTTGTTAGTTATATTAACGCCATTAATCACAGAAGGATTCCGCTCTATTTTTGAAGAATCAATGAAGCTATGTCATGCGAATCAAGAGAGAGAAAAATATTTAATGACTTTTCAAAATTTAATTGCACGCATACCAAAATGGAATAATACCATTATTGAAAATGAACGCAAACGCATTGTGGAAAAAAGTGGATGCGGTTATTTAGAAGAGTTAGTCACATGCATTCATATTGTTCAATTAAAATCACTGACCGCAATGCGCGTGGGTCAAAAACAAAAAAAGATTGATATCAATATACCAAAATTAGATGATTTCATTCATAAATGTTATATTCATGCTGCTAGAAAAATATACACCAATGTATATTTATTTGAAAATCAGTGTCCCCCATTGCAAATACAAAAACACAATCGTGAATTAGAATTGATCATTCAGGAATGCATTTTGAATGCAGTTCGTGAAAGCATTCCTATTGATCATATATTAAAGGCATATATGGATGAATCCGTGGAAGAGGATTGTGTGGAAGAAATAAGGGAACAAGTGGTGGAAGCCCCTCCCAAAGAAGTGGGTCAAGTCATACAAGAAGGAGGAACAATCAAAGACATGGAAGTGAAGGAAGCAAAAGAAAGCACATTGACATTTAATGATGTGGATATGGCATTGAACCATAACGGCAAAGAAGAACCAATCAATGCTCCTAAGACTATTGAGCGTTTGGAAGAGATAAGCACAATTCGTAATTTACAGAGGAAACTAGATGAGGAGGAAGAAGAAGATAATGAAAAAATTAGCATATTAAATGAGCCTGTATCCATTGACTTGGGATTTGAAACGTTGGGTTCTCCTGCACCTGCTGTGCCCGTGGACGATTTATTTGACTTGGGGAATATAGAAATACTGGCTTAATGTCTCTAACGCCAAGTGTTACTCCGGAGCAACACTAAGAATTAAAGGTTAATTATTTTTGCACCACAAATGCAGCAAAAATAATATAAATAATTATTAACATTTTATTCCGGCGTTATAGAGGTTAAATACGTTTATTTTTACATCGAACATGCTGTAAAAATAAAAAACTTAAATATTTAGCGAAGCAATCGATAAGCGAATCGAAGCAATGCGTTTCAAAAAGAGAAGAAATGTAACAATAGAATGTAATATGGAAAATATACTTTTCGTGGCAGCACTTATTGCCGGGATTCATTTTATTCTCACCTTTTTGGAAATGAGAATGATGGAAGAAGAACCCAAGCCGTTGAAAATATTAATAAAAAACACATTGATTGTATTTGCAAGTGTTAGTAGCGGATTGTTTATATTGGAGCAACTCAAACCTGTGATGGAAGAACAAATATCTGTTCCAATGGTGTTCACGGGAGATCCGGCATTTTAATAAAATGAATGGAAAGAAACGTTGGAAATAACACTAGTGGCATTTATTTTGACAGAAGGAGAGAAAAAATGGATTGGATGTGAAATTATTGGAAAGATGAAATAAAATTCTAGATAAACGTCATATTATCCAAGCACATTGCTCTATCAACAAAAGTGAAATGCAGGATAAACAACATAAGCAATCGTTCTTCGCGTATTTCTTTCTTGGCTTTATCAAACGCAACTAACAACTCATATTTTTTCACATCACTCAACAAAGTGGTGTCCAATTCAATCCATCTAATTAAATCCAATGCAGAATATCCTCTTTCATATAATTTATCTGCAAAGGAAGTTGGCTCAATCGTTTTTTTCAGTTCTCGTTTCAGCCAATCCATTCGATTCATTTGCAATGTTCGTGTTGCAAATGTTTTTTGGATATGATATTTATACAAATTGCCGATATTTTCTGGCAATGGCACATATATTTCACATAAACGTGACAAAATGGGCTTCAATAATTTGAATTTGTCTTCCACAATAATAAAAAAACGTGTATTATGGCTGAACAATTCAATGCATCTGCGCAACGCGGATTGGGCGTCAATTGTTAGTTTGTCTCCATTGTATAAAATAATGCTTTTAAAAGTATCTCCCCCATTTGAATATATTTGCGTTTTGGCAAAAAATTTTAATTCTTCGCGAATGAAACGAATGCCTTTTCCGTGCGCACAATTGACAAACATTGCCATTTGTTTTATTTTATTGGCATCATTGCCATAAATGTGATGGATGAACTCATTCACCAAAGTACTCTTTCCAGCACCAGTGGGACCATTAAATAATAAATTGGGTATTGAGCGTGCATCATAAAATTGCCATAATTTTTCTTTTATTTGTGTATGAATATTTAATGACGTCATCTTGCGATTATATATTCATAAATGGATGTTTTTAAATGTTGCGAATAATGGAAGTTATTTATTTGGAGAATGCACAATATAAAATAACAAAGAATATTTTTTAATTTTTGTATCAATCAATCAACTTGTTTCAAACAAAGTTTGTTGAATAATTCATTTTATTCATTCATTTTTTGACGAAATAATTATTGATTGTTTTATTTTGTTTTTTATTCTTCAATGATTTTATTTCTTCTTCCAAACGATTTATTTTTTCTTCTGCTTGCAAAAGTTTTTGTTGAGTTTGAATCAGGTCATTTGTCAGAATTCTATTTTCTTCAATACATCTATTTTCTGTTTCATGCCAGTTTGCTTTAATTATCGGATTTGTGTATTTTGTTAATTTGTTTGCATCAAAAATATCATCGGTAAATATAATTTTTATATTAGATTGTTTGAATATTGTAATCAATTGTTCTTTTGAAACGTGAATTGATGTAAAATCACCAATAATTAATATAAATCTCAAAGGATTTTCCCCAAAATATTTAGTTTTGTCATTTTTGGTAAGCTCAATTTGAGTTTTCAGTTTTCTTAAAACAACTGGATAGTCATCACTCAATATTGGTTTCAATTCACAACAAATATTTCGTTTTAAATGGCATATTTCAACGGATAATTCATATTGTTCGCTTTTTTTTTCAATATAAATAATATTGTCTTCATTATTGTATTTATTTATAATATTTTTATAATATTGCGTTCGGTGTATTTCATAATGCTTATCAAAATTATTGTCATATTTTTCCAAATATTCATTTACATATTTATGTCTTATTTCATTTAATTGAATAATAGATTGAATGTTATGACTTTGCAGCTGATAACTATAAGTATATGTCATAGAATTATTTATAATTGTTATTTTATCTTTATTCATTTCAAATAAATCATCAATTTCTTTAAATTTTGGCATTATTTTTTTATTGAAATATGAACTGATATGTTGTGATTTGTCCGTTAAATGTATTGACATATTTGAATCATATAAATGTGGTGCAGAAGGTTTTTTTGGAATTTGCAATTCTCGTACACATTTTGGTTTAATATTTATCCTTTCATATTCTGTAATAAATGGGTTCAATTTTGAATAAATAATTTCCCGTAATTGTTTTTTTTCATAAATAGAATAACTATTATCTTTGTCTAAATTTGAATTATGATATGTAAAGTGGGGATTTTTCATTTCTGAATCATCAGGAATATTCCAATTCACATAATTTTCATAATTTATCCCAAACTCCTTGCAAATAAGTTTTTTTTGTTCTATTTCATATCTATCCCGTTCTGAATTATATTGATTTAAAATATTTTTATAATTTACAATTTCTTTTTCATTAAGCGGCTTTTGTTGTAAATAGTTCTTTAAGTCATTTTCATAATTTTCACATTTTCTTGTGTAATCTCTCATTTGTTGTTCATATTCTTTTATGTTTTCTTCGTCTAATTTATTTCTTATTTCGATTAATTTGTCGAATAATGCCAAATTGTCATTATATTTTTTGCTTTCTTCTTTATCATATTGTTCCTTGTATTTTTCTCTGTCTGCCAATTCATTATCTGAATTGGACAGCATTGAAAATGATTGCTGGTCTGAATAATATAAAACAAAATCCCAATTAAATTTGTCTTCAAATTTGATTGTTGTTTGATCCAAATTAATTTCTGATTCAGGTATTGGAGCCGTGTTGAAACATCGAATTATATCTTCATCTTTTAATAAATGTTTTATTATATCTGGCATTCTTATATTAACTAATTGTGACAACAATTTGCGTTGATTTTGTTTTTCCAGAAATAAATTTTGCAGTTTATTATGTTCAGGTGTTTTTGAGTCAGTTGTTGTTGATATTGTTTGATGAACCACAATATTGTAAATTTGTTTTTGATTTGCAAACCATGATTGTTGTTTCAACCATTCAACATATTTTTTATCCGCCAACAATTCCAATACACTTTTATCTTTATATTTTCCAAAAGAAACTATTGGCAATTGTTCTCCTTCCATACTTAAACATTATACATCTTTGTTGTCAAATTCAATTTTATATCATAAAATATAAAAACCAAAACCTCATGCAACACTATTCAATGAAAACGCATAAGGATTTGCCTTGAGGGCGCTCAATAAATTGGGATCCAAACGACTCGCATTGTCATGAACCGCCCGATTCTCCGAGACATTTTGATTTCCATAGGTTTGCATGGAAGGTCCCCCAGAAAGCATCAATTGAGGCGCCCACATTCGATTATTTTCTCTGTCCGAGTCCAGTTTTGCAACCGAGATATTTGTTTGCGAATTAAATTGTTTTGCATTGCCTGGATTGATTCTTCCAACCAATGTTCTTTCCTTGAATTCATTGTTCGTTTGCCTGTATTCCGCATCATATACACGATTCGCGGATTTCCCCGCCATTCCCATCAATCGGCTTGCATTTGTCGTGTCTCGTTGGTTTGCAATGGGTTGCATTTCTTTCACAAGGTATCCCGCATTATCATTTTGATTATTGATGTATCCACGTGGTTCATATAAAGTGCTTTCACGTATAGTGGTGTTCGGCACATCTCCCTTGTTCACCACATAACTTCCTGAAACTTCTCCTGCCAAATTTCCATACACCCGAACGTTCTCGGAAAATTCTTCTTTTCTGGATGGCTTCAAAATGTCCATAATGGGCGCCACCACGGCTCCCACCGCGCTGGCAAAGCCGCTTCCAAATGTCTGTGGCTGTGGATTCGCAGAGCGGTTGGTGACACAATTGGATATGCTTTTCATTCGAGCGGCGGAACTTTCATGCTGCAAAGGAGCACTTCCAGTGGCAACAGAAACGCCAACATTTGGTGCATTCAATTGTGTTCGCTTGCTTCCTTCATGCGCGGTGGGGACATAACTGGCGGTTTTTAACGTGGAATTGGGAGTTCCTTGTTGGAACTGACTTGTCTCGTTACGAGCCGATGCTTTCACAATATGATCTGGTATTAATTGAGGACCTTTTTCAGCACCGGTGGTTGTAAACCATCGCTCTTGGCTATTCTCAAAATATGTGTCTGGACGATTTTTCTCCATTTTTCCTTCCAAGCCAATATTCTTAATATATGTTAGTGCAGGACCTTCCAATCCATCCAAATTGTATTCCATTTTTGGGTTGGTTGCGACACGCAATTCATCCACATTTTTCGGCATCCATTTGTCGCGAGCATCCATTCCAGAATTAAATCCATAATTTCCCTCTGTTCCATATCCTTTATCCAATCCAGGCCCAACATGAACACTTTCAAAAGGTTTCACCATATTATTTTTATTTGAGTTAACTTGTCTGGATTGGACAAAATCAGTCACATTGGGTGCTCCATATGTCCATTGGACGTTTTCTTGGGGTTTAAATAACGGAGCCTGATCCGTTTTTCTTATATATTGAGAACCAGTGCCTGAATAAGAATCCAATATGCTTTCTGCATGATTTGCATGATAAAGTTGTCCTCCCGGTTTGCTGCTGGTGAATGGCACCATATTGTTGTGTTTAAATTCATTTGCGTCCATTTTATTTCCAGTGAGGGAATATATAAGAGGTATATTTTCGTCGATGGGAAGTCCAAGTCGTTCCCGTTGTTCATACAAATTTTGGTTAAAATAAACATCCGTGGCAGCAGAAGAACTAACAAATCGTTGATTGGTGTCCACCAATTCTTTATTATTTAATACTGGATAATTTTTAGGAGGGATATTCGTGTTCGGAAGTGGTTTGGCTTTTGGAACAAAGCCTTCTTTCTTTTCCTCTCCTTTATTATATATAACATACATTCCGCCTAAAGCAATGAAAGGAATCGCAAGTTCCATATTATTATATTATAGAAAACATTAAAAAAGCAATTATAATAAACCTATAGTTTAACGACATTTCCAGTAAAATGTTTTTTTTCTAAAAGACGTGTGCTTACTTCATTCTGAAATGGTATTTCCGCTTTCACTTGTGGATTGTAAAGCAACAAATGTCCCCTGTCTTGTTGCAAATCTCTTGCCGTCCATGCTGGCATAATTGCTCTTGATTGTTCTGTTGTTAGTTTCTCACAAGTAACATATATATTGGGACGAGAGGTTGGCAATGTTTTGGTGTCTGGATTGATTCCATCTAATTTATGCAAAGGCACATTGAGACCCAATAAGGTACTATGGAGGTCAGTGCGATTCGTCCAAAGGTTGCCTCCCCATTTTTGTGGAATGATATGTGGATCGAGAGCAAAAGAGGGTGTTTCGCCCGTCCCCGGAACATCTAAATACCATCGCTGTGTATCCGTTTGCTGTTGCAGCTGTTTTATAATTCTACATTCGTCATCATGATATCTGGTAAAAGCCATATATAATGAAAATAAAATAAAAAAGGAATCTCTTGTTATATTTCCATTTCTCATTTATTTACTATTTGATATGCGCGTTGAAGTCCCAGTTGGATAAAATTGGCATCAATTTGCAATATTTTTTCTGGTCCTTTCAACATCCATTCATTTGTATCCATTGGATCTTGTTGGGAGGGGGGTTCAATAAATTGAAATCCTAATTGATTGAATATATTGTTTTCCATCCAACAACTTTTGTCGCTCATATCATCCAATGTAACACTTTTTATTTTGGGTGTTATATTCTTTATGTGAGTAATTGCATAAATGATTAACAATGTTGCAAATCCTTGATTTCTATGAGATTCCGCTGTATAAATGGCATTAATATTCATTGAATTATCACTCGGATGAACTACTATTTCAATGCCCGATATAATTTCATTTGAATATTTTATATTAAATACATATGTTACAAATTCATGTTGAACTTGCGCATAATGCTCAATAAATGCATATTTTGTTTTTAAAATACCCTCGCAAATCGCGTTCAAGTGTTTTATATTTTGATATAACATTATTATATATTATGAAAATGTCACTGCAAATGGATTCAATTTTATTTAAAATAAATTTGTATATGGATTATGTTTAACGTTTAAATCGCTTTGCGATTTATTCCCTATACGGGAGGCAATGGAATCAAGCCTAGACGTATAAATCCCAAACTGGCAACATCATATCTAACAATAAGAGGCAAATCATTTTCAAGATTTATTTCAATATGAGAGCATAAATTAGTGCATTTAGTAAAATAACCCAAATTTTTCAATGAAAACACACCTTGAATAATTTTAGAAGCACATTGTTTCTCGGCATTGGACTCATCCATTTCGGCACGTTTTATTTCAGAGGTTGCAAATTGTCCATCACTTCGGAATATCAATTCATTTCCGACAGATTTAATTTCTACTTTTTCGGATATGGCAGAAAGGTCTCGAATGATTTTATGAAAATCATTGGACGGAAATGTGATGACCGATGAAAAATGCACGTCTGGTAATGCAAGTTCTTCCTGTTCTGGTTCAATTAATTTCAACGTTTGTATTTTTGATTGCTTTATTTTTCCGTTTTCAAATAATAGAGATAAATGTTCAACAATTCCTTCATTGTAATCTTCATTTTTAATATAAATAGTAAGAGTGTCATCGTTGTCAATGGTGTTAATTAATTTAAATAAATATACAACATTCACTCCAATAATAATTTTATCTCGCTTGCATTCATAAAATTCAAAATTGGCGGCTGGCAAATCCAAATGAACCAAAATGTTGTGTGATTTGTCCATGTTAATTATAAACAATCCATTTGGTGTAAAATATATGTTTGTATCCAATAAAATATCTTTGAGAGCCGTCATAAGGGTTCGAAATGGACCGATTTGTATGGTTTTGATTGTCAATACATTATTTTCACAGGACATATATTTTGTTTTGCCAATATTCTTTATATGAAAATGAATGAATATTATTTGTTTTCTGTGTTAGTTTATTCCATTTTCACTAACACAGAAATGTAAATACTAATAAAAATTGAAAATTGATTTTCAATAATCAAATAATTATAATTGAAAATGGATAAATATTGTTTTTTGGAAATATTGCATAAAAAAGATCGTGATTGCTTTGTTCAGTTGATGCAATGCAACCATAATGCAGAATTTACGGAAATGTGTATTACTGGAACAATAAATATTCAATTGTATTTTACAATTCTGAGACAAATTAAATTGGAAAACAGCTATCAATTCTATCGCAGAGCATATTGGGGAGAGAATAACTTTAACAGCAAAATCACTCCATTGAAATCCAAAAAATTCTGTTTGATCGCATACTTTAACTCTGCAAAAACATCAAGCAACATTATGGATAATTTGTCTTATGTAATTTCTGAAACAATGATACAATTTGGATATGGTGCTTCCCAAAATAAATTTTTGATTGATGACAATTGCATTCGTGCATTTGCCAACGGAGAATTTCATTTATCGAATTGGACCAATCCGGACTATTTATTGCAAGACCCTTATATTATTTATAATAACAATAATTCCAAAAAAAGCATTTAAAGACAATAATCTATATTTAATATACGCATGTTTCAAAATCTTGAAAACAATATTAAATCCCAATTTGAGTTATCCAAGCGATTTGGTGAATCCGATGAAGATATGACAATTCAAATTATCATCGATTATGTCATTCATAATTATCCAATAATCAATGAATATTCTTTTTTGTTGCCCCATGGCAACCCAGAATTGTGGAATTTTATCAAAGAAAATCATCATTGGGTCAGTGATTTTATTTGCAATCATCTGGCGGGCTTTGAATTTCAACTGCATTTCAATGAGAATCAGTTTTATTTTGAGGATGATAAATGGGCGTATGATAAATTGACAAAAGCAAATTCTTTGTTGGAGAATTTTGATAAAAATTGATTGATTGAAACATAAAATATATACAACATAATCATTTGTATGTACAAATTCACCATTGAAACAAAGGAACCTTTCAGGTTTGATTACAATACAACAGAACTTTGCTGCGTCTTATGTAATGATATGTATAGTGTGTATGACGACCCTTTTGTATCAGTAATTGATACAAACACATTTATTGAAATCACATATGAATTGTGTTTTAAATGCATTAGGTCATTGACAAATTGTGTTGAGTGCAAGAGACCATTGGAAGAACCTTGGGATAAAATATATTTTAATATGGCAAATAAAATGTATTATTGTGGTTGTTGTTACAATGATAAAAGAAATAATTATTATAAAAAATGCAATTTAGAATATTGCACAAGTTGTAAAACAAAGGGTTTCAAACACACGTAAAAAAGCATGGGGTCGTTGTAAAACGGCAAATGAAATCGCAAAGCGATTTATTCCCCACTTAAATATTAAATTTGTAATAATCACTCTGAATCGTTCTGGTGTCATAGGATAGCTCTGGGCGCTGAGCCGCAGGTTTCTCGATTGTTTCCGGCACATATCTCAATTTCTCCGGTTTCAATACAAACGCATATCCATTTTCATTGAAGAGTGCATCATTTTCTTCCACATTTGTATCTATTTCTTGGTATCTCATTGCCAACATTTGAATTCCCATTTCTCGCATCACCACCGAATTTGGATTTGCGGGATCAGACCCTTTATCTGGCATGCCAATGGTCATATTTTGCTTGTTATATTCAATCAATTCATTCATATCAGGTGTATATTGAATGTCATAATAATGCAACGCACGCATAAACATTGAATTGCTGGTCATATTCACAAATTTGTAAAATTCTGGGCATTCCATAAAAGACGTATTGGAACGCTCCACGATGATAACCACTTTTCCCATCAATTTTCGCAATTCCACATTTCCAAAATTTTCACCATAATACTCTGAATCATATTCCTTACTCAACAATATGCTGTCATAGGATTCCAATATTTTCGCCAAATTTTGATACATGATTTGATTCGAACTTTTAAATCGGAAATGCAATATAATTGGATCTGCGGAATTGGGGGCAGTCGCCGTTGCAAATGCATTATCACGTATGACATTCATTGCACTTGAAAATGGAACAGAATTAAATGTTTCTTTCACATGATAGCTATCGCTTGTTGATGTCGCAATCACAGGTTGATCATTGATGGAAAATATTTCAAAATCTAAGCCTCGCACTCCTTGTTTTAATAAATCTTTCAAAACACATGTATCAACATAATCATTTTTATAATTCCCGCCACTGCAACAATTGTAAGCACTTTTTATGTAATAATCTTTAAATGTATATTGGAAATTTTCACCATCATCAATGGAATGTATTTTGCCGTTCAAATCACCATAAATATAATCCATGGACTTGCAATTACGACTTCGCAATGTTTTATAATACCAATAAAATAAAATGGAGATTATAGATATAAATATGGTCAATACCATAACAATAAATACAATGGAAGTATCTTTCATTTGTGAAAATTGATCCACCATATCAGCCACTTGTTTTTCCATATTATATATTCCATACATTTTTCATTATTATATTATTGCTTTGTTAGTTTGTTGTCTTAAATTTTTATTTATTTCTACAATAATGGAAAAAGATGGATTCATTTTCGCAAGAAATCAAACAAATGAACCACATCAATATTTAATTCAATATGTCATTGAAAATAAATCTATTCATTTACAATCTATGATTGATTTGCCATTTCTTCAATTAATATTTGATTTAAATTCTGATATATTTGAATCATACAACATTCAATATATATCCGATTCAGAAATATTACTAACATTTGTATTAAAACATTTCTTCCAAGATTTGGGAATGCCACAACATTCTGGACAATTTCGAATTATAAAACAAACACACAATGGGACTCACATCATTTTTTATGCAACTTCTATTGAGCATACATTTGCAGATGAAATAATAGATATTCATCCAATGAATATTAATGCCTCATTTCAATGCAATGAGAGCCCACATATTATTCATATATCTGCACAGGTGATACAATCTAATTCCGCGGAATATATGCCTCCTTTTATGGAAAAAATGACTGCATTAATATTATTCAAAATAATGAAACGTGTAAAACAATTTATAGACAATATGACAATAAAGAATAAAAATGAATAATTGGTTCTTTTTATTTCAATTCACTACCATCCTATTCACAGAATTGCTTTATTTCTTATTTCATCAAAATAAGCATAAAATGATACAACAAATGGCTCAACGTTTTGCATCCTTGAATATGCTTTGTGTGAAATTATTTCAAGCCATTTGTTACAACAATCATTTTATTGATGAAGAAACAAATAAACAATTAATACAATATGCCGATCAAGTTCCTTGGACACAAAATGATATCGATTATGATACATTGAATGCAATTCTATGTAAATATCATTTAATTTTAAATGTGAATGAACCAATTAATGCTGGTATGATTTCATTGGTATTTAAAGCACATTCATTTGATGGGAGCAATCCGATGATTATTAAAATAAAACGAAAAAATATTGATACATTGCTCCAAGAGGCAATCAAACATGTATGTTTTGTGTTGCAATTATTAGAATGCATTTCATCTTTTCAAATATCAACCATCATTATGGACAATATTAATATAATATGGCAGCAAACTAATTTTCAAGAAGAAATCAATCAAATGCTAACAATAAAGGACAATTGTAAATATATGAAATATGTAAAAATACCATGGGCAAATAAAGAATGCACCGCATTATTTCCAAATTGCATCATGATGGAATATTTGGAAGGAATGAAAATAAATGAAATTGACACCACGGATTACGAGGATTATGCAAAATTAGTTATGAAATTTGGATTTGTTACAACTATTGTGCATGGATTGACTCATGGAGATTTGCATGGGGGAAACATATTATTTATGAAAGATGCGAACAATCAGCCCCAAATTGGAATTATTGATTTCGGAATCGTCTTTGCATTGGATGAAAGTTTTAAACTTTTTTTATTCGATTTATTCACCAATATTTTCGAAGAAGATGCAGAAACAATTGCAAATAAAATATTATATTCTCCTGAAATAATTGTTCCTCCGCATGCGTTCAAAATGCTCCCATTGATAGATAGAACTCACATTCACCACATTGTAACTAACATAATTAATGAAACTTTAAAAATAAAAGGCAATGTAAATCAAATTCAAATATATAAATGCATTTCCGAAATAACAAATTATTTGAAAAATGGACAAACTCGAATAAAACCAAGTAATAATATAATAAAATCACAATTTGTCTTAGCAATGTCCCATGGAGTCACATTAACGCTTTGCCAAGATGACCCATTAATTTTAGGTGAAATGGTTATTAATGATTTGTTTCATATGGATTTCATATTACATGATAAATGAATAATTATGCCATTACAAACCAATCCCAAATTTTTCATTTAATATATTATTTTTATTTGTTTTTTTAGATGCATTGGATGCAATCATTTTATTGTTCAAAATAAACGAATCGTTGTCTTCGTGCAACTCCGGAAGAACACGTGTCATCGGTTTATCCACAATCAAAAATAAACGTTCTTTTTGAAATAAAGAGCGATATTCCGGGATAGATAAATTGCCGCAAAATTTGCTCAGCATATAATGCGGGTCAGGGGCGGGTTTGATATTTTTTGTATAATTGTATATTTTGGAATAAATGTAATTCAATAAGTGATAACGTTCAAATTTGATCGAGGTATCAATATTTTCTTTCATCAAATAAGCGGCGGCACATTCTGGACTGCAAAAACATCCATATACATGATATGTTCCATTCAAATAATATTTGGGGATGTGAATGGGGGGATTGTCAAATTCAAAACTATCCCAAAAGCAGCAAGAGCGACGATTGCCAACATGATTCAAATGCAAATTGGTTTCCAATTGTTTCAATTTGCGTGATATTTCTTTCATAAAATCTTTTTCCACATATTCCTCGTCACTTTCTTCTTGTTCTTCTTTTGATTTGTTGCAGATCAATTCATATCCGCTGGTTGTTTCCGAATAATATTGCACAGATTGCCCATTTTCATTCTGCTGCTGCTGCAAATCCTTCACATGGCATTTCAAATGAAGTATTATATTGGCTCTATGAATTGTAGCGGGAACTATGCATTGATCCGAAGATATAATTTTGCCTCCCTTTGGTTTTCTTCCGCGCTTTTTACCCTGTTTTTCTAAATCGTCCGACATATAGATTTTACAAATATTCTTTTAATTGTTTTTTATAATATAATTGTGAAGAATTGCAATATTTCGTTGTGACAAACAATTTGGAGAAAATTGATTCCAATTATTGGTTGATATATTAAAACAAATGCCTTGGTGGTGCGTGCAGGATGAATGTAAACGGCAATCAGCGTTTAACTATAAATATGAGTTAAAAGCAATTTATTGCAACGAACACAAATTGAATGGTATGGTGAATGTTAAAGATAAACGATGTATGAATGACAACTGCAATTGGCGTCCAATTTATAATATAGAAGGGGAATCAAGGGGAATATATTGCAAAGAACACAAATTGAATGGCATGGTAGATGTTATTTCTAAACAATGCATGCAAAATGAATGCAAACGGCGTGCAACGTTCAACATTGAAGGGGAATCAAGGGCAATTTATTGCAACGAACACAAATTGAATGGTATGGTAGATGTTCGGTCTAAAAGATGCATTTATAATTACTGCAAAAGGCAACCAACATTCAATTTTGAAGGAGAATTAAGGGCAATTTATTGCAACGACCATAAATTGAATGGTATGGTGAATGTTAAAAGTAAAAGATGTGCACATGATAACTGCAAACGGCAGCCAACGTTCAACATTGAAGGAGAATCAAGGGCAATTTATTGCAAAGAACATAAAATGAATGGTATGGTGGATGTTAAAAGTAAAAGATGTGCACATGATGAATGCAAACGAATTCCAACATTTAATTATGAAGGCGAATCAAATGCAATTTATTGCAACGAACACAAATTGAATGGCATGGTGAATGTTATTTCTAAACGATGCAAAAGCCCTTGGTGTTCCACTCGTCCAAGCAATAATAAATATGAAGGATATTGTCTCTATTGCTTCATGCATTTATTTCCTGACAAGCCCATTTTACGCAATTATAAAACTAAAGAAAGATCTGTCGTTGAACATGTGAAATCAAATTTCCCTGATTTTGAATGGATTGCCGATAAAATAGTGCAAGGAGGATGTTCAAGACGTCGCCCTGATTTATTGCTTGATTTGCATGATCAAATTTTGATTGTGGAAATCGATGAGAATCAACATATTGATTATGATTGCAGTTGTGAAAACAAACGAATTATGCAATTATCCCAAGATTTAGGTCATGTGCCCATTGTTTTCATTCGATTCAATCCAGATGATTATCGAAAAAATGGTTCCAATGTAACATCTTGTTGGGGGCAAAATAAAAATGGGTTTTGTGTTGTCAAAAAATCTAAAACTCGCGAATGGGAAATGCGGTTGAATGCATTAGACGAAAGTATCCGTTATTGGTCCGCTCCTGAAAACAAAACAAACAAATTGATTGAAGTTGTGCAGCTCTTTTATGACATTTGACGCCAACTGAAAGGGCTTATTATTCAATTTCATCAAAATAAAAAACATATAAATATAATTATTCCAACCATATATTTCAACAAATGAACAAAGGCATTCCATTTGTGGAAGCATACCGACCCAAGCGATTTGACGATGTCGTTTTGGAGCCAATAAATAAGCAAATTTTAGTAAACATTGTTGAAACCGGATATTTTCCCAATTTGCTTTTTTATGGACCACCCGGAACCGGAAAAACGACAACAATTATCAATCTGATTCAGGCATATCAAGAAAAATACAATCAAAAACACAAAGAATTAATCATTCATTTAAATGCATCGGATGAACGTGGAATTGAAGTGATTCGGACGCAAATTCATCAATTTGTTTATTCAAAAACATTGTTTCTTTCAGGGATGAAATTTGTCATATTGGATGAAGTCGATTCTATGACCAAAATTGCACAACAAGCCTTGAAATGTTTGCTTCAACATTATCCAGATTCCGTCCGTTTTTGTCTCATTGGAAATTATATAAGTAGAATTGATGAAGGGTTGCAGTGTGAATTTTTGAAGCTGAGATTTAATAATTTGCCAGAAACGTCCATTATTGATTTTTTAAAGCACATTTCTGTATCAGAACAATTACATTTCAATGACCAAACATTACATGCAATACAAAAATTGTATAAATCAGACATTCGAAGCATGATTAATTTTATGCAATCCAATCAACATGTACTTGATACAATTCGTGTTGCAGAAGATTCCATTTGGATGGAATTGATACAAGATATTCAATCGGATTTAAAGATAACAATACTTTACCAAAAAATTTGCCAAATAAGTACAGAATACAATATGGATTTAAAATACGTGATGAAAGAATTATTCCATTATATTATTCGTTGCAGACAAGATTTAATCTCATTTCAATTGTTAAATTGCATTGAAAATGTTGTTCATTCGGAAGAATGCAACGAAATGTATTATGTAAAGTATTCATTAAGCCAAATGAAAGCATTGTGTGTTCTTCCATAAAATGCAATATATTTTTTAAACCGCATTATATTATGCTTGCTGCTTACAACAAAACATCCATTTGGGTCAAATTATTGCTTTTTATGGCTGCTTTATTGATTCTTGTTTTTACATTCAAAGGCGTCGGAGTTCCACGTGAAGGATTTCAGCAAATAGATTCGTTCTCTATTAAAACCGGAACTGATATTTATGATTCATTTTACGCCTCCATTTATGACCATTTGGTTTTCAATAATCTGAAAAATGATTATGAAATTGGATACCTTATTCAAAATGCAAGCCCAACTTCACAGAGCAAAATTTTAGATGTTGGATGCGGCACTGGGCATCACGTGGCTTTGCTGGCTTCCAAACAATTTGATACACTGGGACTTGATATTTCTCCATCAATGATTGAAAAGGCAAAAGAAACCTATCCAGATTATAAATTCAAAGTGGGAGATGCAATGCAAAACGGCACTTTTACGCCAGATTCATACACGCATATTTTATGTATGTATTTCACCATATACTATTTTCCAGATAAAAGGCAATTTTTTCGCAATTGCATGCAATGGTTGGCGCCTGGCGGTCATTTGCTTGTCCATTTAGTAGACCGGGATCAATTTGACCCCATTTTGCCACCCGGAAATCCATTGATGTATGTGTCGCCTCAGAGATACGCCAAAGAAAGAATCACTTCCACCAAAGTGAAATTCACCGATTTTTCATATAGCGCTGATTTCAAATTAGATAAAACGAAAAATCAAGCCATGTTTGAAGAAAAAATAAAAAATGATAAAGACGGAAAAGTAAGGAAACATGAGCATCTGATGTACATGGAAGATTTGGACGAAATTGTGGACCAAGCACAGGGATGTGGGTTTATATTGGAATCCAAAGCAGACCTGTTGCAATGCCAATATGAGTATCAATATTTATATGTTTTTGTGAAACCAAATTAGATCATTTGTATGGATTGCGAAATTTATTTCTTCTTTTTATATAAAACATATAACTCATATTTGTAACATTTTTAACATTCCAACTAAGTCCCAAGATTCTGGTGCCATGGAACCATTTACAATTTCTTCCAATTTATTTTTTAATTCTCGTTTTGTTGACGGAGTGAATGTCATTATATATTAACCTCTATAACGCCAAGTGTTACTCCGGAGTAACACTAATGTTTATAGGTTAATTATTTTTGCACCACAAATGCAGCAAAAATAATATAAATAATTATTAACATTTTATTCCGGCGTTAGAGACATTAAATGGACATTTTATATAAATAAAAGAATAAGTCAATTCATGGAAATTTGTAAACCAATCAATCACAATCCATTTGCATCATCCAATTCATCCTCATTGCGAATCTTGAAATTGTACCATTTTTTTGTCTTTTCATTCATTGGACCAAATTTTTTAGATAAAATGTGGAGCAAATCCGCCAATTTTGGCACCTTTTTATTTCCAAAATGCATTTGATGCCATTCTTTAAACGCATTATTCAATATTTGCTGTCCAATTCCATATGTATTATTTGGCACCGCCACAATACAATCCGCAATAAACCCAGAAAAGGCATCTTGACCCTGTCTATATTTTTGCGACGCCTCGATCACTTGTGGACAATCCAACACTTCCCCTTCTGTTTCACAAACGCGCTTCACCAATAAAGACATGAAAACGGCACTCCAACCAGGAAGCTTTTCTTTCAACGATTTATCCTTTGGAAATACATAGGGTGTATCATCCGTATGCATTTCTCCCTCGGAAATGAATTTTGCCTTAAAATTCGCCAATTTCATTCTTCTCCACAACCCATCATCATTGCTTTTTGTTTCCAATAATATATTTGTGCAAAGTGCCAATGTAAATTGCGGGGTGAATGTACATGAATCACACCATAACCCTCTTCCAGTAATTGGATCCCCACTTGTAATATCTTTTAAAACACCATCATTGATATGCGAGCCCGCACTGGCTTCTTGTGCCACAGCATATCGCACCCCCTTCAATTTCATAATTTCCGGAGACACTTGACCAATGCTACTGCGTTTATCTGTCAATATTTGAATGGGCATGGTTTCTTTGTATTCGCCCAAACAAAGACTCATCATTTCAACCAAAATAGACTTTCCATTGGAACCAGAACCATTATAAATATTGAATACTTGCTCTTTTTTGACACCAATCAAGGTGGATGCCAAATGATCCCACATATATCGATAAAGATCTTCTTCAGGAAAAAGCTGATGCATGAACTGAAAAATGCATTCGCGAATGGCAGGGTCCGTTTTTTCAAACGGAATATAAGGCACTTTGGTTTGTTTGGTGATATAATCGTGATGAACTCCGTCACGAAATTCTTTGGTTTTGAAATCATATACTCCATTGGGAAATCCCATTAAATATGGATTTTCATCAATATTTTTGGCAAACGCTTCATCGTAAAATATTTCCATGGCTTCACGCATAATGTTATTTTTATCGTTCGTTTTCTTCAATTTGATGGAAATTTCCGTTATTTTCTTTATTTTGCGTTGATATTTTTGATGGTGTTCTTCATTTGGCTCCAAATGTTGCGCCTCGGACAAATATTGACTTTGTTTGGCAGAATACAGCTCAAATAAATTTTTAGATATTGCCATACGAAGACGCTGTCCCTCATCTTTTTCCCATCGATGGTTGCGAAACACATACCATGTCTTATTGACAATGCTGCTGCATACATATTTGTCTTTAAACAAATGATACAGAACCATCGCATAATCCCAGTCTCCCGCTTCAAATATCGTGTTTTCAATATATTGGTCAATGGTGTCTGTTTTCACTTTCATATATTCTTCAAACGCATCTTGTTTCGCCCAATACATAATGGACGACTTGGTCAATCCATCTCCCGCGCGATTGAAATCATATTTCCATCGGTTCCATTGATTGGGAATGTCCGCGTAATCAAAGTCGCTCGCTTTGCTTCGCACCATAATCCAAGAGAGAAATAAGCGGTCGTCCACATGTTTCAGTGCAAACCCCAATTTGGTATTTTCATTATGTGAACCTGGGCGGTAATATTTGTCTGGCAATATTTGCGCATATAAATGGGCTTCTTTTGCTTGATATTCGTCTGTTTTAAATGTAGAAAGCATTTTATCCACTGCCTTTTTCAATGTTTCCGCATTTACAATTTCATCCAATGTTAGTTCATCTTCGTCCTCATCTCGTGAACATATTTTTATTTTTGCTTTTTTCACTATTTTCTTCTTTTTTTTATCCATTTTCGCCTTTACATGTTCATCATATTCGGCACGAATCGCCTCATTCATTTCAAATTGTACATGAGTATTGCATTGAGCAGATAATTGTGGAAAGTAATTGTCGGGCAGGGGTTTTTGTGCAATTTCCCAGCAAGACTCTTCGGCATTCCATGTTGCCCAATAATGGGATGTCAGCCGGTAGGCTTCATGACCTGGTTTTCTGGACCCATATAATTGCCATTTATTCGCCCCTTCACAAATGCCCTTATCTACCACAAGGTCCCAGTCATTTGTAATAGGCAAATCAATGGAATCTCTCAATTCCGGCAAAACACGATCACGAAGCATGATTTGCATTGGTCTGTCCATTTGCGTTCCAATAATCATATGAATTCCATCTTTGGTGACACTTTCTTCTGATTCATTCACGTGCGGTTTTTCCATAATATAAATGGGAATCGGCGAGCCCTCTTTCAGAACCAACATCCGTTCTATGCAATTTAAATAAATTTGAATGATATCTGTTATGTGTTCCTGTCCATGCTGTCTTTCTTTTACCTCAGAGGAATATCGAAAATCAAAATCCACCATGATGGGCGCATTTGTTTCCAGTTGCGTTTCTGTTAAATATTCTAATTGCCGTTTTACAAACACTTGTTCATAATAAAGTTGGTGGAACAAAGGAAGTTCTTCTGGTTTTATGTAATAGCTTCCGCCATATATTTTTAATTGTTCGTCTGCAATTCTCGTGTGAGTTATATATTTATTTTCATCTTCACTTTTACTATATAAATGCTTTGAAAGAAAATCAGCTAACCCATTATATTGCGCAGCATATATATTTCTTTCGCCCATTTACTGGTATACTATCTACATATTTTCTATTTCATTTTTTTTCATTTTTGAAATTCAATATTTCTTTCAATGTGGCCTCATACATTATTTGAAAGCAATTCAATGTAGTAAATCTTTGCAAATTTGCCATAATGTTGGCTATTTGGGTTCAAATTGCATAAATATTCTGTGGTGTATGTTGTTTGATTGCCATTGGAACTTTCTGTCAAATCCAGTTGATATTTTGTCCAATTTAGTTAATATTTATAAAAAAAAGAAATAATTATCATTTAGTTTTTGGTTCTTTACAAAATTACTTGCATAATTCTCGTTTTGTTAACAGAGTAAATGTCACCATAAAATACATATTTTAATGTATCTCGGCAAGTGTTACTCCGGAGCAACACTTTGCGTTATGTGCATTAATCTGTTTTGTCAATTTCAGAATCAATGCTCGCATCTGATTCTTCATCCCTGAAAACAATAAACGAATCAACCATTTTTTGAATAAGGCTCACTTTACACAACAACATTGTCACGCTTAACATGCAACCAATTGGACCAAATAAATAACCAGCAATAAATCCGCCAAATATTTTTATTATTTTTGGTTGTTCTGCAATAGAAAATATTTTTATTTTATTTTCACTATCCACAATTTTTATTGATGCAGAATGTTTTAATCCGTCCGACACAACAAAATAACCTAAATAGAATGCACAAATATATTTAGAACATTCTAATGTTCTGTTTATAAAACGCCCTGCTACAAAAGCATATGCCAAAGAATTGTACACATGAGGATATTTCAGAAAGGAAAATGGATATGTAATTGGTGTGTTCATTGAATTTATTTATCAATTATACTCCGTCTAACATACATTTCAATTTTTTACAAATATAATAAAAAATTGAATTTCATATAAATAATCATATTTGTTATATATATAATGCATTTCTGTGTTCATTGCTCCAACATGTATTACATTACAATTGATGCAACAGACCCAAATAAATTGGTGTATTATTGCCGAAATTGTGGACATAAAGATGAAACCATTTCATTACAAGATGTGGTCGTTTCTAAAATTGAATTGAAAAAAACAGAACAAGAATTCAGCCATATTATCAATCAATACACCAAATTGGACCCCACATTGCCAAGGGTTTCTAATATATTATGTCCAAATTCAGATTGTGCAACGAATAAAGATAAAGATGTGCCTCGTGAGATTATTTATATGAGATATGATAATACAAATATGAAATATGTATACATTTGTTCTACATGTGATTCGGTTTGGAAGACGGAGAATAAATCTTGATTAAAACTTGAAATCAGCCCAAAATCCAGGCGTCTTGCTTTTGCTTTTTGTTTTGCTTGTGTGAAGCCGTCTTGTTCCACGTGTGCTCACACTTTTCAAGTTCTTTTTTGCCAATGCCAAATCCGCTGCCTGAAAACGTTTTGCACGTTTTGTGGTCACACTCACTTTCGGTTTCGCCGTAGGCAAACATCTGCCAGATTTGGAACTTCTATATTGCCAACTTTGGCATTTTAACACACACCTTCCATTGGCGTTTTTTTCCTTGTTGGGATCATCGCATGTTTTAATTTTAACGCATCTGCCATTGGCATTTTTTTCTTTTCCTGCTTTACAATCTCCTGCCATTATATTATATGCAAATAAAATAAAATAAAATAGTTATCCCATTTTCATTCCTGCGATTGCCACAACTAACATAAATATGGCGAAAAAGCCACTTGGAGTTCTCAACGCAAATGATAATACTACAGATAATATTAACAAAGTTGCTCCAAATGTAAAAAAAGATGCCGAATTTTCTGCTCCATAAAATCCCTTGAGTGACATTAACAACAAAATGCCTGCCAAAAGAGCCCACCATTTATACGAAGCATTCTGTTGTTCTGCATAAAGGATCTGTTTTTCTTTTTCCGCTTCCATTGAATTATATTCTTCTAATTGAGAATTCAATCGAATATTTTGTTCAGAAAGAATCTCATAATTGGCTTCCAGTTGTTTCCTCTTCACAACACTTTTTTCAACAAAATCATCCTCATTGTAATGGTTATTCAATTCTTCCACAATTTCTAAATTCATTTTCATTAATAGCTGATTTAAATATTTCATTCGTTCTAATGCAGCGACCAATTGTGGAACCAATGCAAAATCATCGTCACGTCCAGAAGTTATTTTGGATGCCCCTTTTCGTGTCCAACAATAATGAGATTCTTCGTGATATGTTGCGCCTGAACATTCTTTTGATTCGCGGCACATATTTTCACATTCTTCCATTGAATCCACTTTCTTTTCATCCATCGCACTTGTTCCCCACCATGTTCTTCCTTTTAATGCAGTGTATTCTTTTCCTGAATCCGATTCTGATTCCGATAAAGTAATGTAATTATTGACGGATTCTTGGTATTCAGCTAAAATAACATCATATTCTTTTTGCAATATTTCCAATTTTAAATCCATAAAATAACAGGCGATTATATTGTTGTATAATTATTGTTTGGTTTTTATGCTTTTGCTTTTGCTTATGCAAATGTGAATCAAATATATGTTGATTGGATATATAAATATAATTTTCCAAAGTCTCATTCTGAACTAAATGCAATGTTTTCATTTTATAATTATATTGTTTGTTATATATAGAATTAAATGCAATTAAATTGGAAAAATCAGTCAAAATAAATATAAATACATTCATATAATTATTTGCTATAATAATGAAATAATAATGAATGCAATAAAAAGTAAAAATAATAAAAGAGAAAATAGAACACTCAAATTGTATGCCAAAAGAATAAATGTGAATATTGAAATGATAATAATAAATAATGAGGTTGATTTATTGTTTGTTAGTACTCCTAATATCATAAACATCAATAAAATGCCAATATAAAGCCGAACATTGCGATAATATTGTTGATTGTATTTGCTCTTATAATCATCAATCAATATTTCAGAACCATTTTGTGTATTTTCTAAGTGTGTTGCGGAACTTGTTAGTTTGTTATATTTCATCTTTTCCATTTCTAATTGTTTCGCCACACTTTCCATTTTCCCATCTAATTGTCTTATATCGGAGTGAATTTGTGAAGTAATTTGTAACAATTGGTCGCTTAGCATTTGCAATTGTCCTTTACTTATTTGAAATTGTTGTTGAAAATCATCAACCTCTGGATTTTTATGGTAATAAACAAAATATTTTTGAAAATCTTTTAATGCCGAAAAAAATTGCGTTTGAATTCCATCTATTTTTTCTTGATAATGAAACGATTTTATTCGATAATCTTTTTCTCGTTCTTCTTTTTCCATTTATATACAATTTCGATAATATATTCCAACAATTGCCATTTATTTAATCTTTCTTATTTGTACAAATTCGATAATAAATTCCTATAATGGCAGTTTTACTTGGGCGCAATATTTCACAAACCTCACCAGGACGAATTCCAATTGCAGTTGCCACTGGATCTGTTCGACTTATTTGTGGGAATTCACCATCATTCATTATATTATATTTTGTCATGATAGATATTTTCTCGGATTTAGAAAGGATGCGGTGTGGTGCAACAAGTGTATGATTCAATACATTAAATGTTAATCTTATAATTGGCTGAAGAATCACAAATATTTTATCGGTTTCCCATAAATCACAAATAAAATTGACCATAGTATCATTTACTGAATTGCCATTTAATACCACAAATAATGTGTCTTCTTTAGATAATATTCCTTCTGTGTAAAATAAATCATCAATGACATCTTGCAATGTTTTTGGGCGCAATGTTTTATCAAGTGCATATTTTACATATATTTTGTTACCATTATTATGTTCTTCCGTTCCTCTTTTTTCCAACAACATATCTAATTGATTATTTTTATTCATTATATTGATCTCATCGGCACTAAATAATTCGTGGTCACTTGTATTATAACCTTGCATCGCAAGTTGTTCTATTATTGTTTTTCTCGATTTACATAATTGCACAATATCATTTTCCGAGGACATTCTATATTTATATATATCATTTTAATTCATTTTCAATTCAATTTTATTTTATCCTTGTGTTGTATATCTTATCCTTGTGTTGTATATCTTATCCTTGTGTTGTATATCTTATCCTTGTGTTGTATATCTTATCCTTGTGTTGTATATCTTATCCTTG